CCGAAAATGTAATATTTTCCCTGTAAATTCCTTGTAAAATGCAATTTTGACTAATGATTATTAGCTTTTTTGTTCGGCTAATGTGTCCAATAAATAGGACAGGTAAAAAATCAACATAACACTGTTATGTAAATCTATTCAGCATAAAAACAAGCGTTACACAACATTAGTTATATAACGTGTACAATAAACCGTACAGCTTTACAAGTATAATGCTATAATATGTATACCTGTACTGTTTATGGTACACCTTTAAATTATACGCATAGTATAAAATCACTTTACAGCCTGTAAAATAACTTTACTTAACAAGGTTAAAAATACTTTTATAAATTTGCTTAAATTATAATGATTTTACTTAACGAAAAATTGATTATTATTTAAGCAATTAACTATTCAAAATCAGTCAAAACAGCCCAAAATCGCTCAAAGTAAAAATATGTAAATATGGCTATGTCAAAATCTGTAAACAGTGAATAATTGTAAATAATTGTAAATAATCTGGGTGATTTATGCAATCATATCAAAAAAACCGTATCGCAAAAATACGCTTTAAAATGCGATTTAAGTACGGTTAAAATGTCATAGTCAAATTACACTATAACATACTTACAAGCCGCTTAAAACGCAAAATAAGCGTATTTACAGCGATGTTATAATCTTTTTCGCTTGCAATTTTACGGTTATGTGATATAATCAACTCAGGCAGCAAATAACAACAATTCGTTTACTTTTCGCTATTTTCTTCTTCAGGTTCTTGCTGTAAATTTATGTTATTATTTTTGCAATATTGCATTGCACGCCTTGCAAAAATTCCTATAGTTAAGCCTTGCGAATCCGCATATTTTCTTAAATTTTCGGCTAATTCTTTTCTAACTTTGCAAGCTATAAATTTCATGTTTTCTTTATCCCATTTTGCATTGCTTGCTTTTTTCTTTTCTGTTATCATAATTCACCTTTATACAATTAACAATATGTTGATTTCACTATTGGTAGCCTTGTCTTTTGTACGATATGCACAATAAACTGCACGTTACAACGTGTTATTTTGTGTAAAATGTGTATAGACAAGCACGTTTAAACGTGCTATAATATAGGTACAGTAAAGAGATAAAGACAAGCAAACAAAAGTTATCTAGTTACTGTACCGCCTAAATGGGTGGTTGCTCAAACGATTTTTTATAAGTACAAGCCACACAAAAAAAAGACAGGTAAAAGGTCAAAAAAATGGTCTGCTCATTGACAATTAAATAAAGCTGTATCGGCTATGCGTGGACTGCCTCTAAATGATATGGCTTATACTATAAAAAGGGGTGAATATGTAATGTTATCTTTGTTCATCAAGTTTTTGATGCTTGCCGTTATAACGGCTATTGCCCTTTACGGCATACTACATAAGCATAAGTAACATTACTGCGGTAACGTGATGATAAACGTTGCCGCCTATCCCCTTTATAGTTATTATAACCATTTAAAATGGGTTTGTCAAGTGCATTGATAGTAAGCACTATAAAAACAGACTATCACCAAAGCCCAAAAGGGCAAAAATACATATAAAGGATGATTAAAATTATGAAATTAATAGCTGTGGCAAAAAAAGGTAAAGAATTTGTTCATTCAACAGAACGGGCATATTTTGCACCTGATAGTAGCGCAAATCGCATTGCAAAATCGCTCAATGAAAAAAAATATATGCTTAATGATGGCGAAAAATGGCATGTATATGATTATGATTATATGCAAGAAAACTATGTAATTTATAGATTATCAATCTATAGGAACGTAGTAAAAATGCATTATCTTTTTTAAAAATCCCCTGATGAGTCGCTGAAAATTGCGACGAAATCCCACCATCACGGTGGGATCGGGATTATTCCCAAATTACATATAAGGATGGTTAAAAATCATGAAAACAGCAACAACAATAAAAGCAATCAAGGACAGATACAACGGTAAAATCTATAAATGCGGATATTGTGATCTGCAACTGATCTTTAAAGGTATCGAACCCGACTTTTACAATTCGGGCGTTTACGGCTGGAACTGTGATATTTACGTTATCGGCGGGGTAGCAATTACTACTGGGTATCGCAATACTACCGGCAAAAAGATCCCGCATGAGATGATCGCAAAATATGACGTAAAAGCCGTAAAAAGTCCTGATGACTTAATCAATATCCGGTATGACTTTATAAGCGATCTTAAAACGCTTTAAACAAAAAGTCGGCGCAGCGACTATAAATAGGGCTTTAGGCTGCGGGCGTTATGCTCTGAGTAATCAGGGCATAGGTAGCCAAGATAAAAGGCTATAGCGTGCAAAAGCACGCTAAACATACATATTTTACAGGGAGAAATCACAATGAAAAAAATCATACTGAACACAGAAAACAAGATCGCCGAGCTCACAGAGGAGTTAAACACCGTACAACACCGTTGCACAGCTAGAACGCTGACAGCGGAAAATATCGTTGAAATTCTCAATGGTATTCTTGCAAAATATCCCATTGCAAAGGCAAAGATGAACGGTGTATTCGTTCACTATGACGGAGCGGAACATTTTCCGAATGTCTACAAACACACCCCAGAGTCAACACATTTCACAGCCGTTTTTAATGGAAAATGTTGGGCAATCACGGAACTTTACCGTGATACTTGCCCTAACAGAACCGGGTTTAATGCCGTTGTAACGCTGACGGATACCGCAAAAATGGCACTTGTTGAGGCTATGGAAAAAATAGCTTGCTGATCAAATAACGTTTTCTGAAGAGAAAGGATGGTTACAGTTATGGATTTTGAAGAAAAATTTAAAAAGCAAAAGGCTTTGGATAATTTTGCTTACGATATTTCAGGCGAAATTATCCGCTGCGGTGCATTCATCGACAAAGAGCAATTCCGCACTTTGAAGAAAAAAAATGTATCGGGCGCACTTTGAAATCGGATTTTTAAACGTGGTGCATATATACAATTATTGTATATATATTGATGGGGATCTGTTTATTCGTATCCCATCAAGAGACGCAGAACGGCTTGTAATCAGCACGGCTAAAAACTGCTTTTGCCCGATACACTATACACGCCCTTATTAATTTGAGCGGATTTTATCCGCTTTATCACAGCCGACAGTGCAATGATCTTGAGGCTGTGCCAATACATAATCAATTTTAATTTGCCCTGATGGCAAGGAGGAACAAAATATGTCATTTATAGTATTATTCATTGGATTAATTATCTATGGTATCTGGAAGAATTGCGAACCGCAAATCCCGGCAAACTACCATAACAATTGGAAACTTGAACAGGAGGATTCATGGAAAGTCAGCACAGGCGAATTGTCGCAACGGCAGTTTATGAAGAACATACAGAATGGAAAATATAGGTGATTGGAGGGAAATTTTCCCTCCCCATTCGCATTTTGAAAGGAACAAGATTATGACGATAACGGAATACAGAAAAACCCTTGAAGCCGATGGTTACAAAACAAAGTGCGTAAACGGTGAATATTTTGCTTATAAAGATGGAAAATTTTATGAATTTTCTATTGACTGGTTAGGTAACAATGATTTTTTTGAAGTGTCATTAAATGTAATGAACCCTGAATATGCAGAGCCTATAAAAAGGGCATTTGAAAGGAAGTAAACAAGATGAAAATGAACGCTAAGAATACAAGAAAAATATCTAACCTTTATCATGACTATTTGCAGATAGATAGTGAAAAAGAGTTAAAGAAAAGAAATTTAACGCTTGTAGAATATAAAGATATTGCGTTTTTTGCAAATGAGTTGCAGAGGAACGGATTTTTCTTGACTTTTTCAAAGGCAATAGCAGAATATTTTAAACGCTTTGCTTTTGTGGTTATGCCTCCGCATGATTTTGAAATCAATTTTAAAATAGAAATCTAAGGAGGAACGAAACAAAATGAAACGCATAAAGGAATTTTTACAGCGGGATTACATATCGGAAATAGCAAGCAGCTTATGCCTTATTGCTATAGGTATAATCTATACGGTTTATTCAAGCGACGGAACATTTTTAGTATTTGCGCTTACCATAGGGATTTTTATCCTTATAGGATCAATAAACGAGTATCGGAAACTGTATCACAGCAGCGGAACGGAAGAAACAACGGAAACAGAAACACACGGAAAGCATTGTGCTTGAAAGGAGAAAAAAATAATGGAACTGAAAATTGCTTATTGCTATAATCAAAAGTTTTTGCCTACAAATAGGCATAAAAAATTAAGGGAAAGGCAAATAAAAGATATATTAAAAGTAAATATAACAGAGTTATCTTCGGATAATTTTCCTGTTGCATTTATTATACATGACCTGCAATCAGTGCAAGATGGTATGACTTCTTATGAAGATTATAAAAGTGAAAAGTGTGAATACCGTATGTTTGCAGAAGAAATCAGAACTTATAAAGGAAAGCTTTATATTCCTATTCACATTACACATGGTGCCGCAATCAGCACGATTTTTGAGAATGAAAGTTATATAATTAACTATCTTGAAAGACAGTGTATAAAAAATTGTGATATGTATAAAAATGATGAGTTTACGGAAAAATCCATCGTAATAAAAGAAGACAAAGAAGAAGTAAAACAAATGTTATATAACTGTTCAAAGCATTTTATTTATTTTAACGGAAAATTTTGGGAGAATTGTGCTGAACCGATATATAATATAGAAACTTTCGGGCTTGGTAATAATCATGGAGGTACTGATATTTTTATTAAGTATGGATATTCTAATATTATGGAAAATAATTTTAATGCGTTACAGAGAAACGATGCTATTGATTATGGAAAAGCCATTGCTGTTAGTCGAGGGGATACAAATTTTGTTAATGCCCTTGGGAAGTATTGTAACATAGAAGTCATTGTGCCAGAGATGGTAAAGATGCCGTTCAATGTGCTTGAAAGGATGGAAAACAATGGATAGATATTTCTACAGCATAATGGAAAGGGAATTGCCGATTAACATGAGATCATCATCGAGACTCGCTCAGAAGATAAGGGAAAGTATTGAAATTGATAAGGAGGATTAACTAATGACAAAGAATATTACGTTGACAACGGAAGAAATTGAACTTATATACTCGGCTTTGCTTGTGTATGGGGACAAATTATGCGAAGCAATCAAATTACGTCTGGATTACGAAACGGAAAACGGAATAGCTAACAGGGCAAAAAAGGCGTATAATACAGCTCGTAAAATTATTGAAAGCAATACCGATAAAACGGAAGTTTGATAGGAGGAAAAACAATGAAAATAATTGAAAAATCTGTTACCCCTTTTGGAACGAAAATACAACTTGAAGATTGGGGGGATGCATATCCCAATCTTGGCAGATACATGATAGGTGCATATCCTATAGCAGAAAATTCGGAAAAGTTTTCAAAAAGGGGCGAACCTTTTAGGATTTGCATTTCAGCAAATAAATATATGTGCTATACAGATGACGATGTTTTATACGATTATGAAGCCTTGAAGTCTGGCGAAAAAACACTTGCGGATCTTCGTGAACATTTTGAGAACAAAAAATCGGATTGTTACCGTTTAGGAATAGAGGAGGATTAACAAATGAAACCAAAGTACATTAAGACAAGGGAACGTGGGTGGTGCTGGGTTTGCCAGTACGGAAATATAATCACCACAAGCACCGTATCAGCAGAGGAATGCTACCGGAAACATATCCGCAAACTGTGCGGATTATGTTTCAACGTTGAACAGATAGAACGAAACATAGACTTTATCAACCGTCAGGAAAGAGAAGTAGAAAGACAGTGTTATAGCTATTGACTTATTCCGAAAACAATAGTATAATAAAGGAAATGGAGGAACGGAAAATGATACTTTATCACAATTGCGATTATAGGGATTTGCCATCAATCTTAAAAGATGGCATTCTTCCTATGAGTAAAACGGGAAACAACAGATGGGAAGATAAAAAAAGAGTCAACAACTCAGAAGTAGATGGATTTAACTACTTTAGAGGGATAGACGATACAAGACACATGATTGACTTATATAATATCGTTTATAAGTTAAATTAAAGCTGAAAGGAAATTTGCATGAAAGATAATATAGTAAAGATTTATAAAGCGGTACTCACGGTAAAACTTTCTGAACACGATAAAGCTATCGCTGAGTATGACTATCCGAGTGAAGAAGACATACGTCTTGCAAAAGAAAATACCGATGACGATCCGCCCGAAAGGGTGCGCAATATTTTGATGCACTTAGAAGATCCTGAGTATTATAAGGATTCGGTCATTAAGAATCTTATTGAAGATATTATTGAGGAAGTTCCCAATGCCATTGACGAATCGGATTTAGCAAAAGCATACGAGAAAAGATATTGCGATGTGGATCTTGTTCTCCCTGACTATATAGATGCTAAAATACTTAGCACTACCATCAATTATGAAGGCGTGATTTCTCGTGATATGATGCGAGATTTTGAAGGTATTTACAATACGTTTAAATTTGCGGATTACTTATACAATAAAGGTGATGACAGCTTTACGATGGCATTCACGCTCATACAGTATGAAGCTGGCAGAGTAGAGGACTTTTATACTCCGGGTTGCTATAATGCTTTGGCAAAACATGAAGATATGTACTTGTTCAGATAAAAATTGATTTGCCTAAAAACCGTCAAGGTAAGAGAAATATACGAGAAATATTATGGAATCAAAGATTAAATTTAAAACGGAATCGCCTTATATTGAAAAGGCTAAAAAGCACGTTGGAGAAACTTATAACGAGCTTACTATAGAAGAAGTCGTTGGTATGGAATATCGTAATGGAACATATAGAACTATGGTAAGGTGCAGATGTAGTTGCGGAAAAGAAATTATCGCTATGCTATCTGCTGTGCTTTATGGGCACATTAGATCTTGTGGACACAGAAGGGAAAATAACTTCAATAAATTTTATGACGGATTTGTTGATGGAACAAATACTATAACAATATCTAAACCTAATCGTATTATCAAAACAAACACTTCAGGAGCAACAGGTGTTACAAAAAGAGGAAATAGGTACAGAGCCTATATAATGTTTAAGCAGAAGCAGTATCATTTAGGATATTATGCAACGTTTGAAGAAGCAGTTGCTGCAAGAAAACAAGCGGAAAAAGATTTCTTTGGAAAGTTTCTTGAGGAACATAAGAGATAGAGAATCGGAAATAAAAGATATTTTTAACGGAATAGGATTTTTTGTTTTAATAAGAGATTGGGTTAGAATACAACAATAAAACGGTTAATTCACTTTTGTGGACTAACCGTTATTTTTATTGGATTTTGCTTGTTCAGCAAGAGCTTTTGCTCTTTCTCTGATAACAGCTTTGGAAACAGAATCAACCGTTCTGTAGTCCGTTAGAAGCTGTTGCTCATCTAATGGAATGGAATCATATCTTGTTTCGCCATCAAAAAGATAACCAACGGAAACATTGAAATATTGAGCTATTTTATTTAATACTTCTGGTTTTGGGAGAGAACCATTCTTCCACAAAGTTACTTTAGATGTGCTTAATTGCAGAATATTTTTCACAAACTCGGTTGGAGTTGTGTTGTTGGATTTACAAAGCATATCAAATTGTTCAAAGAACACAAATATCCCACCTTTGTTTTGTTGAAGCATACAAAAATTCTGTAAATTGGAATTGAAGCGTTGACAATTCTATAAAATAGAATTATAATAAAGACAACGGAAATCCGCAAGGATAGTTTAACACAAAAAAATCCGCTTGTCAAATGTTAAACTTTGAAAGGAAGTGAGACAAATGCGTAGAGCTACATATCCTGAGATCTTAGAAATTTTGCAGAGATTGTTAAAAAATTCTGACTTCAAGAACACAATGAGATACTGCGGTATTTCAGAATAAGTTTTTAAAGGGATACGATGTCCCTTTAGAGAAAAACAAATATGAAAGGAATTACATAACATGAATGAATTAACATTTACAGAAGATAGAAATCTCAGAGACAATTACATCAGCCATTACGAAGTGCTGGAAAGAGTAAAGAATTTATTGCTGATACCGGGAATGGAATTTGCAACAATGAAACAGGTTGCCGAGTTTTATGATGTAGAAGTAAAAGCTATAGAAAAAGTTTGTTTAAGAAACAAAGATGAACTCATTTCTGATGGAGTTGAGTTGAAAAGTTATAAAGATTTTCTAATCCGACAAGATGTCGGATTAGAAACCGTAAAAGGAAAAGTGTTACTAACTCTTGAAAATGGGAATGTTTTATCAGTACCAAACAGAGGATTAAAAGTATTCCCTCGTAGAGCTATTCTCCGCATTGGAATGTTACTCCGTGATTCTGCTGTAGCAAAGGAAGTCAGGACACAGCTTCTCAATATAGAAGAAAAGACTTCTAACGAGATCAAGACGGAAGATATTAACGAGGAGCAGAGACTGATAACAAATGTCGGAATGGCTTTCGCTAGCGGAAACATAAATGATTTGTTAAAAGCTACAACGGAATACAACGCATTTCAGAACCGCCACATTACAAAGTTAAAAGAGGATAATAAGGCTTTGGTTGGTGACATATTGGAATGGAAGGACAGAAACAAGTTAAATGCTGGGGTAAGAAAACTTGCATCCGTTACTAAGATTTACTTTGGCAAGATGTGGAACGAATTATACAAGAACTTGCAATACAAGTATGGTATATCTCTAAAAAGAAGAGGCGACAAGCCCTATATACAGCACGTTAAGCAGGATGAATGGAAATTCGTTATAATGACATTCTCTGCAATGTGCGAAGCATACGGGCAGTCGCCAAGTGATATGTTCCAACAGGTTACGCCTAAAAAGGCTTTGGAAACTAATTATTAACAAGTTTCGTTTTAGGCAATTTGATTATTCTATCAACTTTCCCTAAAACAAGACCGTTGCAGACAACGGAATCATACTTAGTAAAGCGGATATTGGGGAAGTTAGGATTCACAGAAATCAATTCCCCTTTACCTCTTTCTTTTATGAATGTGTTGTCGTTAACAGTAAAGATACCTACTTCACCGATATTAACATCTGGCTGTTGCTTTACAAGGACTATATCTCCTTCATCAAATTGCGGGTACATTGAATAACCGCTTATTCTAACAGCATAATCAGCCTTATTTGTTAAAGGATTTGATTTAACGTTAATTAAAGTAAAGTCATTCTCGTCAACATCGTTTCCGTAACCTGCGGATGCCGGGTTTTCAAATAGACGAAGTGTAATTACTGCATCAGATTCTTGGAATGCCAAGCCTCTTCTGCCTGACTCATCAGCATCGGGTACATATTCCACAATATCGGAAATGTCGCATTCCAAAGCATCACATAATCTGCACAGAGTAGGCAGAGCTACAGAATCCCCTTTGCGAATAGATTGTATTGTTTTCGGATTCAAAGGATCAACCTTTAAATATCGCAAAGAGTTTAAACTTACATTCTTTTCGTCAAGAAGGTGGAATAATCTGTCGTATTTAATTGGCATAATAATCACCTCATTTTACCTTATTGTACCATTAAGTAACCACAAAGTCAAGAAATTATTTGTATAAAAAGTTACACTAATTTTTTCTGTTACTTTTGTATACTTTTACTATTGATAAAAAGGTTACATTTTGGTACAATTAGCATCACAAGGTTACATTAGTAACAAGTAACAAAAAAATGGGAGGGTTACAAAATGGAACACACACTAAGCACTTGTACCGTAAAAACATTTACGGAACGGTATGAGAAACAAAAGTTAAACTTTGACTTCACTATTCAGCGTGATGGTGGGCAGTGGAATAGTGAGCAACAGAGTTTGCTTGTTCATTCTATTCTTGTAGGCATGATCGTTCCTGCTTTGTACTTCATAAAAGAAGAAACAGATAGCGGGGAAGTGTGGACAGTCATTGACGGAAAACAAAGATTGTCAACTCTGATGGCATTTTACAACAATGAGTTTAAGTTATCTAAGGACACCGACAACATTACTATCAGTGACAAGGAATACATAATAGCGGGACTCAAATACAAAGACTTGCCTGAGATACTTCAGGAGCGTTTCACAATGTATCCTTTTGATATTGTCTATCTGAGAGGGTATACAGATGAGGAAATAGAAGAACAGTTTTATCGCTTAAATAATGGATCTATTTTCACAAAACAGCAGAAGGCTGTAGTACAGTTAGGCACGGAACTTGCAAGCAAAATCAATGAGATTGAGAAACATCCGTTCTGGGAACGTGTAAATATCAGTAAATCTCAGAGAAAGCATGGAGTTGTTAAGGAAACAATCTTAAAATGCTTAATGCTGTTAAGCGGTTATAATTATGCTCATTTTGGAGCGTGTGAAGTTGTTAAATTTGCTAAATTTTTCAGCAAAAACTATGATGATAAACAGCTTGAATATTTTACTGACATTCTTGATAAACTTAATGATAATATCGTTGATACGGATGACAACAACAAGATACTCAAGCCTATAAACATTCCTGCTATCGTTATGAACGCTGATTTCTGTGATGAAAACGATGTATCAGATACTGACTATGAAAAATTCATCACCGATTGGTTTGAAACTGGTTGCAAAAGCAACGAATATCTTGAATGTTGTGGATCAGGCAGCACGCACAAAACAAAAGTTGAGGGAAGAGTAAAAGTAATGAATGATTTTCTCCTTAATTTTATAGGGGAATAAAGGTATAAAAGAAGGGATAATAGCATGGATTCAAAGATAATTTGGGATTTGAAAGATAGCTTAAGCCAGTACAATACTCACATTATAGACGGTGAAGTTTGTTACGGAGGATGTGTGGAAGATAATCCTATAGGAATAGGGTTTTATAGAGATTTTAAAAGGATAAAGTGGGTGCTTCCTTTCGCTTGTGAAAATGTTATTGAGGGTATATGTGTTAAGAAAAATGATGATGGCTCGATTGATTATGTCATCACTTTTGATAATGACACAAGACCTATCAATATAAGAGCATACAACCGGAAGGGATTAAAAACAATTTCTATTGATGAAATAACGGGGAATGGATTGGCAACAGTTTTAACAGAAGAAATTGTCGATGATAACTTTAGTTATCTTAAAGTTAATGACAAAAATGTTGCTGTAGTAGCATTAGATTTGTTTAAACTTGTACTCGATAATGTTCAAAGAGAAAAACTGACTGAGATAATTGAGGATGCTGAAGAAAAGTCAATTATAAAGCAAGTTGATGGCAACTTAACTCTTTGTTGCATTTTCAATTTTGAAGATAATACTTTCAGATTTGAGCGATTAAATATAAAAGATTTTGCTGGGGATAGTCCCCAGAAGATAAAAATTTCACAACAAATACATAATAACAATAAAATAAGTAACTATGCTATAAAAATAGTAAAACAAAAGAAAGAAAATGACGGAAAGATAGCCCTTATTGACGAAATAATTAAGGTATTCCCAAAGAAATGTGAAAAATATGGGATGTCTATTTCTCAGAACGAGTAAAATTTGATGGGTAAGAAATCTGAGGAATATCGGCATTCCCATCCCCATGATCCATGCGGAAGGAGAATAATATGGCTTGTAGAACTGCTGAACCGATTGTAACTTTTGCGGAAATTAGAAAAATTAATAAAATTCTGCAAGGAGAAATTTGGATTGCAGACTTAGGTGAAAGAGATGGTAGCATCCAATGTGGGAAAAGACCTGTTATTGTTCTGCAAAATGATGTAGGTAATAAATATAGTCCCACTACCATAGTTGTACCTCTAACAAGCCAACTAAAGAATCTTTTGCCTGTGCATACCGATCTCGGTATAGAATGTGGACTCAAAAAAACAAGCACTTGTCTTATGGAACAGATTGTGACAATCAACCAGTCACAGCTTATCAATAAAATAGGCGAACTGAACGAAGATGGATATAAAGCTATCAAAAATGCCATTGTTGCATCTTTTAAAGGCATACTTTAATTGACATTTTGGATTGTTTCGTGTATAATTTTGAGTAATGACATATAAGGAAGGTATGGGTATGTATAACACAGAGGTAAAGGAACTGTATCTTAAAACTTTATCTAATTCAAAGGTAGCTAAGTGTTATCTGAATAAATTAGAACCTTTTGAGATAAATTTGGGCAAAGATTTTGGGGAATTTTCTGATAAAGAAGTAAAAGAATCTGTTTTTGAAATCATAAAAAATCTAAAAGCGGGAAATAACATCAGTGTTGTTCTCATTAATATTAAGAAGTATCTGCTTTGGTATTGTGAGTTTTATAATAAAGAAACATACAACATATCAGAAATTTTTAATGAAATAAGAAAAGAAAAGAATATGAACGTCCACTATTATAAATCATTCCCAGATTTTTTTGAGGATTTGTATACAAATATGTATAACGATGTTCTAAAAAAGAATTTTTCTCAAACATTGATTAGGGAAAAGAGCCGATTGATTTTCGATAGATATAATGTTGCTTTATGTTCAGCCTGCCTTGCATGGTGTGGTTTGTCCAGCGATGAGATTTGCAACCTAAAAATTTCCGATGTTGATTTTAACAATGCTACAATACGTTTATCTGATAGAGAAGTTTCATTTTCTGACAATATTCAGGAGATTTTAAAGAGAACTATATATGCAAATAATTATATAGATAAAAATGGAGAATATGGGAGATATGAATCGTCTTGTTATGTACTCCGTAGACAGCAAGTAGGGCAGTCTTATATCCATGAGATAGATTCAAATAAAATCGAATTAGAAAACGATAATACTCCTGTATTAAAAAATTATATCCAACGACAAGTGTCACATATATTACCGGGATTGACTATTAGTTTAATCCGTGAGAATGGCAGCTTCGTAAGGATGTACGAAAAAATGAAAGAAGAGAATGTTTTTAGAAACGGAAATTTACCAAAGCGTATAGATAACAGTGCTTATTATGAAGATTGGATATTAAAATTGCCCCGTAGCTTAAAGCAAGATACGATTCTTCGTTTTAGGCTGTTTGTACGAGATATGAACAGATAAAATAAAAATATGTTAAAAGATCACTCTGTTAGCAGCAGGGTGATTTTTTTATTATCTTTTTTTCTAAACATACAATCTTTTTTGATTGACAAAAATCGAAATTAGGATATAATAAGAGATGTCAAAGAAACCAATTCTAAGATTTATAAAAGTGGTGATAAAATGAACAAATACAAAAGACAAGGCTTAATAACTCTCAGTTTTCTCGGTTTATGCTTTGCAATCATAACATCAATCTATATAGGAAACAAAAACGAGGGCGAAGATAACATGAGCAGTGAAGATAGCGAATATCAGATAAATACGAATTACTATGATTGTGGTAATCCTTTTAGGTTGACAGTTGTTAAGCCTAATACCGAAAGCAATTCTAAATGGGAACATAAAGAAATTACATCTAACGAGGAAAATCAAGAAACTACTATTATAAAAGACTCCACATCTAAATTTGAAATAGGAGAAGAATGTGAGATTCCCAGTGTTCCGACTCATGTTAAGTTTTGTACAGACTATAGATCTTATGATTTATGGTACACTCCTCATTACAGACTTCAACAAGTTGCGTGGACTGATGAATATGGAATGAGAAGATATAACAATGATTATCTTGTTGCTTTGGGTAGTTACTATTCAACCGATATAGGCGATAGGTTTGAAGTTACATTAGATACAGGTAAGACTTTTACGGTTATGATGGCTGATGGCAAGTGGGATATTGATTGTGACGAAAACAATATGTACACACCAACGATTGACTACAATGGAGAATATGCTGGGAACTTGCTTGAATTTATGATGGATAAATATTCAGTTTCAAGTGAGATGTACGGATATGGATCACTTGATTACTACGATGCTTTTAAGGGTAGTGTAATTAAGATGGTTTATCTCGGCAGAGATGATTCTGCCGATTGGGATACATACTATTAATTATTAAGGAGAATAAAAATGATTTTTAGTGGTTTTGAATTAAAGGAGAGGCTTATTCGTTTACGAATTAAGAGTGAGCTCACAACCTCTGACATTGCTGAATATCTTGGAATTGAAGAAGAAGAGGTTGTAAATATAGAAAAAGGTAAATCTCCTTTGTTAGCTAGTATAATAGATGAATTATCAAAACTTTACGGTGTTTCTGTCACTCGTCTCATGAAAGATGACAACTATTTAGTAGGCGTTCCTTCTTTAAAGGATTGTGATACAAAGGACTTGAGAGACATAGCCAAAATTAATAAGATTGCCTTGAATTTGGGACAGATGAAAGAATTGGCAGGTAACTTATGATAGTTTTCAGAAAAACCATAGAAACAAAAACAAAATACTATAGCAAAGAAATTATAACGTTCAGAAAGTTACTCCTTTTTGGCATAATACCATTATTCATTTCGGTAACAAAGGAAACAAAACCGTTGTGAATTAAATAGTGAGAAATTAGGAAGGATGGTTGAAAAATGATTAAATACGAAGTGTATTCATTAGCACGGGGACTTTTAAGACGAAAATCGTTATTGCAGCAGACGGTACGCTGCTAGATGGATATACCGCATATCTTGTTGAAAAAATGTTCGGGCATGATTCGTTGTGTGCCCTGATGAAGACTTAGATAAGAATGGTGTTTTGTATGGAGACAATTGCAAACGTCGTCCTTTTTGTTTTAACAATTATCATGGGCGCGGTTTTTATATATGGAGTGTGCAGCACGAACTGTCAGAACCTCATTGCGATGATGATTGCGACAATTGCCCATTTCCAAGGTGTGATGATGCTTCAAGAAAGGATGTGGATAAGCAGTGATTTTTATTACAGGTGATTGCCATGCTGACTGGTCGAAGTTTTCAACAGACAGTTTCCCGGAGCAAAAAGAAATGACACGGGACGATTATGTAATCGTGTGTGGGGATTTTGGCGTATGGCACCCGGACAATACCGAAAAATGGTGGTTCAGATGGCTTTCGGAAAAGAACTTTACGTTGCTGTTTGTTGACGGCAATCACGAGAATTTTGACAGGTTGTATGGCGATGAATTTGAAGTTGTTGATTTTCACAGAGGCAAGGCTCATAAAATTCGTGAAAATATCTATCATCTAATGCGAGGATATGTGTTCACCATTTGCAACAAGAAGATATTTGCTTTCGGCGGAGCAAGCAGTCACGATATAGACGATGGAATTTTGGATTTGAAAGATTATAAGTCCAAAAGAGAACTCATTGAAGATTATAACAAGCGTACAAAACGCGGGGAAATGTTGCGAATTAACCATATCTCGTGGTGGGAACAGGAACTTCCGACCGAAGAAGAAATGCAGTTTGGACTTGACACTCTCGATAAGAACGACAATAAAGTCGATTTTATAATCACGCATTGTTGTCCGCAGCAAATTGCTTCGCTGTTTTCGCACGGAACGTATAAGCCGGACAAACTTACTTCGTATTTTAATGCTGTGGCAGAAAAAGTTAAGTTTTCTAAGTGGTTTTTCGGGCACTACCATAATAATGAACAAATTTTAGATAAGTTCATTATGCTCTACGAGCAGATTGTGAGGGTGGCATAATGAATGTAAAGATAAGCAGCGGAAATTCAAAAATGGGAGCAATCCCGAGTGTCTCATTACCAGCCGGTGTTACTTGCCGCCAAGATTGTGAGTGCAGTAAGAAGTGCTACGCCAAGCGGTTAGAACGGAAGGCGAAAGGTGCAGCGTAAATGATAACATATGAAAGTATACCAGATGGATATGAGTTTTCTACAGAATTTCCAACATACATTTTAGGGTTTTGTCCTGATACGGATAGTTGGTTTGCCACTAATCAAAGATTTTTCTTTTACGAATATCCTATGGGTTTTCCAAACGAGGAGACTGCAATTGAATATTTCAAGAGGAATCCAGAAGTGTTTTATAATTTGGAAAAAGAAATGAACATATATCGCCCTTCATTTAATAATGATGGCGTTTGGTTGGAAAATACAAAGGAACTTATAACGATAAAAGATTAGTTTTATTGATAAAAGAATTTCAAACCCAACAGAAAGGAAAAAATAAAATGGAAACAACGTACCTGAATGACCTCTCATATGAGGAAAAGTACAATTTAGCAACGAACGAAGGAACACCCGCAAAAAACACTTGCCGTTCTTGCACAGGACGAGAATCGGTCGGTTCGTTGGGCGGTTGCCAACAATAGCAATACACCTTCTGAAGTGCTTGCTATGCTTGCAAAAGACGAAAACAGTGATGTCCGTAATGCCGTTGCAGAAAATGAGAATACACCAAAGGAAGCACTTGTATTTCTTTCAAAAGACAACAACGAATGGGTAAGCAAAAGAGCTGAAGATGCTCTTAGAGAACGCAAAGAAAAAAGTAAAGCTAATATTGAAAGATAACTGTATGAAAGTTAAGTTTTATAGGGGAGTTTATTTATGACCATTATATTCAGACAACGTACATTCTCAAAAAGATGGAAGATACAAAAAGACTGGGAAGTTGGGATAAACCATACTACAGCAACTATTGTTGCTGATGAGAAACGCTATGTCCTTAGATCTGATAAGAAAATAACAGAATGTGAATGTTGTATCAGCTCAATTGAAAGTATGGGAATAATAGAGGGAGGATTTGTCTTCAGATCAAGATAGATGGAAGCTAGAGGACAAACTTTTAAATGTTAATAAACTTGAAAAATATAAAAGAACTCATAAATACAGACACAGATTTTTTAATTTTAAGAAAGGTTGATAAGAGATTATGAACAGAGATAAAGCATCTGAGATTATAAAAATAATGGCGAGAATTGAAAAGGCTGAAGGCTATTTAGACTTCTTTGAGAACAGGGATTATCCAGATGAGTTCAAAATTCGTTATAGAGGAACTGAATGCCTTGAGCTTGAGCAAGAAGCCTTAGATACGCTTATTGATTATTACGAGAAAGAACTCGCAGAGCTAAATAAGAAATTATCTGAATTATAAGGAGAAGGTTGTGAAAGATTGTTGTTATTTAAGGATAGAAGATACAAATATTGGCAATGATGCCTTTGATCACCCAGATTACAGATATACTTGTGAGTTATTCAACAAGAGAATATTTTATGGACTTTGCAAGGGGTGTGAATATTACAAAGTAAAAATGGTAGAGAAAATTTATAGCGTAGAAACAGAATCAAATGGCTACGCAGATAATACTTTTACAGGAACAATTGGTGAGTGTAAGGAGAAAACAAATGAAAGGTTACAAAGGATTTAACAAAAATTTAGTCTGCCGTGGAAAGCAGTACGCGGAAAACACTATTTTTGAAGAAGAAAGGGCTGAAATTTGCAAAAAGAGTGCCGCTAAGGTTGACGGAAAAATCATTAAGGAAGATGTTTATTATACATTAAAAGACGGAGAATTTATAGAGTATAAAGACTGTTAAGGAGAGATGAAAAATGTCAGAAATGGTATATAGCAACAGACATATTACAGAGGTACTTCTTGAAGGAGAATATCTTGGTTACGAGTGGGTTATTGTTTCTTACGGTACACATCCATGTGCTTATGTAAAACTGCCTAATAACAGCAAGTTAATTCCTTTAGGCGAAGAAGTCCCTGTTTCTTGCCATGGTGGAATTACCTACACTTCTTCAAAAGGTTTGCCCCAGTTAAAAGTTGCCGAAAAGAACGAAGGGTGTTACATCGGTTGGGATTACGCTCATTATGGAGACCAATTTGGATTAAATTCGCTTGAATTGGGAGACAAGAGGTGGACGGTAAATGAGATACAGACAGGAATAAGAGACGTTATAATTCAGTTAATAGAGTTGGAGAATGAATAATAATCAACAGTGGCGGAATAGGTAGACGCTAGTATGGCTGTTGTAATGACAGCAATAAGTTTACTTGCAGAAACGGCATGAGAATACAGAGCGAGACAATTCAAACCTATATAAATAGGCATCAAAAAATGATGGGAACGAGATTGTTATGTGTGGTGCAAATCCACACCTGTTGATTAGCAAGTCTTATCTTTAAGCCTTTAAATGAAGGTAACTCTGGGTTTGTATGTTTTCCGTATAGAGTTTTAAAAAAACAACAGAAAAACATACAACATGCAAAGGTAGCCCAATGGCAGAGGCAATGGACTTAAAATCCAGTCAGTGTGAGTTCAAATCTCACTCTTTGCACCAGCGGATATTTACATTCCGCTTTCTACAAGCGATAGCTTGCATGAGAAGTAGACGAACCGGTTATTCTGTGATTGCAAGGTTGAAAATATCTGCTCCAATCCCTTAAATAGTTATATCTCCTGTGGGAATATGACAGCCTTGGTGTTGTGGCAACAAGGTGGGTTATACGAAATAGTATCAGGTGATATGTGCGATTGTGTAAAGAAAATAAAAAATGTCAATAATTAATTCTTGAACAACACACATATTGAGTACACTCAAGCATTTTCTCTCCCCTATGCTTATCTGATACTATTAATTCGGAGATGTAGCTCAGTTGGTAGAGCAGCAGGCTTTTAATCTGCGAGTCAAGGGTTCGAATCCCTTCATCTTCACCAGTCGCAGTTTCTCATATAGTTAGTCTGCGGACTAAATTAAAGCTGATTATATAGAGAGAATAAACATGGATTAAGTAGATAAACTACCACCGATTGATTAATTCAAGTATGTGGCTTGTGACTTAAACTCTTTAGAAAAAAATAAGGCAAAGTAATCTACAGTATGGCGCCATCTTCTAACTAGGTCTAGGAAACTGGTCTTTCACATCAGTAATATGGGTTCGAGTCCCGTTGGCGTCACCAGCCCGAAAGGGTAAACTTCAATGATGGTTTCCATAGGGGTGTAACTCAGCGGTTAGAGGAATTTGTGCCGTGGGTTCGAATCCCACCATCCCTAAAGGTCTTAACCTCAAGACCTTATAAATAAAGAAGGAGATAATTGCTCTACTCGTAGTCTCATTATCTTTAAAAGCAACAGAACGAGGACTAACCAAGTGATTCATGAGTCATTGGTTGGGTTCAGTAGTACAATTTAGCCTGTATCGGCTTGGTGTATGGGATTGCGTAGTGGACGTGGTTTCTGACGCACACTGAATATCCGGATATTCAGAGGAAATAGACCGTACTACTGAATTAAATTGTCGCTATGGTGGAATGGCAGACACGGCAGACTCAAAATCTGCTGATAGCAATATCGTATCGGTTCAAGTCCGATTAGCGACACCAATGCAGATATAGTTTAATGGCAAAACGTTGGCTTCCCAAGTCGAAGTTGCGGGTTCGATTCCCGTTATCTGCTCCAAACGAAAGGATAATAAAACGGTTTCGTCATAAGAAATGCGGAAATATCTGAGTAGGGCTCTATGCTCGTACAAACCTCTTCTCTCCCTAGAAAGTTAAATAGTATGGGTAATATCAAAAACATAAAAGCCACGTTTTGTGTGGGTAGTGAGAGTGCGAAATCTAAGTGATTGAGTAGCAACATTCACCTAAGTAATTCGTAATGCACCGCCCTAGTTTTTACGGTTATTAGGGATAGTGTGTGATTTGCTACATCACACACTTACATTGGCATGTGATGAAGTGGTAACATAGCAGTCTTTGACACTGCCTATTCGAGAGTTCAAATCTCTCCGTGCCAGCCAGAGCTTAGGCAAACCTCTCCCCACCATAGAAAGTTAAACGGTACGGGCTGGAACAAAAACAAAAATCCGTGTTTTCTAATTGAGAACGGCGCATATAGCTGCCTATACTTGCAGTAACAAATATAGTCCCGTGTGATGTTGTTCTCTCTGATTTTTTTTGCGGTTGTTATGGTTTAACAAACAAGTTACTGATTGTTTGTTATTTTCAACGTTCAGTTGGCACTCTGAACTTAAATAAAAGTGCCAAACATAATTGTAAGACCGCAAGAGGTTAAACAATATCCGAGAAAATAAAAAGGAGAAAATATGACAAAGTATTTAAAAATCGAAACCCCTTTTGAAAGAGCCGCTGACGGCTCAAAAAAACTTATAAAGGGGAAATTCAGAAACGAAACCGTTGAATATCTTGCAAACTCCGAGTGGGTATTTACTGAAAAAATAGACGGTACAAACATAGGGATTGTTTGGGATGGACATAAAGTTACATATCAAGGTAGAACTGAGAATGCACAGATCCCAGCTCATCTTGCAAATAAATTTGGTGAAGGGTATGGCGTAAAGATAAACGGAGGAGGGGCATATAGATCAGATGTTTCGTTTATTCTTTTTGATGTTTATCTTCCTGCGGTCAATATATGGCTAAAGAGAGAGGCTGTAGAAGATATTGCTCGTACTTTTAATATTGATGTTGTTCCCGTTATTATGAGAGGAACTATAAAACAGGCGGTTGACTATGTTAAGACAAAACCCGTATCAACAATAGGAACGGCTAAGATGGAAGGGCTAGTTGGCAGACCTGCGGTTGAGTTAAACGACCGTGTGAATAGAAGAGTTATCACGAAAATTAAGGCTGTTGACTTCTGAAGGTGAGAAATGCAAAGAATTATAAAATTACTTATAGTACCTTTATTTTTGTTACTAATGGTAGGTTGTTCAAAAGAAGTTTGTACTGAGTATAAAAATGTTGAGGTTATAATTGTTGACAGCCATCACGAAGGTAGTTATGTTACTTATACTTATGTTAATGGGAACTTTATGCCTATTGTATGGGCAGAAAAAAATGAGATAATAGTTGAATATAACAGCAATAAGTATGCGGTTAAAGGGCAAGCCGTTTACTATAAATACATGGATAAAATTGGAGAGACTGTAGCAGGAACTTTAGAAATTAAAAAATATGATGACGGAACGGAAAAATACAGCATCGTAAGTTTGAATTAAGAGATGAAAGGAATATAAATATGAGCGATTGGATAAGTGTGGAAGATAAACTTCCCGAAAAATCGGAAACATGGAAAGAATATTTGATAGCTATTTTTACACCGTACATTGCCAGATACTTAGTAACAACGGCAACGTATGACAGTCACCAAAAGATATGGCATCTGAGTCTTTTTGGCGAAGAGGAGACCATAAATGCTATAATCCCACCTTGTGACGTTGAAAACGGTGAGACTATAATAACGCATTGGATGCCGTTACCAAAATCACCGGCTGACTAAATAATAAATAAAGAGGAGGTAACGATGAGAGAAAATTTATTTCATGGGAAACGGAAGGATAATGGCAAGTGGGTCGAAGGTTATTATGTTCCAGTGGGCGAGTATTACTACATACTTACAGGAAAACTTGGACTGGTTTCATATCTCGTTTCATATCTCGGCGTTGACTATTACCATAACAATTTGACGAACTACTGCCCGAATTGTGGAGCAAAGATGGAGAAACGAGGAATCAAATGAACCCAACAATGAATGTAAACGAAGATTTAATACATCTTGTCATAGATAACCCGGGATTACCTGTGATTCCTGTAGTAACTGCTGTTTTTGTAAATGAGAATGGTGATTTCAATCTTAATATCAAACCTTATTCCGTAAAGTTAGGGGAATATGCAGAAATGGATGGTAAGTTTTATGATGACAAAGACCTTTTTAGAGAAGATTACTATGAACTAAAAGGGAAGTTTTTAAAAGGTAAGTATTCCGATACAAAATCGTTATACATTCTTTTAGATCAGATAGCAAAGAAATTTTTTAAAAAAGCTATCTTCTTATATGTAAATGTATTAATGTAAAAATAAAACAAGTCTTTTATCGGAAGGGAAATGAATCTGGCAGAGAGATTTTCCAAAGAAGAAATATGAAAAAATATATCTTGATTTTTGATGAGGTGATTTTACTATGACAACCAAAGAAGTGTATGTTGCTTATGATGGAACAGAGTTCTATGACAAAGACAGATGCAAGGAACATGAGATGAAGTTGGATAAGCAACAGTACAAAACCCTAATTAAAGCAATAAAGGGCATAGTATCTAACGAAAGAATTAATAAGGAGTGTGATCGTTGCCCTTTGGTAAGCCGTTGCGATGACTTCTTCGTTGATAGCCCTCCTTGCAAGTGGGACAAGCAAGAAATATTAAGATTTAGTATTACGGAGGATCAGTAATATGGAACATATTTTACAATTTGGCATCAATATTGATGACGAAATGATAAAGAAAACTATTGTAGATACAGCATCTCAGCAAATCGTGAACAGTATAAGAAACGATATTATGAAACAGCTAACCGGCAATAAAAAGCCAACAGAATGGGAATACACAAACAAATTAAAAAATCTGGTAGAGGAGTGTTCTGAGACTTTTATCAAAGAATATAAGGACGAAATAATAGAGAAAACTTCGGACAAGCTAGCAGAGAGATTAATAAAAACAAAAGCAATAAAGGATATGGTAAATAAAGCCGTGTCCGACTTAATGAATTGAGGCGGTTATATGACAACAAAGTATATTGCCTATGATGGTAAAGAATTTGACAACCCCTCAAATTGCAAAAAATACGAGAGATATTCTCTAAAGGCAAATGCGGGTGATGCGTTTGAATCTATTAAGACGCTAGTTGCAAATTCTGCAATTGCAAATCAAAGCTGTACCGAATGTTAGTTTTATCTGCAATGTTATAAAACAAGGGAGGAAAAATGCTACCGATTTATAATGAGTTACTGGAAATGTGGAAAAATAAAGGGTATGATTTGCCAATCGAAGCAGGGAGGTTCTGGTTAGAAAACAATTTTATTCAGGGGTTTACTCGTGATGGAACACTAAAAAGCGGGATATAAATTAGTTTCAACGGAAATGGCAAAAAACAGATACGATGTTGAGGTAATGTATCTTTTCTTTACAGGTGAATTTAATGAGAACAAAACTTAGTTTTATAAGGAGCGTATTTGTAATATGAAGATAGTAATTAACAACGGCTTCGCTTTTAGTTTATCAAAAGAATTTTATGAGTATCATAATATTCCTTACGATGAAAGTTATGGAATTTGTCACGCAAAAGAAGTTTGGACAAGAGATACTCATAAAGATTCTCGTTTGATAGATTATATTGAAAAATTCGGTGCTAAAGCCGCTTCTGGAAAATATAGTTATTTACAAGTAGTTGAAATTCCCAAGGGGACTAAATATTACATTGACAATTACGACGGATATGAGAGTATCGTGACCGAGAATGATATTAGTTGGGAAGTAGCTGATTAAGGAGTGGTAGAAATAGAATATATACAAAACCCAAGCGGATATATTGTGTTTGAAGATGGCGGAACAAATCCGATTGCATATGGTGCTACAGAGAAATGGTTCTCAACTTATGATGAAGCAATAGCTTATGCGATAGACATTGTAAAAACTCGAACAGAAGAATTTTAAAGTCGCAAGGACTGCAATTCTGTTATCGTTTATGAAGGAGCAGAATCATTATTAGATGGAACACACTCTTGTCCTTGCGGGCGAGTTATTTTTAACTGGAGTAACTATAAAAATATATATTGAGAAAGGAATAGTTAAATGGCAGAAAGAGCACTGGCTCACATTGAAAAGATTGAGTGGGTTAAGCCAATTGAGGGAGCTGATAACATTGAACTCATCGGCGTACTCGGGTGGATTTGCATAGCAAAAATCGGAGAGTTTAAAACCGGAGATACGGCTGTTTATATCGAAATTGATAGTAGGTGTCCAGAGAACGATAGAAGATTTGAGTTCCTCGCTTCTAAACATTATAAGGTTAAGACAATGAGGCTTGGAAAATTCAAAGTTATTTCTCAAGGGCTTGCTTTACCGATTACAATGTTTCCAGAATTGATAGACAAGCCTATCGGGAGTGACGTAACAAACGAGCTGAAGATTACATACTCATCTGAGGATGATGTTGCGAGAAAAAGTAATAGGGTTGATCCAGACGCTAAATACAAGTCTATGATGAATAGGCATAAGAAAGTCTTTAAACATTCTCTTGCAAAGAGGATCATGAAAAACAAGATCGGACGAAAGGTTATGTTCCTCATTTTTGGCAAGAAAAAAGACAATCCTAAAAATTTCCCAGACTGGATTGTAAAGACGGATGAAACAAGGATTGAAAATGCTCCGTTTTATCTTAAAGATACAAACAAGTGGGTAAAGACAGAAAAGCTTGACGGTACAAGTTGTACCTTCGCAGTAAATAAGGGCAAGAAAAATGAGTACGAGTTTATTGTTTGCAGCAGGAATGTTAGACAGGCAGATATGGATCAAGACTGTTATCACAAATCAAATATCTACTGGGAATTAGCTGAGAAGTACAACATTGAGCCAGTTCTCAAATTGTTTGCAACCAATAACGGATACGATAGAGTTGTGCTACAAGGCGAAGGAGTTGGTTCTGTACAGGGAAATCCATATAATCTTACAGAGAACAGACTGTATGTATTCAATTTAATCATTAACGGCAATAGGCTAGGAACTGTAGAAATGGCTAAGTTCTGTGATGAGAACGGGCTTCGTCATGTTCCGATTATTGATACGGAATACACGCTACCTAGCACTATGGAAGAAATGAAACTTGAAGCTGATGGGTACAGCACAATCAATCCAAAGGTAAAGAGAGAAGGCTTTGTTTACAGAAGTACTGATGGACAGAAGAGTTTTAAAAATGTTTCAAGAGAGTATCTGTTGAAACATAATGGATAATCAATCTTGTGAGGTAAATAAAGATGGCTTATTATAAAAAAAGAGCTGGTGGACTTATATCACGGAAAGAACTTTTAGACGATATACACCATTCCGTTAGATTTACTTGTAAAACAGGCGATTTTAGTGAGATAAGAGGTGCTGAAAAAATTATAGACAGAATAAAGGCTGCTCTAGAAATGGACATAGAGAGAGCGTTAAACAATGCTATAGTGTCAGCGGAAATGGAAGGGTTTGAGCTTTCCGAAAAGGACAGAGAGTTGTTGCTCAAATTTTTAAAGAAAGAACTGGGGCTTGACGAGGTTATTGAGATTAAAAATAAGGAGTTTAAAAATGGGTAAAGAAATCTTGATTCAGTGGATGTGCAAACCAAATATCTATGACGGCGATGTATCCACCATTATTAAATATCTAATGACTAATGCAGAAGATGAAGATGAGTTCGACACCGATTGTGAATACGAGATCAAGATTGCTTGGCAAATATTCTCTAATAGAATGTGCCGAGGTAGCTCGTGGGTAGATGTTACTGAACATAATCTGTACAGATTTGCGAGATGGCTAATGACACATTATAGAGAATCGAACGGTAAGTGCGTAATTGAATGGTGACAGGAATGCAATGAGTAAACTAACCATAGAAGAAATGACAGAACGTATTGAGATGTTCAAAAAGGTGTTTAGAAACGGAAAGGAAAAAGAAATGAGTAATATAGTACAGGTAAGATTTTTACAAGATCAGGCTAAGAAGAGATATACATTTAACGTACCTTGTAATGAGAAAATTCGCAAGGGAGATGTGGTACGGATAAGAAATAAGAATGATAGTGAGATGATTGCCATAGCAGAAACCGATAGCGAGATGCTTAGTGAGAATGCTATTGATATGATTATGGGTGGCAAGGAGGTTATAAGCTGGGTTATCGGAAAGTATGAGTACAACGGTTTTGAGGAATTGAAGAATGTATAAATGTACAAATCCAAAAAGTAATTGGGCAGGCGGCTGGTATGAACTCAAAATAAGAAGTGACTATGCTGGAATTTATCAAGGGCGAGATGCCTATGAAGAGATAAAAGTTTGTCCTTTTTGTAAGTGGGATGTTGAATACATAGAAGATTTGGGGACAAAGGAGGAATAAATGGACGAAAGAATGAAATGTGTAATAGTTGTAAAAAGAATAAATTTTTCAACAAACGAAGAAAAGGTTTCTACTATAGACGGAAGATTACTTTCTTGGGCTTATCAGACCTCAAACGAATTTGGGGACGGTAGCATTTCAATACATTTTGAAACTTTTGATACAGGAATGGAAATACAGATAGACTGTGCAATTAACAAAATGTGTACTGTTCAGGTTCTTCCGCTAGCAGAAAACAAAGTGGAAATAACTTTTAGAATTATTGAAAATAAGGGCAAGAAGTAAAGTTTTTTATTTGACTTTTTCTAAAAGTGTGTTATTATATGCTGTGCAAAGAAACCAATTATAAGATTTATGAGCGCATCGGTGGTGTGTGCTTGTAATAGGAAAAGCCACTTTTATATAGATTTAAATTCTTTATTCCAGTCTGGAAAGACTGTTTATATAGATAAAATATTTGTTTTATTGAAAGGATGATTAAATGACGTTTCAGGTTAAGAAGGCTAAGAGAGAAAAGATTTATACTAAGATTGCGTTAATGGCACCATCGGGTGGTGGCAAGACTTATGGTAGCCTTAGATTAGCAACAGGTATGGCTGAAGAAATCGAAAAGGAGACTGGTAAGAAGGCGAGAATTTTACTTGCAAATACAGAGCAGAAGCGTGGTTATTATTACGCAAACGAATTTGATTACGATATAGTTGATGTAGAAGCTCCTCACAATCCTGAAAAGTATGTGGAGTTGATTGATTTCGCTGTTGCCGAAGGTTATGACATTCTTATAATTGATTCTTCTTCTCACGAATGGGAAGGTAAGGGCGGTTGTCTTGAATTACAGCAACAGGCAGGAGGTACTTATCAGGCATGGGGTAGACATACTTGCTCCTGTATGCAGTAATGTGTACAGCAAAATTCGTGAACATTATTACTCAATGGTGTACGATTTACGATAGGAATTGTAGGAAATGACAATTAGAAATCGTGCTAACTGGGGAATCTAAGTTTACTACTAGGGGTAAATATGACAATCCAGTGCTAAACTAAATAGTCTAAATTTAATAGCAATAACAATATTGAATGTAACATATTTTGAAAAAGATGGAATTAAATATCAATCATATTATCAAAATGGGGTTCTGCGTACTAGAAAGTATATAGATAACAAAAAAATTCCAAAAGACAAAGAGTCGGTGTATAAAGAATGGCGTTATATGAGAAAAAGATGTCAAGCTAAAAACGCACCATATTCAAGATACTATTATAAAAAAGGAATAAAGGTCTGTGAAGAGTGGAACTCATTAGAAAATGGTTTTGATACTTTCTACAAATGGGCAATTAAAAACGGCTACGAAGAAGGCTTATCAATAGATAGGATTGATTCTTCAAAAGGATATTGCCCTAGTAACTGTAGATGGATTGAACTAAACGAAAACAGAAGATTAGGGATTTCACAAAAACATATTCCCAAGTGGGAATATAAAGCATATAACAACAATCAACAATTATTGCTAATATTTAATAGAGCAGATGATTTTTCTGAATTTACAGGAGTAGATTCAAGAAGAGTTTCTGATGGATGCAAAGATTTAAACTATACATATAAAGGTTGGAAATTTGAAAGGAAAGCTATTAATTTAGATTATTATGAAAGTCAAGAGACTATCCCTACGGGGAGTACGTTGGAGGATGAGTTACCAGCGGAAGTGCGAATCATCCATTTGCCAATCAGAATGGATGAAGATATAGTCCACACCACATAGAAATATGTGGGTTAGTGAAGGTCACACCTAGACATAACAAATTTATAAATGCCATCGCTGATTCGCCTATACATATTATTGCAACAATGAGAGGCAAAGATCAGTATGAAGTCAGCAAGGATGACAGAGGTAAGACTTCTGTTCAGAAGTTAGGAGTTGGAGCAAAGCAGAGAGATGGTTTTGAATATGAATTTACAGCAACATTTTTAATAGACCAAAAAACCAATTGTGCAGAAGTACAGAAAGATAACACTCATATTTTTGAACACGAAGGAGCAACTCTTTTAACCGAAAATCACGGAAAGAAGATAATTCAGTGGGCAAACTCAGGGGAAGGGTATACTCCGGTAGTAAGAGAAAAAGAAACTTCTGATAATGTTGAAGACGAATTAAAGTCTATCAAGAAGGAAATTGTTTCGGTATGCACACAGCTTGGTGGGCAGAAGAACGAAACGCTTATGACAACATTGAAGTCTTTCGTTGCCAATGGCAATCCCAATGCAATAAAGGATATTGAAAAGGCTAAGAAGTGTTTAGAAGCTATTAAGAATATTGAAACCAACTAAGGAGGATAAAAATGAACAAGTGTATTTTAATGGGTAGGCTTACAAAGGATGCTGAAATAAGAGAAGCTGGCAGCACAACGGTGGTGAGGTTTACTCTTGCTGTTGACAGAAGATTTGCAAAAGAAGATGCAAAGCAGACGGCAGATTTTATTAGCTGTGTTGCCTTTGGTAAGACTGCTGAATTTATTGGTAAGTATGGATTAAAGGGTACGAAGTTTGTTGTTGAAGGACATATTCAGACAGGTAGTTATACAAATAACAATGGTGATACGGTTTATACAACAGATGTTGCTGTTGAAAATGTGGAGTTTGCAGAAAGCAAGAAAAATTCAGACAGTAACAGTTCATCAGTAACTTCGGCGGATAAGGAATCGGTTGCACATTCAGCAAGTTCTGTAGTAAGTGCAGACGATGACGATGACTTTCCGTTTGCTTAATGGACAAGATTAAAGAAGAAAAAGATTACGTTTGTGCTTATAAATATTGTTTGCATCACGGTGAAAGAGTCAAAGACTCCGAAGCCGTGATTTTAAACAAAAGGCATTATCATTGGGATTGTGCAGGAATGAAACAAGAAATCTTAAAATGCGTTGATTTATATATGACAATTTGTGAAGATAAAACTAAATTTCCAATGGTGTGCAAGGTTATAAATACATTGGTATTTAAGCACAGAGTTCCAATTGATTTTGTAGAATCAAAGTTAGAAAACTGTTTAAGCTATTACAATGGCAGACCGGTACAGGCTTTGTATGGGTTAAGAAGACTCTTTTGGGAATTTGAGTTTAATAAAAAGTAGGTGATTTATTGCTAATAGATAAAGAAATTATTGAGAAAGCAAAAGCGAAACTTGGTGATGAAAATGCCCTTTTAATGGCAGAATTCCTTGAGTTAGATAGCTTCGATGAAAAGAATTTGAAATCTTGTTGTCCTTATCATAATGAAGATACACCGAGCTTTATCTATAATCCCAAAAAGTATTCATACCATTGTTTCGGTTGCAATCGTACTGTAGATCTTATAGATGTCCTTGTAGAAAAAGGTAAAACTTTTGTTGATGCTGTAAAGATACTCTGCGATAAGGCAAATATAGAGTTTTCTTGTCCAGAACAACACGTCAAGACCTTACATGGTTACAAATACCCACACGAAGAATCTCGCGATAACGATATGAGTAAAGTTTATGACTATCTTGGCAAACGTGGAATTAGTAAAGCAACAATAGATTACCTTGATATTCGTTCTGATAGTAACGGCAATATTGCTTTTCATTCATATGATCAGTTTGACACTCTAACGGTTGTCAACTATCGAAAACCGTTTAAAGCAAAAGAAAATAAGTGTTGGTTTCAGAAAGATGCTGACACCGCTGATATTCTCTTTAATATGAACAGAGTAAATACAACAAAGCCGTTGGTTATTACTGAAGGGCAGATTGATTGTGCAAGTGTAATTGAATCAGGGTATTTAAACTGCGTTTCTGTTTTAAAGGGATCTCAGGGTATGGGGTGGATAGAGAATCTATGGGATTGGCTAAAACAGTTTGAATCAATTATAGTTTTTAGTGATGGTGACAGAGCTGGTCTTAAAATGAGAAGTGAGCTTATCAACCGTTTAGGTGCTATGAAATGCAAATATGTTGAAGTTCCATCCGAGTTAGAGTATAAAAATACTGGTAAGATGTATCCTGTAAAAGATGCGAATGAGATACTCCAATGTAAAGGTAAAGAATATTTGCTTGAGCTTATAAATACTGCTAAAGATATTCCAATTACTTCGGTTGCAAAGCTCTCCGAAATCAAAGAACTTAATCCTACAGAAATGGATGGTTTTGAATCAGGTATAAGAGAGCTTGATAAAGAACTGATGAAAATCTTTACAGGAGGAGTAACGCTCCTAACAGGACTTCCAAGTGCGGGTAAAACAACATTCCTTAATCAGATTGTTTTAATGGCGATGGATAACGGTTACAAGACATTCTTGTTTTCGAGAGAACTTCTAAATGGTATGAGTAAAGGGTGGTTTACGCAAGTAGCAGCCGGGAGAAGAAATATGCACTCAATTAGGCTTGCCAATGGCAACGATTTTTACATAGTGAATGACGATGCAAAAAAGAATATAACTCAGCATTATGACGATTCATTCTTTATCTATAAAGATGAGGAAGAAAACAGTGAGGACAAGCTATTTGAGAGTATGGAGTTATGTGCTACTAAAAAAGGATTAAGACTTTTTATAATAGACAACCTAATGACTGTACAACTTCACGCCGATACTGCTGATACAAATAAAGCACAAACCGATTTTATGAATAGGCTTATTAAGTTTTCAATGAAATATGATGTTGCGGTTGTATGTATAGCCCATCCAAGAAAAATACAAGGTGGGGCAGATATAGGGCTGTTTGATGTTGCCGGTAGTCAGAATATTGTAAACCTTGCTACAAGAACAATTGGATTAAAACGTGTCAAAGAAGCGGATAAAAATAATCCGTCAAATAAATATTTTGGTTTTGATGTTGTAATCTCTATTATTAAAGATCGTATTTTTGGTTCAACAAAAGAAATACCTGTTTATTACGACCAAATAGATAGACGGTTTTACTCCAACTATGAAGAATTTGACCGTATTTATGGTTGGGATAGCAAGAAATATACCGAGAGACTCCCTTATCCGATAGTAAAAGAAGAGTTCCCAGACAAATAAAGGAGGATATTATAAATTGAAATACTCAGATATGATAAGAGAAAGATTTGGAAGGCTTGTCGTAGTGGATTTTTACAAGGGAAATGATAAGCCTAAAAATAAATATCTTATATGTCAATGTGATTGCGGAAACACGAAAATCGTTCAAAAAAGTAATTTACAATCAGGCAACACTTCATCATGTGGTTGTTATAGGAAAGAAAAAATAAAAGAAACCAATTCAAAGAAAAATACATATGAGTTTATTGATGATTATGTTGTTGGATATGATGTTAGGGTAAATAAACCATTTACGGTTGACTTAGATGATTATGAGAAAATCAAAGATATTACTTGGACAAGAAGTGATAAGGGTTATGTAATTGCAAGTAGAATTTATGGTTATATTGAATTGAGCAGATATATTTTGGATTGCACTAAAGGAGACGGAGTAATTGTAGATCATATTAATGGAGATATAAACAATAACAGAAAATATAATCTGCGTAAAACAAATAAATCTATTAACTCACTGAATAGAAACCCACAAGGAAACGGAAAATTAAAAAGTTTGGGAGTTAGAAAGTCAAAAAATAGATATGAAGCAAGAATAAGAGTAAACGGAGAAGATATTTTTATTGGGAGTTTCTTAACGTTAGAAGAGGCTGAACAAGCAAGAATTAATTATGAGCAACAATTATCTAAACAGATTGGGGATGTGGTTAATGCAAGACGAAAATGAATTTATCATCTCAAGTATGCTTTGGAGTTTTTCAAGGCTCAATTCATTTTATAATTGCCCATATGAATGGAAGTTGCACTATATTGAGTGTAGTCAATCAGAGAACAATTTCTTTGGGGAATACGGTTCTTTTTTACATAAAATCCTTGAAAAATATCTCAAAGAGGAACTATCAATTTTTGAATTGAGTAGCTATTATGAGGAACATTTTAATGAGAATATTCCTCATGATGCTCCCCCTAATAAGTATGTTGATATGAAACAGTCTTATTATGACAAGGGGCTTGATTATCTTGATAACATAGATTTGGATGTCGATAAATATGAGATTTTAGGTGTCGAAAAGAAGGTTGAATTTACTATAGCCAATAAGAAATTTGTTGGCTATATTGATCTTTTAGTAAAGGATAAGGCTACTGGCGAAATTATTATAATAGACCATAAATCTGCAAGTATGAAAGTATTAAAAAATGGGCAAGTAAGTAAAAAGGATCAAGAACACTTTTTGTCATTTAAAAGACAGTTTTATCTTTATTCTATCCCTATTATAAAGGAGTATGGGTCAGTATCTAAACTAAGTTGGAATTTATTTAAAGAAAGAGATTGGCTAACTATTCCATTCAATGAGAAAGAATACAACGAATCAATTGATTGGGCTGAAACTACTTTAAAAATGATTGAAAATGAAGAACATTGGTGTCCAAATCCCGATTTTTATTATTGCAATTATTTATGCGGTCAGCGTAATCACGCTTGTGAATATAAACCACAACCTATAACCAAAGAATTGGCAGAAGAAAAAGTATATAATCCTGAAACTGATTCTTATGTTTGATGAGGTGAGAAATGCAAAATTATCACAAACACACATCTTTTAGTAACGTTCTTGTAACCGATTGCACAGCTTCTTATGAAGAATATGTTAATAGGGCAATTGAGTTAGGACAGAATGTTATTTCGAGCGTTGAACACGGCTATCAAGGTAACTATTACATACCTTACGAACTGGTGCAAAAGCACAACGATTCACTTTCCAAGAAATTAGAACAAGGGGAAATTACTGAGGAAGAATACAAAAAAAAGAAACTCAAATTTATTTTCGGGGCTGAAGCCTATTGGGTAAAAGACCGTTTATTAGAAAATCCTAAGATTGATAAAAAGACAGGCAAAGAAATCCCCGGCGAAACCGTTAAGGATAGAACAAATTGCCATATAATCTTACTCGCAAAAAACGAAGAAGGAAGAAGAGATATTAACGAAATTCTTTCAATTGCCAGTATAGATGGCTTTTACGGACAACCGAGAATAGATATTGATTTACTTTTAAGAATTAAACCTGAGAATGTTATTGTAACAACTGCTTGCTTGAAATATTGGGTATACGAGGATATAGAAGAAATCACAGAGAAACTTCATAATCATTTTGGAGATAACTTTTTTCTTGAAATTCAGTATCATAATACTTCATTACAAAAGCAGATAAATCAAAGAATATTGAAACTCTCAAAGCAGATGGGAATTAGGTTGATCTTCGGATATGATAGTCATTACATTTATCCTAATCGGTCTGTAGAACGTGATAATTACCTCGATGGCAGAGGTATTATCTATGACGATGACGAAAAGGGTTGGTATATGGATTATCCCGATGAACAAGAAGTAAGAAAAAGACTTTTTGAACAAGGAGTGTTATCTGAATCTGAGATTGATGAATGTATAAAAAATACAGACATTCTTCTTGATTTTGAAGATATTATTCTTGACAAAAAAGTCAAGTTGCCGAAAAACTATCGTTTTAACGGCGAGTGGGTAGGTAACAAATCTCAAGAATGGAGAGACGAAACTCTTAAAAATCTCGTTTATTCTAAATGGGAAGAACAAAAGAAAAATGTTGCCCCATCAATGTATGAAGAATACGAAAAGGGAATAGCCTATGAACTCGATGCCATTATCGGCACAAAAATGACAGACTATTTTTTGATTGATTATGAAACCGTTAGAATAGGCTTAGAAAATGGCGGTGTAATCACAAAAACGGGTAGAGGCAGTGGTGTAAGTTATTATGTGAACTCCCTGTTAGGTTTTAGCAACATTGATAGGTTTATAGCACCTGTAAAACTATATCCAGATAGGTTTATGTCAAAGACAAGAATCCTAAAAACCGTTAGTTTGCCTGACCTTGACCTTAATCTCGGAACTGTTGAAATTTTTGCCGAAGCACAAAAAGAAGTTATGGGGGAGGGGCATTCTTACCCTATGATTTCATATAAGCCTTTGCAGGTATCGTCAGCTTTTAAACTTTATGCTAAATCACAAGGACTTGATTTTGATGTTTCTAATGAGATTACTCAGCAGATCAAAGATTACGAAAAAGCATTGAAACACGCAGAAGATGATGCCAAAGATAGCATTGATTTATACGATTTTGTAGATGAAAAGTACAAAGAGTATATTGATAAAAGTAAAAAATTCAGAGGCATTATTAACTCAAAATCACAAGCTCCGTGTGGGTATCTTATTTACGATGGAGATATTAAGCGTGAGATTGGTCTTATTCGTTGTAAATCAGAAGCAACAAAAAAAGAAGTTATAACTACCGTTATCGATGGTATAGTGGCAGAAAACTATAAGTTTGTTAAGAATGATCTTCTCAAAGTTGATATATGGCTTACGATTAACAACATTTTCAAAGAAGCAAATACAATAACCCCTACCGTTCCAGAAATGGATAAATTGATAGATAATGATGAAGCAACTTGGAAAGTGTATTCAAGTGGTTACACATTGGGTATAAATCAGTGTGAATCAGATTTTGGAGTTCAGTGCTGTAAAAAATATAGTCCTAAAAATATGATGGAACTCACTTCTTTGGTTGCTGCTTTACGACCGGGCTTTAAAACCCAGTTAGAAAATTTCCTTCAGAGAAAGCCTTATACTACAGGAGTAAAAGAACTTGACAATCTGTTAAAAGACTCTTTTCACTATCTGATGTATCAAGAGTCGATAATGACATATTTAGGTTGGCTTGGCATTGAACAAACAGAAACTTACGCAATTATCAAAAAGATAAGCAAGAAAAAGTTTAAAGAAAAAGAACTTGCCGAATTGAAGCAAAGGTTGTTACAAGGATGGATAAAGAACGTAGGGAAACCCGATGGTTTTGAAAAGACTTGGGATATTATCGAAGCTGCATCAAAGTATTCCTTTAACGCTTCACATGCTTTAAGCTATGCTTATGATTCGGTTTACGGGGCTTACACTAAGGCTCATTATCCTTATGAATTTTACTCGGTTATGATGCAACATTATTCAGATAAAGGCAACAAGGATAAAGTATCAGCCTTTAAAAAGGAGATGCTCGAATATTCAGGAATTAAGGTGGGTACATACAAATTCGGCTTAGATAACAGAAAATTTAGTATCGACAAGAAAACCCGATGCATCAACCCGTCTTTATCATCAATCAAAAATTTTTCTTTATCTGTTGCAGAGTCTCTTTATCAATTAGGTCTTAATAACTACCCTAATTTTTGTAGTTTACTTGTAGCATTAAAAGAGAATGGTATATCCGAAAGCCGTATCCAAGATTTGATAAATATTGATTATTTCTGCGATTATGGTGATATGAAACTGTTATCTAAATATCTTGAGATATTCTTAATCTTCTATAAGAACAAAAAAGATGGATTTGCGAAGCAGATAAAAAAAGAGAAGGCTTTTTCACTAAACATTGATTTTGATATTATCCGCAAGTATTGTGAAAAAGAAACCGTAAAGACTTTTATGGGTATAGATTCAAAAGCGATTATAGAGGATCTATCTTCTCTTATAACAGACAAATCTACTTTAAAGGAGAGATTACAGAGACGGTTTGAAGTTCTTGACTATATGGATGTAATAGACAAGAAGTATTCTGGGTACTGTTTTGTTACAGACTTGAACGTTGATTACTCACCAAAATTAAGCCTTTATGCTCTTGCTAACGGCAACACTATTCCTGTGAAAATTAGCAAGAAGATATTTAAGGACAAGCCTCTAAAGAGAGGAGATATTATAAAGGTATTGAACCATGATAGACAATCAAAAAAGAAAAAAGTCAATGATAAATGGGTTGATTCCGAAGAAAAGGAATGGTGGATTACCGATTATAAAATCTGCTGATAATTAAATAACGAAAGGAGTGAAGAGTTTGTGTACACGATAAAGCTGGCTTTACTCTTAGTAGAATATGAAAAATCCATATATAAAAAGTCCACTAAATTATGTTGGTGGCAAGTTTAAATTATTACCTGAAATTATCCCTTTATTCCCTACAAGTATAAACACATTTGTTGATTTATTTGGTGGTGGGGGTAATTTGAGTGTTAATGTCTGCTCTGAAAGAGTGGTCTACAATGACATTTGTGAACCGGTTGTGGAACTTCTGCAATCCCTAAAGGAAAATTCCATTGAGTATTCTTTACAGTACATAGACACACTTGTATCAGAATATCAGTTGTCAAAAGAAAATCAGAAAGGATATTTACAACTTAGAAACTATTATAATAGAGAGAATAAGCATCCGTTAGTGTTTTATACTATGATTTGTTATGCTTTTAACAATCAGATTAGATTTAACAAGAATGGCGATTTTAATATGCCGTTTGGTAAAGATAGAAGCAGTTTCAACCCTGTGTTGCGTGAAAAATTTATCACCTTTTGTAACAGACTATCGACATTAAATATAAAATTCAGCAACCATTCATTTACAGATTTACGATTAGATAAGTTATCCCAAACAGATTTTATCTATGCAGACCCCCCGTATTTTTCTTCTGTAGCTTCCTACAACGAACAGAATGGTTGGACTGAGGTGGACGAAAAGAATTTGCTGACACTATTAGATGTCGCAGATAAAAGGGGCATTCGTTTTGCTCTTTCTAATAACCTCAAATATGATAACACTATTTTAAAGGAATGGCTACAGAAGTACAAGGTTCACTATTTACAAAGAAATTATAGTAATTGTAATTATCACAAAATAGATCGTAGCAAAGACTGTGAAGTACTTATCACAAACTATTAAAACATACAATGTTTTTTGTTTGACAAATCGTTACGAAGTGGTATAATACAGGTGTTAAAGAAACCAATTCTAAGATTTATAAAATTCAGAAAGGACGAAAAAATGAATTTAAAAGAGGCATTTCGCTATCAGAAGTTTTTAAATAAGTTGTCCGAAGATGCTATTTGCTCTATTACAAATAGGGAAAATTGTTTAAGGAAAACAAAAGCTCATAAGCGTTCATCAGTTAAGCCAGATGCAGATGATTATGTTGAAATAATAGACAATGAAAATCCTTTTACTGTTGACGATTTAATTGCTTTTATGAAAGAACTGGCTATTGAAAAAGAGTGTTTGACTTGCCAGATTAACATTGCAAAAAACTCTTGTGATTTTGACATAGACTCTTTGATTGAATCAAATAAAATCAATCAGAATATGTGTAAGGCAATAAAGACAGCTTTAAGTATAATACCCTTTAGCTACACAGAAAAAGCTAAAGACTACAAATTCGACATTAACGGTACTCAGATACCTTATTACTATGATGTCGAAATTGATGAAGAGAGAACTTTTGATGGTAATAAAGCAAAGGTAATTATGAAGAATGCCATTGCTAACTGTGAAGAAAGATCCAAGGTTATTGAAAGGATGATGATAAATACAGAAGTCAATTATTCAGCAACATATGATGTCAACGATGGTTTTGATGATATTGTAGTTGATTTCATCATTAGACACAAGAACGAACTTTCCGAAGTTGATGATGTAGACAAGTAAAACACAAGGGCTTCGGCTCTTTATTCAGGGCAAAAGTTTGAATGAAAGTTAATCAACCAATTAGGTTCACTAACCTATCAAATTTACTACATAATAAGTTTATGAAATACTTTTGTATAGAAATTTCAGTTATACAACTAATCATTCACTCTAAGCATTAACTCAAAATTCACCATTACACTATTTCCCGAAATTCGTCATCTATAATCTGGGCATTAAACATAAAACAACATCAAACACTATTACATTTTATATCCCAGAGTTCTTAGACATCCTTGCCTTTTGGCAAACTATAAAGCAGTTATTGTAACACTGATAAATAACCTTCCTTTGCATGTATGTTTTTTGGTGTTTCTCCTTTGATATAAAATTCAGTGCGAATATTAACTGCTAACAACGAAATTTGGTTAATGAAATTTAGATTTTTGTCTTGAATAAAGAGCCGATGGCAATTATTAAAAGTTGCCGATAAAACTTAAATTTTATCGGCAAAATATATCTATATGTTGTGGCTGACAGAAAGAATAGATACTATATACAGTGTTTTAAATTCTGAACACGAGATACGAATACTACATTTAGAAAATTAAGCAGATAAGACAGATTTGAAAGGGACTTTAAATAATGGATGACAAAATTGAACTTAATAGAATTTACAACGAAGATTGTTTCGCTACAATGGATCGTATGCCTATCGGATTAAATTCCGTAATTCTTACTTCACCCTTTTACAATACAAATAAGAAACAAGGAAAACACAGAACGTTATCCAACGCTGAATCAAAAGGTTATCCGTATTTGAGATACGACCGTCATGTTGATAATATGACAGATGATGAGTATTGTAATTTTACTGAAAATTTGTTTCTTGAATTTGACAGAATATTAAATCTAAACGGAGTGGTCTTATACAATCTTTCATACGGGAACAACAACAGAGATGGTATGTTTAAGGCTGTGAATGCAATAATCACCAAAACTCCTTTTACAATTGCTGATGTAATCTGTTGGAAGAAGAAATCGGCTTTGCCTAATAACTGTTCGTCAAACAAATTAACAAGAATATGGGAAAACATATTCGTCTTTTGTAGAAGAAATGAAGCAAACTCATTCCATTGTAACAAAAAAATCATAAGCATTAGAAAGACAGGGCAAAAATCTTATGAAAACATTTTTAATTACATAGAAGCGAAAAACAACGATGGAAGTTGTCCATATAATAAGGCAACTTATTCTACGGAGTTATGTGAATTTTTATTAAAATTGTATTGCCCAGAAAACGCCATAGTGTACGATCCTTTTATGGGTAGCGGGACGACCGCTGTAGCTTGTAAGAGAATGGGATATAGCTACATAGGAAGCGAACTATCCCAGAATCAGTGCGAGTGGGCTGAACAAAGAATTATAAAAAACTAAATAGAAAATAGAAAAAGTGTTTTATAGTGTCTTGAGACACTTGAAATAAAAAAAACAGAAAGTAGGGTAAAATATGACACATACAGCTAAATGTGAGATATGTAACAAGGATTATGACAATGAATTTAGGACTACTTATATTCAACGTTCAAGTAAAGAAGCCGATATAAAATGTTGTTGTGATGAATGCCTAGAAAAAGAAATTACAACAAAGCCTCATTGGTTTAGGAATTATTTGCCAGCATATTATGACGGAGGAAGTTTAACAACAACGTTATTTGATACTAAAGAGGAACTTATTGAATGGTTGCATAATAATATAAAAATTTCCTCCGATGAAGTTTTATGCACAGATAGTAGTGGCTATATTACTGCTGTAAATAAAAGCGGAAAGCATTGGTGGGTTGCTGGATTTTCAACATTAGGCGAGGGGGATTTACCTAATTGGCAAGAAACAGCCGAAAGATTTGCCTCACAATCACAATCTAACTAATTTTTTAAAATAAAGGAGGTTTGCATGAATCATTCAACAAACTATTACGACATTGATGTAGACAAGCTCATAGACAAGGGCTGTTGCATTGATGACTGTTTTTATCTGAAAGATTTAAAGCAGAGAAAATTATTTATCGACGATGATATATGTCAGGAGACCATCGGAGAAATTGTTAAGCATATAATGCAGTTTAACAAGGAAGATAAAGGAATCAAAAAGGAAGATAGAACTCCGATACTCCTCTATATCACATCTAATGGGGGTAATGTGGATGATGGGTTTGAACTCATTGATATAATCAAAAACAGCGAAACCCCTGTCTATACAATTAATCTCGGTTATCAGTACAGTATGGCGTTTCTCATCAATCTTGCGGGGCATAAGCGTTTTGCCACAAAGAACGCAAAGTTTTTAATGCACGATGGCTCAAACTTCTTATATAGTTCGTCTGCTAAGATTAAGGATCAGATGGCATTTCAGAATGTTGTTGAAAAGAGAATCAAGGATTATGTCTTAGCCAATAGTAAGATAACGGAAAAAGAATATTCAAAGAAGTACCGTGTTGAATGGTATATGTATGCGGACGAAGCAAAGAAGAACGGCTTTGTCGATTACATAATTGGGGAAGATTGTAGACTTGATGATATTATTTAAGATTAAGGAGTCCGTTTATGGCAAAGAAGAAAAATACTTCTGAAGAATACTATGGTGAAATGCCAAAGAATTTTAATGACAGACCGTTTTACGATATAGAACTTGATTCAGAACAGCTTGAATTTGCAAATGCAATAATCAATCCAAACATAGATATTATTTTTGTAAATTCTAAAGCTGGTACAGGTAAGACAACAATAGCAACGGGTGCATCTGACATTCTTGTTAAGCATGGGGTATTTGATAGTATTGTTTATATCATGTCCCCTTACGGAGAAAGAAAGCAGGGTTGGCTTCCCGGCAGTATTACTGAAAAGAGCTCCGTTTATTTTGAAGCCTTTTATCAAGCTCTCAATAACTGTGGGATAAATTCTTTTATAGCAATTAACGATGATACGATGGTTAATCAAAAGAATGGGACAGGCTATATAACTTGTATAACTGACACATTCCTTCGTGGTTCAAATCTTGACAACGCTGTTGTGATAATTGACGAGGCACAGAACTGTACTACAGCACAGTTAAAAAAGATATTAACAAGAGTGGGCAAAAAAGCAAAGGTTATTGTGATAGGACACGAATTACAGTGTGATTTAGATAACCCAAACACAAGTGGATTTACTGCCTACATAAACCATTTTAGAGGACACGATAGAGTGGCAATTTGTAATTTAACAACGAATCATAGAGGCTGGATAAGTCAGTATGCTGACGAATTAGAAGAGAGGTAATAAATATGATAGGGGAATTTACATCTGAACTTGTAGACGAATTAGCTGAAATTCTTAATGAGATGTACGAGAATGGAGAGATATAATGAGTCGGTTTTCGGGTAAACATGATTTTTATGACAGCGTAGTTTCGTACTATACGCTTGAAGAAATACAGAACAATGTTGAAATATTTGTTGGTAAGAACGATAAGCCATTAAAGATAGAAAAGGTGACGGATCTAATTCCTTATTATCCTTATCTTATTAGCTTGGGTGCTTATGATAATATTAATAAAAAAGCTACAGTTCATTTAACGTCTAAATCTTATATTGACCTTAGAGAACAGGATTCCCTTGATTTTGTCCTAAAACAAATCCTCAGATATTATAACTCTTGCAAGCAAAAGAAAATTGATTTTTCTGTTGACGGTGCTGTTAAAAAAGTGTTTGCAATTAGTGATAAAGATCGAGATACGGTAGCTACCGAATTAGCTAATAGAGTTAAAATCAATGGGAAGAAAGCAAGCACAGATGGACTTCACCTATCAATTTATGATTTCTATAGAAAAGAATTAGCAGAAGAAATGGTTAAAAACGGCTTGAATCCTGCTGATTATGGGTATGAAAGATTTAAGTAAAAAAGATGGGGGATGATAAAATGTCGGCTTTACTACAGATAAAGTTGGTAACAGTTTCGGATGTAGCATTGTTCAATGCAACTTGTAATTCTGTTAATTGTAAGACTATACTACGAAGTGACTGTTACGTTGTGGATGCCAAATCGCTTATGGGTATATTTAGTCTTGATTTAAGCAAGCCTGTAACACTTGAAATATCAGACGATAAGTTTACAAGCAAATTTAGCGAATGGACAGTATGAGGTGAAAAAAGTTGATTAAAATTGAAAACACAGAGGTTTATGGTTTTGAAGCAGCCATACGAGGAATGAGAAATCCGATGAACAGTTGGAATAAAAGTGATAGTTTTCACAATTGCAAGGACAGTGATATGTGCATAGGAGATTGTGGACTTTGGTGTAGTGGAGCTATCGGAGATAACGATTTAAAGCTGATGAAACAGCTTGCAAAGGCAGGATCGGTACACGCAAAGTACCGCAGAATGATAACCGTAACGTGTGACATAACCGCACCAATGTTTTGGTGGGCTGAGTACGATACCTACAAGGTCGGAACGGTAAGAAATTCGTGTAGCAAAATGCACAAGATACACAGCGTAGAGCTTTTAAACGAGGATTTTTCCTGCGAGGGATGCAAGGAAGTTGGATCGTGGGCAATGCTTTGTTTTGTCACAGTGCAAAACACTTGCAACAAGCTGAGAGAAAAATACAACGAAACCAAAGAGAAGAAATACTGGAGAGCGTTGATTGAGTTATTGCCCGAAAGCTACAATCAGAGGGCAACGGTACAGCTTAACTACGAAGTGCTTGCAGGAATGTATTACTGGCGAAAAGATCACAAACTCGATGAATGGCATACGTTTTGCGAGTGGGTAGAAAGTCTCCCCTATTCTGAATTGATTACAGAAAAGTATGACGGTTCTACAAATGAGTAATTCTATATTAAGTTTGGAGGAAATGCAAGGAAAAGTTGAAAAGAGTAATAATAACTAACGGTTATGCTCGTTCTGGCAAAGATGAATTTGCGAAAATTCTTAATGACTACATAGGGGTTTCAAAATATTCGTCTATAGATTGTGTCAGAAACGGAGCAAGCGAAGCAGGATGGTATAGTGGTGGTAAATCAGATAAGGATCGCAAGTTCTTATCTGATTTAAAAAAGTTGCTGACAGATTATAATGACATTCCTTTCAGAGATTTAAAGTGTATTTATGATGATTTTATAAATGAACTTTATTATCCCAAAAGCGAAATTCTTATATTTGACATAAGAGAACCTGACGAAATTGAACGGGCTGTTAAAGAGTTCAATGCTATAACGGTATTTATCAAGAATGATAACATTATGCCCGTAACGAGTAATTCTTCAGATGCAAATGTTGAAAACTACAATTATGACTATTATGTTGAGAATAATGGTACGTTAGATGATTTTAGAGATAGTGTAAGGACATTTTATCTGTCACTAATAGAAAAGTAAAGGAGTGATGATTTGAAAGTAATTAAGAAAGATGGAACTTTGGAGGACTATGACGAGCAAAAGATAATCAACGCTTGTAACAAAGCTGCACGAAGGGCTATGATAACATTAACAAACGAAGATTATCAAGTTATTTGTAATGCAGTATGGGACAAGTTAGTTGAAAACGACTTAGAAGATACAGAAATATACGATATGCACAACATCGTTGAATCTGTGTTAGAGGACAAGTTCCCAAAAGTAGCTAAGATGTATAAGGAGTACAGAAATTACAAAAAAGACTTTATACACATGATGGATAAAGTATACGAAAGAAGTCAGTCTATTAGATACATAGGTGATAAAAGCAATGCAAACACAGACTCGTCTTTAGTAGCAACAAAAAGAAGTTTAATCTATAACGAATTAAGTAAAGAATTATATAAAAAGTTCTTTTTAACTTATGATGAAAAGCAGGCTTCAAAAGATGGTTATATCTACATACATGATTTAAATTCAAGATTAGACAGTTTCAATTGTGATTTATTTCGTGTTGGAAAAGTAATGAAAGGTGGCTTTGAAATGGGCAACCTTTGGTATAACGAACCTAATTATCTTGATACAGCTTTTGATGTAATGGGTGATATTATTCTTTCAACAGCAGCCCAACAGTATGGTGGTTTTACAGTTCCAGAGGTTGATAAAATGCTTGTTCCGTATGCACGGAAGTCTTATAAAAAATACAAAAAAGAGTACACAAACATACTATTAGAAACAGTATCTCCGTCAGAGATAAATCAATACAAGCCCAAAATTAAGAAATACGCTTTAGACAAACTACAGAGAGATTTTGAACAGGGATGGCAAGGCATTGAAATGAAGCTAAATTCCGTTGGTAGCTCTAGGGGTGATTATCCTTTTGTTTCAATGTCTTTAGGATTAGCAACTTCAAAGTTTGGAAAAATGGCTTCGATTTCTCTCTTAAAAGTTCACTCTGAAGGGCAAGGCAAGAAAGGCTTTAAGAGGCCTGTTCTGTTTCCGAAGATAATCTTTTTATATGACAAGAATTTACACGGTGACGGAAGTCCAGAATATCCAAATGCTGACGTTTTTAATGCTGGAATAGATTGTAGCAGTAAAACAATGTACCCCGACTGGCTCTCGCTCACAGGAAAAGGATATGTTCCTGAAATGTATAAAAAATATGGAAGGGTGGTAAGCCCAATGGGCTGCCGAGCATTCTTGTCGCCGTGGTATGAAATAGGCGGTATGCACCCAGCAGATGAAGAAGATAAGCCTGTATTTGAAGGTCGTTGTAATTTAGGTGTGGTTTCTTTACATTTGCCTATGATCCTTGCAAAGGCAAGGCGTGAAGGCAAGGATTTTTATGCCGTTCTTGACTATTACCTTGAAATAATCAGAAATCTTCATAAGCGTACTTATGATTACATAGGACAGTTAAGAGCAAGCGTGAACCCGGTTGCCTTTTGTGAGGGCGGTTTATATGGTGGTAATTTGAAGCCGAATGATAAAATCAAGTCTATTTTGCCCCCTATGACAATGAGTTATGGAATAACAGCCTTAAACGAGCTTCAAAGATTGTATAATGGAAAGTCAATAAGAGAAGATGGCAAATTTGCTTTAGAAACAATGAAACACATACAGTCCTATATTGAAAGAATAAAAGAAGAAGATCACATTTTATATGCCATTTACGGCACACCTGCTGAAAGTTTATGCGGTTTGCAGATTGAACAGTTCAGAAAGATTTATGGAATCGTTGAAAATGTATCTGATAGAGAATATGTAAGCAACAGTTTTCATTGCCATGTTTCTGAAAATATGTCTCCAATCGAAAAGCAAGATAAAGAAGAACGATTCTGGAATTACTTTAATGGAGGCAAAATTCAGTATTGCCGTTACAATCTCGGTTACAACAAAGAAGCTATTAAAACATTAATCCTTAGAGCAATGGATAAAGGCTTCTATGAAGGCGTTAATCTTGCAATGTGTTATTGTGAAGACTGCGGTTATCAGCAAGTTGAAATGGATATTTGTCCTAAATGCGGAAGCTCTATGATTACTAAAATAGATAGAATGAATGGATTAAACAACTAAATAGTCCATGTAAAATTGTTTAAATTGCGGGAAAGTCCCCATAACCCTAATTCGCTACAAAGAAGCTGGAAACGGCATGCTTGAAAGCGGTGCAAGTTTGTAACTTATAGTCTTAATTGATAGAAACCATAAAAAGTAATTAGGATAGGGATAACCGAGTGTGCAAGTCACTCAAACGCATCGAAGCTCCTTAACAGGTAACGCTGATGGAGAACGTTCAACGACTATAATAACAACATATTTGGGATAGCAGAAAGGAAATTCTATTAGTAACACAAAACGCATTACAAAAGAGCAAACAGAAAATGTAATTTCACTATTTAACAAATATAACTGCGTAGAGATTTCAAAAATTGTAGGAGTAACTCTTAATCAAGTATACGAAGTTAGAAAGAGATATAAATTGACAGATAAACAAAACCCAGTTTTCATTCTTAACGACTTGCAAGAACAAATCCTTTTAAGTGGAAAATTAGGCGATGGTAATTTCAAGAAAAATGGATTAAAAAATTATTATTACCGAGAAAATCATGCTGAAGATGAAAAGCAATACTTAGAATGGAAAATGAATGTGCTTGGAAAAAACATCGTTGCAAAAAGAGGACTATATAAAATAAAAATGAGTGGGTATAATCAGCAACAGCCTTACGGCTTTTCCACAAAAACAAGTCCAACATTTATTACATATAACAATTTAAGTATTCCCAACACAATCTCAAAATTAGACTACAGAGGATTGATTATGTTTATGTTAGATGACGGTTGGTTTTCTAATCATTCTAAGGCAGGTAATTTTTGCATCTCAGGAGGAAATCTTACGGTAGAAGATCTTGAAGATATATGCTCAAAGTTTGATGAATACGGAATAAATAATACACACGTCATCGGCACCAAGAGAAACGATATATACATTCCATCAAAAAATAACGCCAAATTGTATGAAATGGCAATCAGTTTTATCCCCAAAGACACAGATATTATAAACAAGAAATTTTACAAGATTATGGAACAAGAGTAAAAAATACAAGTCTATCCCAAATATGATTGTATAGTCTACTCCCTATTTAAATATTACGAAAGTAAGGGTATTAAGGATTTAGGTTTCACTAGAGTTCATGGGGAAACAAGATATAATAAAGCAAAAAATGCTGAAATCAAAGACAGAGTATCTATGTAAAAAAGGAAAGGTGAAGTGGTATTATAAATTATCATAACATCACTTGTCCCGATCAAAATAATGGGGATGGTCTGAGAGTCGTTCTTTGGCTCTCAGGCTGTAACCATCATTGTAAAGGTTGTCAAAACCCACAAACTTGGGACAAAAATAGTGGCATAAAATTTGACGAGAATGCAGTTGAAGAATTATTGGTAGATTTAAAGTTTGACTATATTTCTGGAATAACATTAACAGGTGGTGATCCTCTCAATGAAAATAACGTAATAGAAGTGCTAAATTTTCTAAATAAAATCACTGTTTTATTTCCACAAAAATCAGTATGGATATACACGGGCTACACTTGGGAAGAAATAATTAATCCAACGATTGATGACGATGCAAGTGTTGCTCGTAAAGAAATCCTCAAATATTGTGATGTTCTTGTAGATGGTAGATATATAGACGAGCAACGAGACATCACATTAAAATGGAGAGGCAGCAAAAATCAAAGAGTAATTGATGTTCAGAAGTCATTACAAACAAATTCGGTGGTATTACACTGCGACTAAGGAGTGATTAAAGCAAAATGTACAATATATTAGGTAAACGGAACAAAGAATCAGATGAAGAATTTATAACATCTAAAAGAGATTTCAATAAAGCTGTTTCAAAAGCAGAGAAGTTAAAATCAAGAGGTTGGCGAGAAGTTACGATTATCAATTCCGAAACTATGGATATTGAATACGAATTATATAAAGGAGGAATATGAAACACTTAAATGTTGGTATAGATATTGATAATGTCATTAACAACCTTGCCGAAATGTTGCTTAAGGTTTTTAACGAAGATACCGGGCAGAACGTAAAACTGTCTGATATAAAATCGTATTACATAGAGCGTTGGGTTGATAGTAAATATTCTGATAAAATAACTGCGTTATTTGCTGATAAGAGAGTCTGGAAACAGATTTCTCTTATTGACAATTGCAGAAATTTCATTCAGAAACTTGTTGAAGATGGGCATAGAATAATATTCGTTACAGCTACAGACCCTTCAAATATTGCAAAGAAGTTTAGTTGGCTATCAAGAAATTTCCCGTTTATAGACATTAAAAGAAATTTAGTAATGATACACACGAAACAACTTTTAAGCGAATTAGATGTTCTTGTAGATGATTATGAAAATAACTTGATTGACGGTAACTATTCTAAAATTTTGTTGAACTATCCTTGGAACAATGGAATAAACGATGAGAGATACGGAATAATACGTTGCAACGATTGGCGAGAAATTTACAATGAAATATGTAAGATAGCAGAAACGGAGACAAATGAATATAATAAAATTTGATACACCTATAATTAAATCATCCTCTGAAATAGAGTATGGGGATATTTTTCTAACTGAATTTGGAGATTTTGATAATTGGGTTGAGATTGTGTTTGAAAATTGCACAAGTGATAATTTACCCGACTGGACAAAAATCAAGTATCACATTCCCAATGGCACATTAAGTGCTTATTGTTACGAAAATCATCCTATAAACAAAGTTAAATTCAAAGTAATAGGCAAGGAAGAAAGTGAGGATTTTTAATATGAACAAAGTTAAGAAAGTCATTATTGCAACAATCGGAGTTGTACTATCGGCGGTTCTTTTGTGTAGTTGTACGGAAGCCGAAAGAGTAACATACAATGTGCAGAAAGAAGCTGATAATTTCAATGTCACAAGGCGGCTGTCAGTTATAAACGCAAGAAGCGACAAGCCTGTGCTTGAGCTTATCGGTAATTTTTCCATTTCAAACAACGAGGAAAACGAGCTTGTTGTAACGATAGAGGTAGCCCCGAATGTGTACAAGGTTGATTATGTTTATCTTAACGACTGGACAATGTACACAATAGAAGATGTAAGCGGCGCATACGTTGACAAATATCATTACGAGATGAATTTCTTGCCCGAAATGATTATACCGATTACGTTCACAAGCAAAGACTGAAAAAAAAAGAAAGGATAACAGCAATGAATAAATTTGAAAAAGTAAGTTATATAGAATATGTAAAGGCAATTGGTGGCGATATTGATTTGTTTGATGAGTATAATGACATCAAAATTCCTAAAAGAGCCACAATAGGATCAGCAGGGTATGATTTTTTCGCACCTTTTACGTTTACACTTGAACCGGGAGAAACCATTAAGTTCCCTACTGGTATTAGAGTGTTACTCGACAAAGATAAGTTTTTAGCTATATACCCACGTTCAGGACTTGGTTTCAAGTACAGGGTTCAGCTTGACAATACTGTGGGAATTATAGACAGCGACTATAGCAATTCAGACAACGAAGGTCATATATTCATCAAGATTACAAACGATACAAGAGACAATAAAACTGTCACAATCCATAAAGGTGACGGTATTGCACAGGGTATTATAACTCAGTTTTTTATTACCGATGATGATAGGGCAGACGGTATAAGAAATGGTGGTTTTGGAAGTACAACAAAGGGTTAAAAAATGAATAAATTACATAATATAGCCAACAATTACTACAAGAGCATTGTAGCTTCTTTGCTAATTACTATTGTTGCTTATTGCAATTTACTTTGTGAAAATCGTTATATAGGGGCTTTTATGTTCTCTTTTGGGTTAATAGTAATATGCAAATACAATTTAAATCTGTTCACAGGACAAGCCGGATATATAACTATAAAGCAAATTCCTAATTACTTGATTACGATAATCACGAATTTGTTTTATTCAATGTTTTTCTCAGCTTTGCTGTCTTTCAATGAAAATGCTTGCTTAAAAGCAAAAGAAATATGGGCTATAAAAAGCAGTTTAGATGTAGATTCTTTAATATTTTCATCTTTTTTCTGTGGTGTGTTAATCTATATAGGAGTTGACTATTATAAAAAACATTCAAGTATAATTGGGTTGCTTTTTGCAATTCCTATATTTGTGCTATGTGGTTTCGATCACGCAGTAGCAGATACAGTATATTTCACATTGGCTTTTAGCAAGTATTATGTAACCGATTTGTCCCCTACTGACTTAATAAGATTTTTGATTATAATTCTATTTAACATAGCTGGAAGTAAAGTGACAAAAATACTAATGGAGAACAACGAGGATGCTTTTGTGTGTTGATATAATACAAGAAAGGGATAAAAAATGACATTAGAAAAGGCTATTTTGTTAGCTATGATAGAAGCATCATACAAAGATCATTTAATAGACGAAGAAACATACAACAACATGATACATTTGATATGATTTTAAAAAAGACGTTGGGAAAATACTCAACGTCTCTTTTTTGACAAAATACAACAATAAACCTATCTTTTTTAGTTGACAGCAAAAATTGGTATGGTATCATTGTGGTGTAAATTTGTATTAAAAAAGGAGAGATTAAAAAATGAATATCTATACTTTAATTGAAAAAATGACATTAGAACATAAAACAATTTTTGATATGCAGTTAAGAGTTGCTTTTTATGCCCGTGTGTCAACAACTAAAGAAGTACAGTTAAATTCAAGAGATAACCAAATACAGACCTTCACCGAGCTAATACAGAAAAACTCAAATTGGACTTTAATTAAAGGATATGTAGATACCGTTAGAGGGGAAACAGCAGCCAATCGAAACAATTTTATGCGTATGATAGATGATGCAAAACTCGGAAAATTTGATTTGATAGTGTGCAAAGAAATTTCAAGATTTAGCCGTGACTTAATTGATAGTATATCATATACTCGTGAATTATTTAAAAACAATGTCGGAGTCTATTTTACTTCTGATAATCTTTGCACAATCGACAGAGACAGTGAGCTAAGATTAGGCATTATGGCTTCAATTGCTCAACAAGAAGTTGCAAGATTGTCTGAAAGAATTAAATTTGGGCATAAGAAAGCAATTGAGAATGGAGTAGTTATGGGGAATAGCCGTATTTTTGGCTATATCAAGAATGATGGCAAGTTGGTTGTTGATCCTTATGAAAGCAAACTGGTTGAAAAAATATTTCAAATGTATTCAACCGGGGATTATTCTCTTAGGAACATAAGCGAAGATCTTTATAAGATGGGCTATAAAAACCACTCAGGAAATATGATAGCCCATACAACAATAAAAGCCATAATTAAAAATCCAAAATATAAAGGATATTATTGTGGCAATAAGGTCAAAGTGTTAGACTATCGTACAAAAGAGCAAAAGTTTTTGCCCGAAGAATCTTGGATTGTTTATAAAGATGAGACAGGCGAAAAAGTACCTGCAATTATTTCAGAAGAAATATGGGATAGATGCAATGCAATGCTAAAAACAAGGTGTACGGGAACAAAAGGGAACATTGGGGGTAAAAGATTTACTTCCCCGTTATCAAGTAAAATATTTTGCACTCATTGTGGCAAAAATTATCATCATGATTCTTATGGACACAAAAACGGAAAAGACAACGTACAATGGCACTGGATATGTTCTGAAAAAAAGAAAAGATCATCTAACTGCCCATCTTTCTCTATAAAAGATGATGATATGCTTAAGATAATAAAAAATTTTTTAGTTTCGTTTATAGGCGATATGGATAAATATATTGAGAAGTATTTAACAGTATATAAATCACAATTTTCCAACAACAAAATTCAAGAGACTTTGAAATCTATAGAAACAGAAATCAAAAAATATCAAAATAAAAAAGACAAACTCCTTGATTTATACACAGATGAAATCATAAGTAAAGAAGATTTTAAAATTAAGAATGAAAAAATACAAGCACATCTTGACGAACTGAATAGAGAAAAAGAAAGTTTATGCGGTGGCAAGCATAGCATAGAAAAATCAATATCCCAATTAAAAGATATTAAGGAATACTTTAATAACAGCAACGTGACGGTTGATAATATGAGCGACACTTTTGCATACGAACTATCAAAAACTATAATAAAAAGAATTGAAATTGAGCCAATTGACAAAATAACGGCTAATATAGTTTTCTATACAAATTTCTCAGATAATTTTAAAATGAGTATTGCTAAAGAATGTAGAGGCAAAGCCAATTGTAGCGGTATGACTAATGGACATATCTTCTTAATAATGATACCATTAGTCACAATGAAATTTACCTATTCATTTCTGCGTAATCAACCATCCATAACAAAAACTCTAAATCTAAAATTAAAAATGTAAAAAATGGGGGCAAGAGAAACAAAATCTCTTACCCCTTATTTATTAGCCCCAAATTGTAGGGCTAATTTCTCTAAGAATAAAACCTATTACACCACCTGTAACCGCAGCAAGTACAATTTGGATAATTGCATCAACCCATTTGGAACGCCTCTTCATAGGTTCAGCTTTAACCACGGCAATTTCTTTTTTAACGGTCTTAATATCTTCTGTATTTTCATCAAGTTTCTTGTTCGTATAACTCATACTTGTACAGATTTTTTCGATATTGGCATTAATCTGATATATTGCCTTATTACTTTCCTGAAGTTCTTTTACATCCGTTTCAAGATTATCTATTCTATGAGAACTTGATTTCTCTCTCTGCTCAACTTCAGTTACTTTAAGAACTAAATCTTCGTGTGTCATTTTAATACCTCCTTTAATTTTTTATGAAGGTATTAAATTTTTCAAAGGCTGATTTGCCATATGTGACTATTGATACAACTAAAATGGTTGTACAAATCGCAACTACATTTATAACATCAAGTGTCTGATTTACTGTTTCATCGGTGACTATTCCGCAGTAATTGATTATAGGTATAACCATAGACAAGCCCGTTACTAATGTAGCCAATCCAACAACGGCACATAAAGTATAAAATATCCCCAACAAGAATTTCTTCCAATTAAAAGATATTTTTTTCTTTTTGGCAAGTGCAACACCAAACAAAATATCAGATACTCTAAACAAAACTAAAAGCATTAGACATAATCCCACCGTTTCTAAGTTCTGAATGACCGTTTGAAGAATTACATTTAACTCCATGCCTTTCCCTCCATTTCTTTATAAAATAAAGGCTGTGGACTTTACCACAGCCTTATTTCTAACTTTTACTTATACAAAATTTCGTTTACTTTTGCTTGCACTTTGCTATAATCATAGCCTTCAGCAGCAAGTTTTTTCTTACGTTCTTCGCCACAACCATAGTCACCACGAATTACCTTTAACGCAACCTGCTCTGTTGTGAGCTTTTTTGTTGTAGGCTTAGGTTTTACCGTTGATGAATGATTATTTTTGTTACCCGTAGAAACAGTGGAATTACTGACTTTACAATCTGAAGTCTTAACCCACCCGGTACAAATAGAATTTCCTTTAGGAGTAGTTATACGAATACGGTTATTTATAATTCCATTAGAATGGATATAATAAGTTCCCGTGATTGTATTAGCTTTAGTATTCGTAGTAGCAGAACCATACAGAGAAGCCTTGTTAAAAGCAACTTTAGTTCCTGTAGTTAAAGTTTTTGCTACAGATGTAGCTGTTGAATTTGTTGTGTTCTTTTTGCTTGATGTATTTTTATAAAAGCTCTTCTGTCCTAAAAGATAAGGAAGAGGATCAACATAGTTCTTCCCGTCATTCACATCAAAATGCAAATGAATACCAAAACTATACCCCGTTTCTCCTTCGTGTCCAAGTACCGTACCCGCTTTAACTTTCTGCCCGATTTTGACTTTAATACTGCCATTAACCATGTGTAAATATCTTGAATACATACCGTTTTCGTGTCTGATTCTTACAAAGTTTCCAGCAGTATAGACACGTTCATCGTGACCGGGAACACCATCCTGTACATATACAACTTCCCCATCAGCAACGGCTATTACATCACAAGTACCCCCAGCATTGTTTATTAAATCTATACCGTGATGATCTGCGTAATCAGGTTCTCTTGTACCATAATCCCAAGTGCAATATTCCTGCTTAGAAGCAAGAACGTGATTTTTTACGTTTTTAAGTAAGTATGACATAAAAACACCTCCTATTACATTTCTATAAACTCTTCAATTTTCATCATATCCGCAGGTGAGATTTTTATATCTTCATTTGCAAGATTGACTTTTTCTGCTGTAATATCAACATTGAGAGAAAGCAATTCAGTTATATCTTTATTCCACGAATCCTTGTTTTCGTCAAGAATTGTATAACTGTCATCGTCATTTTTCTTACCGTATTTTTTAAGTAACTTTTCCTTTTCCTTTTCGAAGATTTCAAGATTTACGTTAATCTCTTTTATAAGTTTAACGAGTCTAAACGAAACAACGGGAGAAAGTTCCTTGTTTGTTATCTTACTGAATACGGGAGTAGCGTTAATTAACGTTGCAATTGTTACGTTCATATTTTTAAAATCCTTTCATTCTTAATTCTCACGAATCATTATTTTGCATCCTGTACTTCATACACTTCAGTTTGAAATGCTGTATAGTCGGCTCTTACGGTAGCCTTGTTTGCTTCATACAGTTCAGCATTGGATATACTCATATTTATCTGTGCTGTATCATCAGCACGAATAGTAGCGTTAAAATACGCTACTGTCTGTTCTGTTCCATCCTCTCCGATGACATAGCTTGTACCATCGAAAGATATTGTTTTGTTATTTTTCAACATTGTTATTCTCCTTTCAGTTCTTTGACTTGATTTCTCAGTCTTTTTATCTCTTCCCACATAATAGGAATAAACTGTTCATAAGCAAGTGCATACTGACTGCCATCGCCGTGTATATCACAAAATCCTGCAAAGTCGTCTGTTGTAAGCCCGCATTTTTGTAAAGCGGATAAAACATCCTGTGCAATAAAGCCGTAGTTTTTAGCGGTTGACGAATCACCATTGTAGAAAAATGACTTTCCGTCAAGATAATCAAATAAATATTCAGATCCGCTCGGCAAGTCGGCTATATGATTTTTAACCCTTTTGTCCGATGAAACAGTTATGGTACGATTAGCTGTTATGGAATTCGTACCGCTTATTGCAACTTCCAGCCCGTTGATTGATACTGTTGATGTGCTGTTGCCAACGCCTACCGTTTTTAACACACCGTCATATCTTTGCTGAAATCCGACAATAGATGTGTTATTATACTTGACACCTATTCTGGTTATTCTCGGCATAGTGAACAAATTTTGACTGAATTCTGCCATTTTTATCATAGTGCCATCAACTGTACCTTTTGTGTAGAACTGAATTAGCCCGGTCGCCCCACATATTATTCTGGTATCACCGGGAATGTTTGTAGTTCCTATGTGGAAATGATTGGATTCAGTTAAGGCAATTAACCTCACAATGTTTCCACTGGTATCTCTGCTGTTTAAATAAGACCCATTTGCAGTAATAAGCCCTTGCTTGTTTATCATAACGTAAGAATCATTATTATGAGACAATGCAGAACTGCTCATACTACTCACCTTAAAATAGGCTTCGCCACTTTCACTTTCGAAAGCAATTCCACTAGTTGCTTGGTATATATATGTTCCAGTATCTGCTCTAGACGAACCCTCTTGTGATGTGTATATATTGCTAAAACTTATCTTCCCTTCTGATATGCGAACAGTCTGTTTAGTTGATCCAGAACCTGCCCCCATTTCGTATTCGCAAGCTATTCCTTTATTGCCGACTACTAAAAGATTAGATAAAGTTCCGTTTGTAGCATAAATAGTTCCGTCAATAGAAACATTGCCTTGTGCATCTATGGAGAAATTTTTGCTATCCAAAGTACCATCGTCAAGAGATATTTTTATACCTTTATTATTTTTTCCGTACTCAGCACTTTGAATTACTCCCGCTATAACAGTTCCTAAATTCGCTGATATTGCGTCCAACGTATCAACATCTATTTTATTAGATTTTATAGATTTAGCTGCTATTGCGTCTGCTGTAATAGTGCCTGTGTAGATTTTTGCTCCGTCTATGTATGTCTTATTATTGTTGTAACACCAGTTTACAATTGAATTATCCGAAATCTGATTAGTCGTATCTTCAGGTGCAGGAGTCCAATCCGTTGTAATTGTGCCTTTTTCGAGTTTGATTCCGCAAATCTCTACGGACGTTCCCACATTAGCAGGACGTAAAACTATTAAAGGGGCTGTGAAGTTGTTGTCTGATAACGGCTTGTTGCTTGCAACCTTGACTATCCTTGTCCACTCAGAAGTAACAGTAAATAAAGACGTAGTATCGGCATCACCACTTCTGCTATAGCATTGTGTTGCTATGACACATGAGTCTCCGCTAACACATCTTGCCCAAAACGAAACAGCATATTGAGTTCCTTTCTTTAAAGGAACGTTGTCTTGAACAACTCCGACTTGCGATGATGCGTTGGTTATTGAAAGTTTGACTCCATTAAATATCCCAGAGAAATCAGTTATATTGGTTGATTCTAAATCACCTGTGCTAAACTTTCGCCACTGAGACTTAGCGTACCCACCAGTACCTATTGTCATAATACTCGTTCCGAGTGATATATTCCTTCCACCAACCGACAAATTATTTATGCTGTCTATTGAGGATTTCAAGCCACTGTCTAATGAACCTATAGTGATTGCACCTGTTGCAATTTTGTTAGATGTTATTGAATTTGCTTGAATCTTGTCTGTCGTTATGCTACCAGTATGTATTTTGTCAGATGTTATAGTTCCATCTATTAATAAACTTCCATCAACTTTTACATTTGTCTTAATGTCAAACGCAAAATTTCCATCAGGTGTTTTAACAAATTTTATATATTCGTCATCGTTACCGAGAACAAATTGTCCGTTTGAATCTATATAAACACCGGGAATATGGCTGTCAACACTTGTTTTTAAGATGTTATGAAAACTGCCACCTACTACATTCCCATTAGTATCTAACAAATCCTCAATTTTAAATGAGGCAATCGTAGCCTTAAATGCTGTCAAGTCGCTTACGGCTATTTTATTTGCGGTTATAGATTCCGCAATTATATTTTCCCCGTGTATTCCGTATTTAAGTTTTTCTTGTTCGTCAGCAGGCATTTCTTCAACAACCGCTTCTCCTAATGCTGTAACATTGAGTTTATAATATAGACTATTATTCCCTTTTATGAGTAACCTATCGGTCATTAGTGTTCCTGTTTTTATATTGCCAGCATCTATTTCTACAGCACATAATTTGCCTGTTATCTTGCCGTCCTTAACAGTGAGATCAGTTATCAAGCCAGTATTTGCATACAAATTTTTGATTTGAGCGTCTGTAAAATCTGCAAAGTCTGATTTAATAAAATCTGCCGTTAACTTAACTATAGTAGCTTCATTAGCAGATATGTTTTTATAATTAAGCTCATCAAATTTACCTTTGAATACTGTAGAATTTGAGATTAAATTCAGCAGTTCAACCGAGAGTTCAAGGTCGTCCTTTGACTTATTATTGCTAAGAGTTATGCTGTTTTTGGATGCACTTATAGCCTTATCAAAAATATAACTGAAGTCATTCCGTCCGTCTCTCCCTGTGACCATATTACTAAACTCAACAGACAAATCGTTTGTTTTTATAAACGGATTGTAACTGATACTAATCAATCTTAATCTTGTGAATACATCTTCACTAACTTCCAGCGTAATAAAGTTGCCTATTTTAAAATCGTTGTGCCAACGACTAAATTCATCCATAGCTAAAAGATTGTCCAAAGTGCAACTGAATGTATACTGAGGAACTGCCAATTCTGATAATTCCTCTTCGGCATCTTTATACAATTCTTTCTCAATATCTAATCTTTCTGAGAAATTGTTGAGTTTTGTTACGAGTATGTTTTCGTTTGTGTAATCGGTATCGTGAAATAATAAATTAACCGTTTGTAATTGGCTGTCTGTAAACCATTTGACAAAAACCCCATTAACATTTCTTCCACCTGTTATACTCATATTATTGCGAATTGTCGCAAGACTTTTACTTAAGGTGTCACGGATTCCTACAAGATTATCTTTCTGCGTTTGAAGTTCAGCAGCTTTGCTTTTAATGGTTTTTATATATCCGTCTAACTTTTTGTATTCGTTATGATACTGGTTATAAGTAATCTCATTATCGCCATGAGATGCCTTTTCTTCTTTTGTTAACTCACTCCAGTCCTTTTGATAGGCTTTAAGTGTAGAGATTTGATCCTCGTAAGACGACTGTTTTGCTTTAAGTTCTACAAGACCATACAAATCCCAGTCCGTTAGATAGTCTTCAAAGTAGTCTTTTTTCTCATCCTTTGTTAAGTCAAAGTTTTCGATTGCTATCTCAATATTTGGAATAACATAAGTAATTATCTCACGATAGGTTTCCTTTCCTTGCCCATCCAAATCGTTCATATAAGCATCGTGGTCTACCGTTCCGTCAGCCTTTAGACGTGAGGGAATATAGTCATCGAGATTGCCAGTATATTCGGTCTCTCCTGCTTTAGGATGAGTATTCTGTGCGACAATTTGAAATTCCTTAATAAGAGAGTTGTAATATGTCAAATTCTTGTTTAACTCGTCGATGGACATATTGTCCCAATTATTTAACACTCCGTTTGTAGGAACTTTGTTATCAATCTCGGAAATTTGCTCGATATAACCTTGATATGTTGTTACATCGCTGATATAACTATCTCTGTTATCATCACGAGCCTTTTGCCACGTTTTAAGAGCATCTATCAAATCCTGATTCATATAACTCAGATTTGAATAATAATCAAGGTTAAAAATATGCGTATCGCCATAGTTAATATCAGCGAAATTAAGAGAATCTTTACCCTGTACGTTTATGCGAGTATAAATATTGTCGCTATCACACTGCACGTTAACGCTATTTAGCAAGTTTCTTTCGGCAATCACTATTCCCGTATCATTCCCTATATGATTTTCAGAGTACGCAGACACAGTTTTGTTGATTGTGTCAAACGTAAAAATACATCTTGCCGTTGAAGATAAGGTTTTTGTCAAGAATGAGAATATGTTTTCATTAATATTATCAAACGAATAACGCTGATTTTTTAAAAAGTCGTCTATTGTTCCTACACTCCAACCCACTGCTTTTTCAAGCACCAAATCCAGTAGTGAGAGTTGTTTGTTTGTGGGATTATAGAAAGTGATATATTCGTTAGGATACCCTAAACTATTTATGTTGTTATCGGCTAACATTTCAAGAGAAGCTGTGGTAGATGTATTAACAGTAAACCCTACAAGATCTTTCTGTAATAGTTCTGTTGCTATTGAAACTCCTGTTACAGTCTTTGTTTCTTTGTTAATTTCGTTAGATATTTCAGGCTCTCTAATCTGAAAATACCCAATATCTTCGATATACACTTCCATAAATGCGTGAATGCTGTCGTACCCATTACTCTTAACACCCTCTCCGTCTCTCAATGTTATATATTTATCAACGGTAAAAGTAATCTCATCTAAATCGTTAAACTTAGTTGTATAGTTTATCGTGTTATAGTCAACCCCATTAAGCTGACACACTGGTACTTTTCCCGGCTTGCATAATATAATATTTTTCAGATTTCTCACCTCATTCCCATCTTAACGCTCTTTTTTGCGGAATTATATAATCTGCTTTAATTCCGTATCTTGTAGCTCGGCTACCATCCTTATAACATTCAAACTGGCTGGTCTTATATAACTCTGTTTTAATTTCAAACCAGTCCAAATCTTTTGCGTTGTCTATTCCAAGTGATTCAAAACTACAAAGGACGATCTCTCCGTTTGTGTTTATTCTGTAAATCATACAATTTTTGCAGTCAATGTAAACAGGGTCGTCTATAACTCTAATAGTCATTGTTTTAGTGGTTGCTCTTTTTATTGGTAGACTTTCAAGAGGATAACACCATTCTGTAGCCACATTGCCCTTTTCTAACTTAATATTTGCAACTTCCATGTAATCTCCAACGTTTTGAAAATTACGGAAATAAACACAAGAAGCAGAGTAGTAATTGTCTGAAGATGTCTTTTTGTTAGAAGTATATGAAACATATTGCCACTCTGTTGTTAAATCAAATTCCCCATAACCACTATTTTCTCCGTTGGAAATTGTAAAAGGAACAAGTCTACACTTAGTACCGTTAGCATTTGATCTTACCCAACATGACAGCGTGTAATATTCTCCACCATCAAGCCTACAGCTAGATTGGTAACAAGCTGATTGAACTTCAGTTATATCATTTTGTTGAATCTTTAATCCATTGCCAGAACCATATACATCAATTCCCGTGCCACTCATATCTTCAACAGTCAATGCCCCACCATTACCGAATAGTTTCCAGTTCCCGTTCATCCATCCATTGTCACCAACGACAACATTATCAGAACCAATAGCTATATTTCTGTGTTCAAAGCATATTTTATCTCCATTCAAATCGTTAATTGTTTCTTTGAGGCATATCTTTTCTCCTGTCGCCCCAGTAATCTTAATTAATGGATAGATAGTTTCGTCACTATCGCAGTTAATTGTGATAGTTTCCATGTCATACAATATTTTATCCTTTATGATGTCATAATCGTAAGGACTATCGTTCTCAAAATGTACTTGGAATCCTTTAAGTCCACCGAAGATTTTGTATGTAACCTGAGTAAACAAACCTCTGTAATTTGCTATCAAATTATCGTTACAATCATAACTCGAAAACCATTTTGGCGTTCTTGCGTTTGTTAAAAGTTTCGTAAGTTTTCTCTGCTCATCTGTTGTAAAGTCGCTTTCGTCCGTCTTATAGATAAACAGGTCTAAATTTACAACCTCGTTAAACAGGGAAGTAATATAATTCGGAGAGTATCTTTCAGAGTTCACTTCCCCTTTAATTATTTCTCTACCTAAGTTGCCGTCAATCTCATCGAAACTGTCTATCAATCCGATTGTCAATTCACTTCCGGGTAATAGTGTTTTGATTGATGTTCCGTCATAAACAAAATAACTCATAAGAGCATCTCCTTTCATTAAAATTTTGCACAATATATAGTGTTGAATCATACAAATTACAACTATATGCAGATGTATTTTGCCGATAGAATTATAGTTTTATAATAATAAATCGTAGCCCCGATTTCTCAGGGCTACGACCGTATCATTATTATCTTTTATAACCTACTTTTCGCAAATCTTTCGTGATGTTTGTGATGACCGAATCTGTAATCTGTTTTTGATATTTCTTTAAGTCGTCCATTACGTTTCTATCCACATTGCCTTGTACGATTAATTGCACATCGCCTATAGAAACTGCCTTATCATAATTACTTGCAGACTTAACCATTGTTGACATTTTATCTGCCAAATTATCAATGGTAGGTAAAGTATACTTGAACGCTTTAAAGGCTTGTTCATTAAGAACAAATTCCCCAGCCTTAAGCCAAGCAACCCCATCATCTCTACCTCTGCCTTTAGAAGAAATGACTTTGCCACCATCAGCAAAATGGGCTAAAGTATTGTTGTTATCAACATAGTTCAAATCATAGCCTCTTGCTTTCGCAATGTCATCCAACAATTTGCGAACAGATTCAATACTGTTTTGTGAAAGAACAGTAGCATTACTTATAATTGTGCCTTCTGCATCCAAACACTTGTTCAGTGATTCTACAAACTTATCGTAAATATCTTGCAGAATTTCTTTCTGCTCATTCAATCCGTCAATCTGAACCTGATATATATGATCTGCTTGTGTGTCGGCTAAGTCCTCTTCTAAGTCAGATAACTGTTCTTCCAGTAAGGCTTTTTGAGCCTTTGATTCTGCCGTAGAAACACCGTTGAGAGCTTCAATCTGCATCTGCATTGCAGTTATATCTTTTGTCTTGCTCTTTATTGTCTTATCATACGAATAATAGTCTTTCTTTTTTTGGAGACATTCCTCTCGTTTTGATATGAGTTCATTCAAAGCGTTTAATTCTTCTTGTGCCTGATTTTTGTACAAATCTTTAATGGCTTCAGTATAGTTATTAACTTCCGATGTAGCATTTTGATAGCCATCTGTAAGATCTCTCAGTTTCTCAGTATACTCATCATCGTTATACTTGCCTTGTTTGTGCGCTTTGTTAAGAGCGTCAATTTCTTTCTTGTAGTCATAAACACTCGACTTCGCTTCCTCAAGATTCTTCATTGTCAAAGCGATTTTTGCGATTCCGTGTTCGCTAAAACTACCATCATCGTTATAAAGAGCATCATCGTTAATCATATCTGACAAACTACTTAACGCCTTTTTAACGTCTTCTATATGTTGCAAGTCTTTCTCGTAATTACGGTATAACTCAATATCTCTTGCCTGTCTATCCAACTCTTCGTTAGCCTTAAGCATTTCGTTATAGGATTGTAAACCTTCGTAATACAGTTTTGTATACTTGTCTACATCGGCAGTTCGCCCTTCTTTTTTTGCCTTTTGCCATTCATTATAATAATCTTCGTACAGAGTTTTCTGATTTGATAAAGCATCTGCGGAGTATTTCTGAGAACGTACATCTTCTGCGCTTATTGTACTTTCGCCATTAATGTACTCTTGCATTTCAATTGCAGATTTTACTTCTGAGATATACGATTCAATGACATCGAGATATTCATTTATCCTATCCATCGGAAGATCTCTTATTGTAGCGTTCCACTCAGCTTGATTCTTGTTATTTTCGCTGATTTGGTCGTCTACGTTCCTTAACTTCTCGGTAAGTTCGTCATATCTTTCACTGCCGTACTGAACCGTTTTCCTTTCGTTGAATATGGCATTTCTTTCCTTTTGCAAAACAGTATTTTGCATCTTGGAAGTATTAATCATATATCTGTAGTAACTATCGCCAGTCTTTTTGCCCTGTGCTTTGGCTAAATCCATCGAGCTTTGAACATTAGTGATAGTTCTTTCGTGATTGCCTGCCGAGCGTTCGTAATCAGAAATCTTCAAGTCAAATTTCTTGTTATTGTTTTCTACGATGGCTATTGTGTTTTGTCTTATAGATTGAGAATTAGCATCAATCTTTTCTTTATATTCCTGCCATTTAGCAGAGCCTTTCTGAACTGTTTTTTGCTGTTGCAATAGCATCTTGTTCTGAATTGACAAACTTTTGTTCTGAGATGTTAGATTCCTATTAAGATTATTATAATCTCCGGCTGAAACCTTACCACCTTTGTTTTCTTTGTAACTGATAATGTCATTAATTTTATCATTAGCAGTAGAATACTTATCTGTGATTCTCTGTTGTCTCTCGTACTTGCTATCAAATTGCTGTGAAAGATAATCTTTTTTCTGTTCTGTTAAATCTGCGATATTCTGAGCAGAATCTCTAGCCTTTTCCCACCATTTCTGATAATCTTGAATATTCTTTATCAGAGTCTCATTAGCAAGTTCATTAATAGAGAAATTACCCTCACGAACTTTCTTTTTCCAACTCTCCGAAAGGTTTATGCTATTAGCTTTCTGCCTGTATTTTTGTTCAGCTCTTTTGTTAGCATTAATCTCATTCTGCGTAGCTGTTATAGCTTTACCGAGATTTCTTTCGTTCGTAACATTAGATATATAGTCAGAGACTTTATCAAAGAATGATTTTGTCTTATCTGCAAGGCGGTTTAATCGCACCTCAATCCAGTCAAAGATTTCGCTTGTGGTTGATTTAGTCGAGTTCTTTTTACTGCTACTAGATTTAGACGACACAGCGTCTAACGTGCTTGTAGACTTAAATAGTTTTCCAAATTCTTGTATTCCCTCTCCGTAAGAAGAAAGAATATTATTGATTTCGCCTAAAACTCCTGACGTTGTTAAGCCTCTTAATGAGTATAGTTCCGACCAGTCTCCAATTTTCTTACCAGTTTCAAAATTATAATAATCTTCTATATTTACGCCTGCTGCCAAAGCCTTGACCTTGGCTATCGTTTCCTGTTGCATTTTTAACTTGGCATCATTCCAAGTCTTGCAGTTTTGAAGGTCAACCTCATAATTATCCTTCATGTAATCAATGAAATTCTTGCTTAAAGCTCCGATATGTTCGTAATAGTTAGTATCTTCAGCATATTTAGTGTTAAGAGCGTTTAGGTAAGTTTGTAACTCTTCATCTGTTAAATCTATCTTTTGAACAATTGTGTTTCTATACTCATAAAAGTCATCGTCATAAGTGTCTTTAAGTTTACTAAGTAATGATTGCTCATCTATAAGCCCCATCATATAGTTGCTTACTTCGTCTGACAATTCAGGATAAACTTCTTTCACCTTATTCAGAGTGTCTAATGTTATAGAACCGTTGTCGGATATAGCGTCCTCGACATTAGTTATTACTTCGTATCTGTTTGTTAAAACATCAATAACTGCTGAGAATGAAGCCGACAAATCCTCGGCAGACTTTGCGAGATATTCAGATTTGACTTTTCCTTCAGATAATTGAGATTTCAGAGTGGCTAAATTGCCCTCATCTGTGGATATTGCAGACTTGATATTTTGATTGTATTCGTCATCGTATTTACTGTTAACGCTGGTAAGCAATCTGGACTTGTTCAGAGCGATGTTCGCCTCAAGCTCTTTTATCTTTGCCTCTATAAGCTCATTGGTTGTATCAACCTCTTGCTTTTGCGTTTTGATATATGACTCAGCGCCACTTTGCAAATCTTTATAGTTAATGCTAAATGTGCCATCATCATTCATCTTGAACTTGTCGGCAAGTTCTGGCATTAACTCGACTAAAGACAGAACATCGTCAACGTTAAAACTTTCCTTTGAGAAAGCAGACTTCAATGCAGATTGAACTTTAGATGCAGAAGTTGTTATTTTATCTAACTTTTCACTCGTTTCTTCGAGTTTAGTATTGAGTTCTGTAACATTTACAGTGGGATAAGCAATAGATTGCTCTGTTTGAGCCACCGCATTTTGAATTTCTTTCTTTTTTTCGTCAAAAATCTTTTCTATGTACTGCGAGAAGTAAGGATCATTTGCAAAATCCCCTAAGGAATCTATGAATCCCTGTTTCCACTGTTCTAACCCGTCTAATGTGTCTATATCATCAAATGATTTATTGCTTGCCTTTTCAAATTCTGAGCTATATTCAGTCCAAAAAGCATCTGCTGTTGACGACATAATGTTGTCTATACCATTTTCAGAATCGTACAGATATTTTTTCAGTTTATCAGAGTCTATTCTTAGCTGATCTATCACTACCTGTTCAATAGGATTAAGACCTTCTTTTTGCTCTTTTTCACTTAATTTAGACAAAGCATCATCTATGTTCTCATAAGCAGAATAAGCACTTTCCCCATATTCAAAAGCAAAATTGTGTAAAGTATTTTGATTATCTATTTCTACCTTTGCGTTTATACCATACTGCTCTAAAAATTTACGAATGGCTTGTTCTTGATTATTTTGCTCAGCGTAAGTCCCATCTTCACCAGTTTTTCTTTGGTAATAATTGGACTTTCCCATTTCAGTATCCATAGCTTCTTTTGAATACTTATTGTAAGATGCTTGGTTTTCATTTATAACAGTTTTAGCGTTCTTAACAGCTTCCTTGTCAATCAAATCAAGTCCGTCTTGTCTGGACTTGTTTAACTTATCGAGGGCTTCTTTTTCAACGCCATAAGTTTCTACAAGAGTATTTTTAATAGAGTCGAGTTCCTTAGCCTTTGTTGCCTCGTCCTTCTCGCTATCCATTATCTCAATGTACTTCTGTTTTAAGCTCTCAAGCTCTTTCTTTTGATTGTTATAAGCACTAGCATTTTCAACAGCTTTCTTTTTAGCTTCATCAGCAGCCTTGACAAGATTAGTTATTCCTGCTATAATTAGATTTATAGCAACACCAATACCTGCACCAATAAGCGAATTTAAAAAAGTTGAGCCTATATTAGCAATAACCCCTTTAAAACCGCCACCTGCTTTGGCTGCATCTTTTAATCCAGCTGTTATTTGTTCAGTGGTTTTATTTGCATCTCTTGCATCATTAATATATTTTCGTGCTGCTATTGAACATCCAGTGAGATGGGTTTGAAAAGCCTCAGTTTCATTTGCACCATTTTTAACGGCTTTTGCGTAGTTTAGGATTCCTTGGACATCGTTGTTGTTTAATTTGTTGCTTTGAAATATTGAATAGAAAAATCCTTGTCCACTTGACAAATTTTCTTTTATATCAGATATAGAGCTGTTAAATATAGATATACTTTTAGCAGCACCCGTCACATCATCCTTTATTGTTCCGAAAATCGTACTTTTTAGTGTTGTGGAAACACTATTTATTAAAAATAAGGAGATATATTATGATTGTTACTAAAGTATGCTATGGTTGCCCAAAGTGTTATTACCCGTTTGAATTTGAAGACCTTGATAAAAAAGTCTTTTTTTGCCCAAAATGCAATGTTCAAATGCACTATCACGAAACATTTGATTTTGATACCGAAACTCACAAAGTGGTAAAAAGATGGCGCGATCCAGCACGAGAAAATTATATCCCACCAACTAAAACCGTTGTTACCTGTCCCTACTGTAACTCTACCAATACAAAGAAGATTTCGCTAACCGCTAAAGCAGTAAATACAGCTTTGTTTGGTATATTGGGTACTAAGAGACATAAGCAGTGGCACTGTAATAAGTGCGGTAGTGAGTGGTAAAATAAGCATAAAAATAAGACGCCTATTTTTAGGTGTCTTTGTTGTTTAAATAAGATTGTTTATTTCGACAACTTCTTACATAGATCATCCCAAAAATCTTCTTTACGCCATTCATCATCTTTCTTAATCGAAGGATTTTCAGGAGTTGTTGACTTAATTTTTATAATGTTGTTCTTTACTAAATCCTTCATCATAACATCAAGGTTATTAACATCTTTCATAATTCAAAACCCCTTTCAATTTTATTTTGTTCTAAAAATATATTGACTTTCAAAGAAAAATATGGTATATTGTTTATTGCAGGGAAACCATCATCGAAGTTTTCGTTCCATTTTGATAGATGTAAAATAGGCGGCAACCTCACATCACTAACATTGGTGGGAAGGAGGTTGAACTTACACACCTTTGTTAGAATACATATAGCAAAGGAAGTGAAACGTTACGATAGATACTTGTATTGGCATCTTTGGCTGTGTTTTAAATGCAGTTTCAATTGTAGTCCAGATAATAACGAGTAGAAAGAAGTAATCCGCCTAGTACCAGTAGGCGGATTAAAGTATTATAAGCTTTAAACACCGAGGTCAACCGTCTATATGGTTTTCCTACATCTTGATTATACCAAATACACTTTTAAAAGTCAAGTGAAAAATTTCGTGTATTTTTTATTATATAATAAGAATTTTGTATATTAAAACAAATTCTTACATTTTTGTGGTAAAATCAAAAATTTTTAGATTTTAATCAGAAAAAAACAACCATTTTGGTTAAAGAAATCGGTTACAGTGGTTACAACTTAATCTGTTTTTACGGAGAGGACACAAACGGCAAACCTCTCCTTTCCAATAGATATAAGAAACCTCCCAAATAAATGGGAGGTTAGTTTTTTTATTTACAGGTTACAAGAACTCTGTTTTTCAAAGTTTCTTCTATTTTAACAATATCAGAGAACACTATCTTAGAATTGTCGTTTTTAGCTATCTGTAACACCCTTTTAGCTTTTCTGATTATTTTTAATGCTTTGTTTTTCTGTATTCCTACAGGTGAACCATCAGAACCCTTGTATTCATAATCTATGTACTCCAAAGTAACAGGACACATATTTTGAATCAAAAAAGCCCTCTCTTTCCCCAAAACCTTCGCAAATTGAATTGTATCGCAATGTTTGTATTTTTCAACTTTTTTGTCATATATTTTCTTATACTTTTCTACCCTTGAAGATATTGGGATAAACCAAAAAATATCATTTTCTTCATCTGTAAAGCATAAATAACATGGACGACCATGCAACCCGTTAGCATCGGCATCCTTGTTTTGCATCAAACTAGAATCAGGAAAATCAAGAAAGTATTGATTTTTAATGTAATAAAAATGTCCTATTTCCATTTTGCATTCCCCACAAAAAAGAAGCCCAAGCTTTAAGGTTAGCATGAGCTTCGTCATTTGAACTCGACCTTATTTCAGTTGCGTATCGAGTAGCAACTAACATTTGAACTCGACCTTATTTCAGTTGCGTATCGAGTAGCAACTAACATTTGAAAGATTTTCTTTCGTTATCTGTATTATAACATTCTTCTAAAGAAAAGTCAATAGTTTTTTGTTTTTTGCCTGTGTTTATCAGTTCTTAGTTACACATAGGCGGGATTATGCTTTATTTACCAAGCATATCTGCAAAGTATTCGCATAACTGAGGATTTCTTATCAGCAATGGGGCTATAAGATGAGTACCGTAGAAATTACCGTAATGAACGCCCTCTTTGTTGTCATCCTTGCCGTTGCCACTTCCTTGCCTTACATCAAACAGCGGTGAATCAACCCCTGTTGTAAGGCTCGCCTTATTCACAAAGCCTATTACATCTCCGCCGCACAGCGATGTGTCGCAAAGGCTGTCTGTGACAATTCTATCTTTCCCTTCAACCGTTTCGTAAGGAAAGAATGAAAGTCCCTCGTGCTTTGTGCCGTCACAATCGGTAACGCTCTGTCCGAAAATCTCAAACGAATTGCCCGTTGCAAGAATTACCGTACCGTTATCAAGAGCCGCTTTAATATTATCCTTGTAGCTTTGCAGATAATTGAGTGCTACTTTCTGATTCCTTTCGGTAGCAGAGCCGATAAACACAAAATCAGCACCCGAAACATCTATCTCATCATCTATCGACTGATATTCAATTTCAACGTTCTGCCCTTTATTTTCAAGTGCTCTTTTCAAACCACATACATTGCCGTAATCGCCGTAAAGGTTGCACAGATCCGCAAATAAATGAATTATTCTCATACGTCCTCCTCTGCCTGCGTAAGCTCTACCTTTGACAAGAACTTTTCCTTATCCGAAAAGCAGGTGACAGTATACAGCTTGCCGAGCGGTTTAGCCGCAATTTCGTCAAGTGCCGCAGGAATATCCTCGTTCACAGTCACCTTAGCTATATCAATATCCGTATACGAAAGCCTTGTTTCAAGATCCTTTGCGTGTCTGCCGAGCAGATAAAGGTGCTGTATGCAGTCAGCCTTAAGCACGCCGTAGTCAATATCCCACAGCCAGCTTGTTTCACCCGTTGAATAACGACGGCTTACCGAATCTATTATTATGATTACCGAGCAGGGCTGATTTTTTCTTATGATATAATCATATACACGGTCGCTTGCAACGGAGTTTTCGTGCTTTGCGATAAGGAATGTGCCTTTGTTCACACCGAGTTTGAACTGCAAAATACGTCCGCTCTTAAGGAAATAGTGTGACAGTTCGTCTGCTATGACATCACCGTCAATTCCGACAATAGAGCAAGCCGCAAAGCAGGCAAGAATGTTATATACGTTATAAACGCTCTTGAACAGCAGTTTTATCTTATATTTGCCGTTTATCGTAACAATACCGCTGTCATAATCGACATTCGTTACAGTGTACTGCGTATCGTGTTTTTTATGTCCGCAGTTGTCGCAGTGATAGCTTCCGATATGTGCATAGTGATAGTAGTCATAGCTCATTCTATGCTTACATTCGGGGCAGAACGCACCGTCATTATATACGCCTGTAGCGTGGTCTGTGCTGAAATCCTGCTTATCCATACCGAACCATATCACATTATCCCTGTCCTTGCCGTATCTCGAAACAAGCGGATCATCGGCATTGAGGATAAGTTGTGATTCGGGGCGAATGCTCTCCTTTACCGATTCATAGACCCATTCGGGATGACCGTTTCTCGTAAGCTGATCACGGTAGAGATTTGTAATTATATAGTGCGTAGGTGCAAAGAATTTAAATGAATACTTTGCGTATCTTTCGTCCGACTCAAGTAAAAGCACATCGCCCTTTACCTTTCCGCCGAATGTGCAGTTGGATAATATTATCGCTGTAACTCCCGCTATCTGATTTGAGCCTTCTTTATTCCATATAACCCTTTTTCCCGATTTACGCATTACCTGTGCAATCATCTCAACGGTCGATGTTTTGCCGTTGCTTCCCGTAACCGCAATGACCTGTTCGGGCAGCTTCACCCTTGACAGTACATCGGGGCAGATTTTAAGTGCTATATCGCCCGGCAGACTGCTGCCTCTTCCGATAAGTTTAAGTAAACATTTCGAAACTTTGCAAGCAAGTATCGCTAAGAACATTCTCATACTCTTTATCTCCTTATGTAGTATGTACTTATTATAGCACAAGCAAAGAAGTAATTAAAGTAATTTTATAAAATTTTAGTTTGCTCTTCAAAAATGCTGTAAAATTCCTGTAAATAAAACAAGACGAAATTTTTTGTGTTTTTTTTATTATATAATTTGCATAGATGCCAATATAAGTTATCCATTTTAGATTTATCTAATAAAAGTAAGAACCCACCCAAAAGTTTAGGTGGGCTATTTTTTATTCCGTTTCTCATAAAATTATTAGCATCCAATCTTCATCAAAAAATTTCAGTCTTTCTGATATTCGCTCGATTTTGTATATTATACCCGTCCATAAAAAGTGGATTTATCGTTGAACAGAAACACATCTATGTTTCTTTCCTTTTGTATTGTTAATGTTTACTATCTTATGGCGCAGATCATTTTCTTGAATACATTTTACGATAGACGTGATGTATTCTTCGTCATTTTTAGGAAAACAATACTCAGTTATTATCTTTATTAATGCCAAAATTGAAGCCGCAAAAGTTGCAATGATAGAAACCAAGCTTATTAATTCTTCAATATATATTGAATTAGGCACAAACATTATGTATAGCAGAACTGCCATAAGTCCAAATGTGAAAAAAGTACACGCCATAATGCAGAATCCAAATATTGTTTGTCTGTATTTCTTTTGAGTTTTTATCTTATTTTTATAAGCATCTACGTATTTTTCCAGTAATAAAGTTATATACGTATCTCTTTTCCTCTGTTCAGAAGTTAGAAAACTATCAGTAAAATCTTTATCATTTTCTACGTATTTGCCTATTAGCAAAGATAAATCCGTTTCATCCTCTTTTTTATCACTTTTATCTTTATCATTGCCCATATTTATCACATCCCACTTCCTCAATTCTTCTTATTACGCTTTCGTTGGGAACACAAAATTCATCTGATAATTCATTAACTATTTCTTGTTCTGAATATCTCATTTTTGATTTTTTTAATGAGATGTATTTTTGACTAAAAATATCTGCTGGCATTAATAGACAAGCGGCAAAATAATCTGCTTGGTTTTCTATTAAATCTTTACCTTTTTTATTTTCTCGAAAAGCAAACAAACTTTCATCATTTTCGTTATAATTTAGAAAATAATGTCCCAATTCATGTGCAACTATAAAACGTTTCTGTTTCAAAGAACGATGATTATTTACACCAATCACTTTATTTTCTTTGTCTTTTGAAATGTATATGAATCCGTCATCGTTATCTTCAATGTTAATTGTTTCGCCAACTTTGATGCCTAACAAATTTGCAAGCGCACTTATATTTTTGTAGCACTTAGCACCATAAACACAGAAAATTTTTGCAACTATTTGCTCAATCACCTCTTTAGTGCTTTTTTTAATTTTTGCATGATTTTTTAAATTCACAACAAGATTACGTGAATTAATACAGTTCTGGTTTAGTGTTTGAATATTCCTCCCTAATAACTTTCTTTCATCAATATTTCTTACATGAGCAAAAAGCGTATTCTTTGCTCTCATATGTTCCATTTTTGCTTTTGATTTTACAGCATTTAAAGTAACTGTTGCCATAATTTTGATTCTCATAACACCACTACCTTTCATAAAAATGATTATAACTCATCACTCTAACGAAATTTGTAATATTATGACATTTCCTCCTTTTTTTATACAAAAGCGAAATTCCTTTTTATAAAGAGCTTGTCCACATCATCTCTTCTACTATTATAATAGCATATTCTTCCGCATTTTTCAACATTTTTAAGCATTTTTACTTAAAAAATTATGTGGCAGAATTTAACATCTTTCTGCCACAGATTTCTTTAATTTTGAATTAAATATTTTATTATAATGAGTCCTATGAAAATTGAGCCATAAAAAATACCTATATGAATTGATATAAAAGTTTTAAAAAATTGCTCAATGCCTTGCTTTTTAAAAGGAATTTTCATACTATATTGATACTTCCTGATTTTTCCTTTTATGATGGAATTATATAAACATCTATATCCCGATTCCAAATATGTATAATACATATCTATCAAACAGAACAAAAACGTCACTCCAATCAAAAGAGCAAAATAAAGATTAAAGCTTGTATTTTCGGTTTTGGATATGTAAAAAACAAGTATAGCTGATAAAACGGTTATACTCCAAGCCTTCGCTTGAAAAGAATTTCGACTCATCTTTGTTATTGTGTTTTGAATAAACTCAAGATGTTTTTCATTTATTTCGGTTTTTATCGTGTCCATAATATATATTCCTTTCACAAAACATATTATAACACAAATTCCTACATAAATCAAGCATTTATACTATTTTTTTATTTTAGTTATGTAATTCATGTTCTGGATCAAGTAGAACTATCTCAAATACATTGCCCAAAATAAAGCCATGTAAAACAAATTCACCTTTACCGTTGGGCTTACAATGCAAATGAACAAGATCTGTTGCATCAATCCCCTTTTCTTTTAACTGCCTAACAATTTCTCGGCTTGTGTCATCACTGTTTTTAAGATGGTATCTAGAGTGGTATATTTCTATCACTTTTTGAATAGTCATTCTTTCTTTATTTACATTACCAATAAAACATTCCAGTTCCTTGAAAACGTCTTTACTACCTCTTTGCTTATTATGGACTTCAGCTAAATGTTTTAAATTATAATTGTTACTAGCTAAATTTAGATAAGTAATGCCTATAACCGCTCTTTTTTCTTCGTTGACAGGAATGTCTATTGATAAAATTTTATTGCCTTTAGGATTATTGGGTAAACTCTGATTTGGGATTTTACTTTTCTTCCCCATAATTATACATTATCTTCGGGAAGTTTAGATGCGTAAAAATCCTTCATTATTTTATTGCTTATATATACAGATGAAGGGGCATCTTTTGGAGTATTACCTCTAGCTTTTATCCACGGTTCTTCTGAGTGTGTGAGCATTTCAAGCTGAAATCCTGTGAATGAACCATAGGTAGCCCATACATCTTCCAATATAGCTTTTATTACTGGATTTGTGATTGGTTTTGCTACAGGATCAAAGTGTGATTTTTCTATGTTTGCATACCCATAAGATTTAAGGTCATACCATAATTCACGATTTACCGGACCGTGTACCCACGCTTCAAAATTACAATCACATATTTTGTAACCCGTAAAAACCAATCCCCAAGCCTGTGCATAGTAACAGAGTTTTTGTAACTTTTTCTGTTCCATATTGCCATTACCTTTATGCAAAAACCAATTGGCAATATCAACTATTTTATAAGTTCCTTCCATTTTATTGTCCTCCCAAAACGCAATGTCCATATTTTTTTCCTTATGCTTATAATAACACGGCAAATTTCGGTTGACAATACTTTGAACTATTTTTCGCCTTATTTTAACTATAATTTTGTGTAATTTGTGCATATTTCAATTCTCCGTTTGCTCATTTTGTATAGTTTTCTTACAACATATATTATTCCCGTTTTCTCTGTTTCTTTCCACTTACGGCTAAGAGAAGTCCTTGTCATTTTTAACGATTGACAAATCGTAGTACGGACTGTATATTATTATAGCATCGTTTCATATAACTATAACCGGCAGTTGTCAGTCTCTGAGGGCTTACCATATAATTTATTTAGGGCTGTCCCTGCGAACCCACCGAGTTTATACATTGTTACTTTGCCTATTTAGTTTCCTTATAACAGGGTAGTAGTATAAGTTTTACGGTTTTCCTCGCATATTGTGCCTTCGTTTATCGTATGTATTCATACTTATCATAGTCTAAACTCTCCTATCGGAGAGAACTCCTATGATGTCGGTAATTTCAAAACAATTTGATTAGTATGCCACTAACATACTAATGCCGACATCTTTTATTCCGAGAAATGCTCCTAATCCTGCACCTACCGTGGGGAATAATCCTAAAAATCCTGTAATCTTGTCAAGACCATCAGCAAGTAGGTTTACAAAGTCAAGAACTCTCTTCATGTCTTCTGTATTAAAGAGATTTTGAGCAATTCCTGTACCAGTTTCAGATAAATGATTTAATTTATATTCTATGGAGTCCATAGTGATGGCAACTTCTTTGTCCGCAGATCCTGCTGAATTTGCCATTGCATCCATAGCTTTTCTTGCTGTATCAAAGTTTGTGATTATTGCCGCACCAACTTGCGCTCTATTTTTTCCGAAAAGTCTATTTAGCAGTTCGTTTTGAGATTTCTCGTCAATTTCATCCCAAATATCTGATATTTCACCCAAATATTCGAGCATACTTTTATAATGAGTTTGAGAAGCATCAGTAAACATTGAGATACCCATATTGTTGTTGCTAGCAACTTTAGTCAAATCTGCAACTTTACCAGTAGCTTCAACTACATCTTCGCTATATTGCTCAGTTTCCTCGTCATAGCCTTTTATCCTCATGGTGATACTTCTAAGAGCATTACCAACTTGAGATGCATCTTGGACTATTTCTTGCCCTGCCGTAAACAAAGCAACGTTCTCATCAAAAGATCCCCCTAAACTTGCAAACGCAGCAGATGAATTTTTAAGTCCTTCAGCAATTTCAGCATTGTCGGTTGCAAAATTGTTACCTATCTCATTAATTTTACTTAATACACCGTCTAAAATATCATTAACGTCAATATCATATGCTTTTATGATGCTAACAAGATCGGTTGAGGCATCGTCCACAGACATTCCGGGGGAAATAAGTGCAAATTTAGATGAAAGTTCTGCTAATTGGGTAGCTGCTTCTTTGCTTGAATATCCTAAACGTGAAAAGGCACTAGCTTGATTTATCACCTGTTCTGTTGTTACCCCAAGTTGTTTAGCCACGTCATTTGCGTCATAATAGAACTGCTTTAATTCATTACTCGTCATTGAGGTAGTTTTACGCAAATCTACCAATGCGGTGTCTAAAGAAACAACTGTAGACACACCTTGCTTAACAGCCGTAATTCCTTGCATTACAATAGCTGTAGCACTTGTCCAATAACTAAAAGACTGCATTCCTTGCTTAATAGTATCAAAGAATGAAAGCCCTAACTTACCAGCTCTCCTCGCAGCATTTTCTATGCCATTAAGTTCTAAACCTATAGCTCCAAAATTTTCTTTGGTGACACCAGCCTCATTGTTCAAATCAGAGAGCATTCTTTTTAACTCTGTTCCCCATTTACCGTGAGTTGCAGTATTTTTATCATAAAAACTCTGTATCTTCTGTTTTAACGAATCCACCTGAGAGGTCTTAGCCAAACTTGCGTTCATAGAAGTAATTGAACTTGTAACAGTTTTTATCTCGGCATTCAGTTGCTTTTCTGTTTCTATAAGTGCTTTTTGATTGACTTCTGTATTACCACCATCTTTATTAAGCGTTTCATAAGCTACTTGCAAATTGGTTAAAGCTGTAGACAAATTTGTTGTGCTAATTCTTGCTTGCCCGTTAGAATCAACCCACTGATTCGTTCTTGCAACAAGTTGTTCAACTTTTGAATCATAAGATTCTGTATCCAATTTGAATTTAATAGAACTTATTTTTCTCGCCATTGATTCAACATTGGATTCTACTTCTTTAACTTGAATACCAGCAGCTTTAGCAGACTTAACAAAAGCTCTAAATTTTTCGTTTACTACAGTAAAATCACTTTGTGTACCAACTTTACTTAAATCATCTAACAAACTTTGTATAGAAACTTTTGCTCCGTTAATTTCTGCTTGAAATTTGTTGATTTCAGGGCTAATATTTTGTAAATCTTGTATACTTGATTTAAGACCAGAAACCTTAATTCCAACCTTTTTAGATTGATTATTAGCATTGGTAACTTGCTTATATGTATTAAAACCAGAATTGAGTTTATCAAATCCATTAAGAAATTTTGTCAGACCAGAAGTGTCAGTAGCTTCATCAAGAATCTTTTGTAAACCTTCAATTCCCTTTTTAAATGAATCAGTATAAGCCCCAGCGGATTTCATCTTAGAAATTAAAGCCTCTATTTTGCCCGAATAATCCGCTTTTATTGTCCCTACATCTTTTGCTCTTAATGAAGTAGCTGTTGTCTCGGCATTTCGATATTCCTTCACCATATTTTGAAGCAATGTTATTTGCTTCTCTACTTCAACTTTCATATCAGTAAAAGTGCTTTTGGATGAGTTGCCGAGATTTGTTATGGCTGTATTTACATTCTCAATTTGGCTGTTAAGGTTTTGTATGTGTGTGTCGTCTTTTATAGGTTTGCTAACGTTTGCATCATTAATACTAGACTGTATTTTAGCCAATGTATTCTGATAACCCGATTCAGCCATTTTTACTTTTTCAACGAAACTGTCTGTTTTTTTATTTACGGTATCAATAGACTTAGAATATTGTTTAGCCGATTCTACAAATCCATATAAAGCCTGTTCTTCACCTTTAGAATTAGTTGTTGTGCCGATTTGCCTCCATGATATAACTTTTTTTATTATTTCATCAGATTCATTTTTATATGTAACAATAGCTTGCTTTAATTTCTCAACATTAGCTTTAATATTTTTATCATATATAGTTTGAGTTTGAACACTAATGTCTACTAATTTTCCTTTAGATTCAGTCCATCCATCAACAAGTTGGTTCATTTGTTCTCTAAATCGATCTGAAGCATTATTGTCTATTCTAAAATATTTTTCTAATCCGTTTGATGAAACATTATTTATAGCTCTTTCTGCTTCTCTTGAAATAATATTACCAAGATTTCTTCCAATACTTTGAGCCTGTTTATTAATTCCTTGGCTATTAACATTTACGTTTATATTCCCTATATTGATATTCCCTAAAGCAGAATTAATCTGATTTACAAGTCCATCTAAAGTAGCTTTATCTATTGTAATATCTTTAAGCCCAATCTGTAGATTATTGAGCTGTGAAGTTATATTTTTTGCAGTATCAGGACTTATTTTAGCTTCAATTTCTAACTTTCCGATATTGCTCTTTATAGCGTTTATGTCTTTATCAATCTGTTCTTTGCCCTTGTTTATGTCAAGACCAGCTAAAAGACTTATATTAAAATCATTTGCCATATATTTTTTGCTCCTTTCTTTTTAAATTGAAAAAGCTCTTCTCAAAAGAAAAGAGCAGTATTGCTTATTTAATTGGTAAGCCTACCTTTATACAATTTTTCTTGAATAACTCTAAAATTCCCTTTTCGCCACCTAATTCAGACAAAGATTCTTGCCAATATCTATGTTGTCCTTTGACTGTGTAACCGTGTGTTCCGCTATTAAACGCATTAAGAACTTGCTCACCAGTTATAGCATCATATTTTTTGCTTCTTCCTTTGACTACAAAACCACCGTCATATCTAAAATTTAAATATTCATCATCCCAGCCACACCAAAATTCAAAACCGTTTTTAAAAGGAGTAACATCACTCTTTTTCAATTCGTTTGCCATCTGATGTGTTCTGACATAATAATCAGGAGTAGCCTTATCAGGTGGGCTAAAAACATCTTCAGAGTAATATTCAAGAACTTTCAAAGCTATAACATTCATTATTTCGTCTCTCGTTAATTCAAGAGCCTTTATTATGTATTTGTTTATCTCTTTTTGTAAGTCGTTCATATTGCTTATTGGCAAAAAAAATCACCCCAATAAAATGTCCATTTTAATTATCTTTATCGTTATCCTTCATGGTATTAATTACTGAATGTGAAATAATCTTTTCTCTATCCTCTGGGGACAACGAAGCCATATATGTAAAAATCTCAACGATTCTACTTTCGTTTGTTTTAAGAACTTCTGCTAAATTGGAAAGAATAATCTTGATTACTTCCTCTCCACTAACGTTCTTAGATGCCTCAATCGTCTTATTAACAAAGTTAAGCACGTCTACTCCCTTAACTGTGATCTTATTAACAGTGGGTAATGTGTTAGCCATAATCTTAGCAAGCTCTCTTTTTGCTATCTTCTTGTTTCTTCTGTATTCATTATTTGCTTTTATATTTTCAAACATATTTTAATTCCTTTCATATAGTCATTTAAGTAGTTTTATTGTTAGCTCTGTACGGGGATTTTCCTTGTCTACATAACATTCCAAAGTCAACCGGGTTATATGTCTACTGTCATCATCTATAATCATTCCACTCTCTGTAAGCCCATCCAAAATAAATTTAGGCACAGAGTTGTCAATGTCGTGTCTCCGATTAGTAGGATAGTAGACCACTTGTGAAATTTCGCATTTGTTAATATGAAGTTCCGAAAATCCCAATTGCGTTATGTACCATTTGACAAAATCTTTCCATCGTTGTTTTAAGGCATTCATCATAGGTCTTTTCATAATCATCCATACATTAATTGATTCGTGATATGGATGTGCAATTGGTTTCTTCTTTGCCTTTGGATGTTGTAGAAAATAGTATCTGTTATATTCCTCTAAAACAGAGTTGTCTATGACAAGGTTATACCTGTCTTTCTCTCTTTTCATGCTGTAAAATTTCCCACTGCGTATCGTGTTCTCTCCACTTTTTGAACAAACGCAGGGTAGGTTCTTTCAAGAACACATAAACTATTCTATCATTATATCCAGCTTCATTCCAAAGAGGGAACACCCCCTGTGACATATAAAAATAACACTGTTTAGGATTGAGAAGTCTTACCAACTCCTCTCCACGATACTTGTCTCTTAAAAATCCCTGTAAATCAAAATCTCTTATTTCCATTTAATCAATCCTTTCTGTTTTTTACAAATAAAAAAAATGAGGATATACAGCGAATTGCATATCCTCATTTTCAATTCGCTTAATAGTTAGCCCTTCTTTTCGGGTTTCTCAATTTTTGTATTCCTTGCTTCTGCTTTTAAAACAGAACTCCAATCAGCCTTTACAGGCTTAAAAAGCATCTTGATTACCTCAATATCTGAGTAATGCTTGTCTTTGTTGTCAGCATAAAAATATCCCTTTGAGTCATGCCCAAAGAGATATTTTTTTTCAGCCGAAATCTCATCGGGAGGAGTAGCAATACAAGAATACTTGATTTCTACCATATAAAAGCCTCCTATTAAAATTATTCGATTGTACTCCAAGTCATCATGTTGCCTTCGCTATCACCCATAATATCCCATACTCATATCATTATTAACTGTAAGTTTTTTATCTTACACTCTGAGGTATTAAACCTATTTTCATCGGATAGTTGTTTCTATCCCAGATTAGCATAACTTTTAGCGTATAATTTCTGCAATTATAATTGACTCGCTGTGCGAACTCTTGCGATTATTATATTCTTATCGTCACAGATAAGGTTCAAATCGTATGCGTTGCGTGTGTCTATAGTATTAAGTATAGACTTCCACTCTGATTATGGAGTCACCCACTTTCCAGATTTCTTTCGCACTAATTATTCCAATCCTACTCGTCAATTTCGATTGGAACGACATAAAATAGTTGCAAGACTTATTAAGCAACTATTTGGTTTATCTCAAGGGTACAGATGTTATCAACATCCATTGTAAGTGTAGCGTTTGACTGGGGCTTAACATTGTGCAACTTAAACTGTACGAAGTTATCAGCCTGATCCGTTCCTTTAAGAGCAGTATCACCATAAATTCTGTAACCACCGGGGAACGATACGTTATCAATAACAAAAGACTTAGCTGCCTGATCTACAAAGTAGTAACAAGCTACATAACCATCTTCCGCAAAAGTTGATGTATTAAATGAAAGTGTACTACCACTTATTGAATATGTATTTTCAGTAGTAGCAGGCGTTCCAACCTTCTGTTCAGCAACATGAGTCAGTTTATCATCATCCATTACCTTAAATACCTGAAGAGTACCTACTTTAGGTGTACCAGTAAGTGTTGCAGAACCACTAGTAACCTTCAGAACTTCTCTCTTAGCCCACGGTACTGTGTCGTTGCTAAACTTTGTACCAAAAAGCAGAGGAATAATATCCATAGGGAATACTTCCATAGTAGTTGTAAATGTACCTTCACGGTTTGAGTCAAAACGTACTGCCTTAACATTTTTATTCATTGCAAACACACTGTCTGACGAGAACTCCATTGTGGATGTCTTAGCATAGTTTACAAACAGATCAACTTTACCGGTCTGGGCATTTTCTACACGCAGATTGGCACAGTCTTTAAGTGCATATAACATATAATCACCATTTAACCTTTCTATAATTTTTTACATAAAAAATAGCCCGTGATTACTCACGAACCATAAGTTTTGAGTGCCAGTGATTCTTATCTGAAATAGATTTACCGTCACCGGACACTAAGCATATTTTCAAACTATCATCATACGTTTTTACGTTTACGATAGCTTTATAACAGTTCATTATCTTCCATAGAGTCCATTTCTCAATTTCTTCTATTGGAAGATGATATTTTCCACCATATTCGATTATGTTCAAAATATCGTATATATGAACCTCATTTTCGGATTTGCTTTTAGCCCGTCCTTTCTGAAGTTTTTCCCATATATCGCGTTGCCTTGCCGACATATTCTTAGGTGGTTTCTCAATTTCGATTTTGCTTTTTGCATTTATCTTCATAATAACTTCACAAACATCGTCAAAATTGTTTTTGTCAATAACAAAAGGCTCTTTATCTTCAAATCTGATATGTATTTCAGAAGCGATTTTCACAACGTCTTTTGCCTTGCAAAACAGCCCTAAAATTACCCCAACATATTGAGATAAAATTTTATCTTTCAATATAACATCTTCAAACAAATTAAGAGAGTTAAGTTTTTCTGTGTCTCCCTCAAGACATTCTTTCGTCATTAAAAAAGGCATTAAGCATTTCTCAAAATTATCTAATCCAATCGTATCACATATTTCCCCAAACGAAATAGGATATATTAAAAGCCCATCACAATTGATAGGCTTCATTCTTATAAGTTCAAGATAATAGTTATGCACCATCTTCACTCAGCTTTCCATAGTCTATCATAAAATCTGAACAAGTATATATCATGTTTTTGCCGAAATAATCAGCATTTGGGTAATTTGAAGTAATTGGATTATAAGATAATGGAACTAATGTTCCTATGCCGATATTAACGGCTTTACTATAGTTTAAAATCTCTCCAATCAAAGCAACCATTATGTCTAAACGATTACCAACATAACCGAGAGATCTATATTTTCTCTTAGTAGCACTATCTAACTCTAAATTATCTTTGTGGCACATAACATTCAATGTTATTACAAGCTCTTTTGTGTTTGGATTAACACTTTTTATGTTTGTGTCCATACATATAGAATTGACCGCGTCTGTCATTGTGGTGTAGATAAACGGAACATCGAATAACCTTCCGTTCAGTTTTACATATTCAACTTTACGATTTTTACCTGTTCCAGTGTACGTTTCATATTCGCCACCAATGAAATTTTCGTATTTCTCAAAACGATCATCGTCCAATACGGGCATCATAATATCCATTAAAAGAGAACTTTTATCGCCACTAAACATAAGTAAATTGCAGAGTAGTTCTTTATACGCCCCAAGACTTCTATAATCATATGTAGCCATATTACCATACCTCCGCAACTTCTAATTCTATTTCGTTTGATTGCCCTGTGTATTTACTCATACAACAAACAATTATCTTTTCGCCATAAGCAGTACAATTTTTGGCAAGAGAAATATTCAAAGCATTCCCATTCTTCTTTATAGTCAAATATTCATCTACATTAGAAGTTATAGTCCACTCATATTCAATTCCATCAATCAGTTCATTATCGTCCTTATCATAAAGTTGAGCCGTAATTGTACTAACTTTATTTGTAGGCTTGATTTTCAGACTTGAATACTCAATTTCTAAATGCCAATCATCTGTGTTAGTTTCTTGGTTTTGCGGTTCTTTGTAATCACAAATCCAAACCTTTTTATCGTCCCCAAAATCAACTAATTTGTCACAATCAGACTTGAAAGCATCAAATGACAATGTGAGTATTATTATGCCACCACGATTAAAATACTCATAATTGTTAAGATTCACCTTTCTATTTGATAAAATATAGGTATCGGGTTTATCCGAATCATCAAAGTCAATAGCAAATCTCATATCACGAGCAAGTTTTTTAGTTTCACTATCAACAGGCAACGTTAAGCCGTATTGGTTATCACCAATAACAAGAAAGTTATTGCCTGTAGTACCAGCGGAATATTTTGTAAAGTCCTCACTGTACGCAAATCTCTCAATAATCTTGCCCTCTGAGTTCTGCCAACGTAAAGGTACAGTACATAAATACATATACCCTGAATGATTGGCTTTATCATCTGGATCAAGTCGTGTTACAAGCCACATTTGCCCTTGCCATTCAATATAGTCACCGAGATTGAATGGCTGTGAGTTTTTAGACTTGATTTTCTTTTTAAAAGTATTTCCGTCAGTATCTTTTACTATAATGAGTTCAAAAGGCTCACCATTTCGTTTCACAACGTGATAATCTATATTCCCATCAAAGTTATTATCTATCTGCCTGTTGAGTAAATATAAATCGGTTTCTTGTTTGCTTTTAGAGTTATAAGTGTTATTTATTTTCTGAAAATAAGTTATATCCATAAGTCACCACCTTAACCGTAATCGTATTGGCTGTGATCTATGGTTTTTCTTTTTCCCGTTTCTCTGTCTGTTGCTATATAGCGTGAAATCTTGTTAATGTTTTCTCTCTTAATATTTGCAAGCATATCCTCAAAGGTCTTGCGTTCAGAACTAGGAGAGAACTGATTCAAGTCACTTGGGGTCATTCTTATTTTGAACGCCTTTAAGAGTGCTTCGTCACGCTCAAAATAAACCTCATACATAAGTGAAGAAATCAGTCCTATTTCCCGTTGTGTCAATTCAAAGTTAAAAGACTTGTTTTCCATATCATAATCATAAAAGTCTACATCGGGTTCACATTTTGACATCAGCAAATCTACGGCATCACAAATATATCCAGTTGCTTGTTCTGTAACAAGGTCTTGCACTTCGAGGACAGGCACATTATAATACGCAAAGAAATCGGCATCCTTTTCTATACGTTTCAGAAAACGAGAAATTACTGTATCAAAAGAAGTTGTCTGCCCCATTTTGACACCTCCTGTTAAGATGACTTCTTAGGAGGTCTGCCAGCCTTCTTCTTAGGGGCTTCTGTATCAACTTTTGTTGTGTTAGAATCTCCGGCAGAATCCGAAGTCTGACTTGCCATTAACTTTTCCATCATCTGTTTCATCTGTTCAATTTGTTCTTGCAGTTTTGCGTTCTGTTCCGAAAGTTCTTTGACCTGTTCATTTGAAACCTTCTTTTCTTCAACTCTAGGATTGAGAACAATAGATGTTATACGCTGTCTCTTCTGAAGTTCATCATATCTACGATCAACAACACTCTTTACCTTACTTGAAATGTCAATTCCTTCACTAAGAAGTTTAAACATAACAATTCTAACTCTATCAAAATAGGTGATACTTGTTATATCAAGAATCCTCTGTAATCCCTCCATTGTAGGATTAGTAAGAATTTCTCTTATATCTTCATTAGTAAGAATATCTCTCCAATTAGGTACTCTAAGAGCAGTAAATATTTCTTCTTTCTCATCTTCATTGAAAGTGAGCCAACCAGTAACAAGTATGTCTGTATTGCTACAAATATACTGAAGTTCATTTATCGGTATATCTTGCATTGTAGGATTAATACCGTCTCTTGAAGCATTAAACTTGTAATGCTCTTTTGAACTATCTACAAAAACGTCATTCTCATTATAATTAAGAACAGTTATATTCTGTAAATTAATTTTAGACATAATTTGTACCTCCTTTACATTTAATGTGAGTTGGACAAATTAGTCCAAAACCAACCCACTGGTTTTCCCAATTATATTTAAACAAAGGAAGGCGGTTGGGTAGACCGCCGTATCGTGAGCGACACTATCCTTTGCTTATAACATAAAAATAGATGGTACTATTAGTCTGTAAGCACCATCTTGCAGCAGTTCTCAATGTTAGTAATGCCAACAGAGTATGTGAAATCCTTAACTCTGATTATTACCTTTTCGTTGCTGTTATCAAAATCCTCATATGTATGCAGTTCACCCTTCATATCAAGGTCGCCAACTATACCAGCAACACCATAAATACGCTTATCAGGAAGAAGAAGCTGACCCTTACCTGTCTTTCTAGCACCTGAGATAGATGCAATTCTAACACCATCAAGGAACTTAACCAGACCATATCTGTTAAAGTCATCCTTCTGCTTTTCAGAAAGATAATTCTCATAGCCACTCATTCTGTAAAGTTTCTGAGCATACTTGCTAAGACATACTGCAACAGCATCGGGGTTTCTGTCAATAAGATAAAGTGTCATCTTGTCAACAGCATCCTGTGTAGGTGCAGAACCACCAGCTGTTATAAGCTGGTCGCCACCAACGATAGCACTATCAATCATTGAGAATACATCATAGAAAAATGCATTCTGAAGTGCTTCCTTTGCATAAGTAGCGATAGTGGCAACACTCTTAAAACCATTCTTGCGAAGGTCGGCATATGAAACGTCTGTTTCTACCTGTCTATTCTTTGTAATAGGCTTGATTGCAGTTGTATCAATCCAACTTCTATCAACAGTACCGCCCTTTGCAGACTCAATAGCCTCAAGTGTGTTCTTAGGTGTCTTAGTATACTCTACATCGTCAAACTCTCCGACAGAACCTCTGTTAAACATTGTATCAAGAAGCTCATCGGGAGCATTATAAACTTCCTCTGTAACAGTCTTGTTTACAAAAGCAGCAATTTCTCTGTTGTCATCATAACCCCTCTTGCCGATTTCCTTTGCCCAACAATCTGCAACGTTATAAATATCCTTTTCTTCTGAAGTGAGAGACTGCTTATATTCAACCTTCTCAGCAACTTCAAACATCGTGCCGGGCTTTTCCATAATCTCAGCGATTTCTGTATTTAATGCCATATTATTTTTCCTCCTTTATTTTATTGTTTAATCCAATTAGGATGCGTTCTTGCCCACAGTATCTGATACTTCTACAATAACGAGCTTGTGACCGTTATCTGTGTAGAAACCACCACACACATACTTAGATGCAACTGTTGCAGCAGCCTTAACAATTTTACCTGCTGTATTTGCAGAAAGTCTTACGCCAGCAACTATACCAGTTTCTACATAAGCATCTGTCGCAAATCTCTCGCCGGGAAGATAGTTAATCAGCTTGCCAAAGTCACCTTCAACAAGAGTAGTGAAGTCTGCATCGTAATCTGACATATTCTCTCTAGCAGCATTAATACCCGTAGGGATTCTCTCCTTATCTACAAAATATAAATCTGCTGCTGTCTCTGCACTTGCAAACTCAAATGTTTTGTCTGTTTCGTTCTTTACAACCGCCATACCAGTTGTAATAGTTTCCTCGCCAGCCTTGTAACTTGAAACGGCGGGCTTGCCCATAATTACCTGAAGTTCTCTCAGCATATTTTGTTTCCTCCTTTTGTTTTACTTGTTTATAAATTTTCTTATAAGAGACACCGCATCTGTGTCCTCGCAATTTAAATTGCTTGCAATATGTAATTCATTGATTTCAGAAGTATCAACCTTTACGTCCTTAGAGTTATCCACCGAAGCAGATAATCTTTCCCCAACAATTGCCATCAGTGACTTCTTATCAAGCTCATTTACATAACCGCTAAGTTCCTCTGATTTTTCAATTTCTTCTCTTGTAATCTGTCCACTCTTAATAACTGAAGCAATTAAATCTTCTTTCTTCTGTGCAAGCTCTGATGCAATCTTTTCCTGTTCCATTTCTGTAAACTTCTGCTTGTATTCAGCAAGTTCTGCGTTGTCAGCCTTGAGTGTGGTTATTTCAGCACTCGCTTTTACAATAAGTTCATCCTTTTCAGAAATTGTCTTTTCATATTCTGCAACAGTTGAATTTATATCCTTTACAGACACAGTAAGAGTTACCCTTTCGGGTTCTGAAATTATTACATCTTCACCATTTACTTCGTATGTAAATTTGTAATAATCTAATTCGGTATCGCCACCATAGTTGTACCAAATTTCGTGTGATTCAGGGAACATAAAAGCTATATATCCCCAATCATTAGGTAATTTCTTGTTGATTTCTACGTTAGCTTTTCTGTAAATATCGTTATCGGTAAGTTCAGAAACTACTGTATCAACACTATTTTCTTTGCTATCTTCTACAGAAATTTCAGCCGAAACATTTTCTTCTGTCTGTTCAACATTATCAGAAATGTTTTCTTTTTCAGTTTCAGAAACTGTCATATTTTCCTTTTCTATTTCCAATGTTTTCTCCTCCTTTTCTTGAGTATTCTGACACATCATATCTTGAGTTAGAGCCTCTGCTATCATTAGTTCTTGCTCGTCTAATGTAGATAATGAAATAGCTTTTGAAGTTCCATTATAAGCAGGAGTTACATTGCTACCGAGTAGACAATCAGAAAGGAATACATAATCATTAAGTGTTTTTACTCCATCTTTATAAGAATACTCTAAAGTCTGTATTTCCCAAGAACTACCCAACCCATTTTCAGATTCATACAACTGCTTAATAGCATTTATAAGATTTTTGTTTCTTTTCCAAATACGCTTTTTGGCATATAAGCAGGGAAGAACTTTTGTTTCGCCAGAAACAGTGGTAACTTCTGTATCTTCTATCCACACATCAATATGTGTTCCTATACTGTCTGTTTCAAAAACAACATCTCCGTCACTATCAATACGCATTTCGTGAGAACCCAAATTATCATTTCCAGCAATTTTCTTATAACGAGCCTGTACAGGCATATTAATCAATGTCTTAGCACATTCAAGAGCCTTATCTTCCACACCTTTATAAGGAAGCAAGACATTGTTCAAATTCTTGTCATCGTAATAACACATTCTATTAGTCAGTTCTAACCACAAGTCGTTTTCAGCTATATCTATTGTTTTACTTGATAGTAAAATGTTATCTTTATTCATTATCCGTTATCACCTCACTCTCTGATGTCCCTAATTCGATACCAAATTTATTGCTTAATTCTTGCGTTGAAATTGGTATTTTATCTATTACAATAGTGATGGCAGAATCCCCACCATCACTATCAATAGCAATTTTTATTTCTTCCCCACAACACGGGCATTTTATAACATACTTACTCATTTTGCATCATTCCTAATCTGATCGTATTCCTGCTTTGCGTCATTTTTGCTATCGGCAGGTCTGCCACCTTCTGAATTGCTATCCCCAGATTTAGTATAAGCTGTACTGTAAGGAGTAAATATATCATCATAGTTGTTATCTTTTTCTGACATCCTCCTCTGAGCTTCGTCCTTAATATCAAGTCCCACCATTTCAAATGCAGTTTCTCTTGATGCACCGAGAGTATTAAAGCAATACTCGCTCAAAGTCTTTCTCATATCAAGTTCAAGTTGTTCTGAATCCGTTATTTCAACATGGGGGCAGTATGCAACAGGATAGTGGTTGTCTTTTAAAATTTGTCTATACCACTTGCGTAATATGTCCTCTAATTGCTCCGTTATAGCATTTATTGTACGCATTAATTGAGTAACAGAGATAGACGCTGTAGATACAGACTGTGAACCACTGTCCATTAAAAATTGAATACCAAGAGTAGATAGCACCTTCGCTCTATATGTGTTATAGGTGTCTTTCGAGGTCATCTCTACTGTCGGTTCTACATACTTAATTTCTTCAACCGTAGGAGGAGATGTTACAACAACCGTACTCTGTTTCCACGATGCCATAAAGTTATCGTGGGCATAAGCCATTTCGTCAAAATAATCCTTGCGACTGTCATCCCCTAACACTTCTTTACGCATTTTCTGATGTATAATCTTTTTACCTTTAGCTTTACTATTTACTCTATCAGTATCCGCAAAAGTATCAAGCATAAGCAAATCCGTATAAGCACGAGAAATAGGAGATACGCCATATTTACGATTAAGATTATTTATACGGATTACTCCCGTGTATTTTGGATCAAGGATCGCATAACTTTCCTTATTAACAAACGCTTCATATATTTCATTAGGGTAATTCGCTTTGACTTCATCTTCAACACCTTTGAAGAATAAAGCCTTATTTTTTTTATTTTTCTTATAGGTCTTGCTAAGTCTATCACGAAGATTTTTTATGTTAAACAGAACAACCGGCTCACCATTGACATTATAGTCTGATATTTCGCAAACACCTAAAGGATATATGTCAACAGCATAATTGCTATGATCGTCATGACGAAGATAAGCAATAAAATTGCCCTCTGTGTATGAAGTTACAACAGCATTTCTAATCAGCCATTTTATATGTATTCCCTCGTTTACGTCCTTTATCAATTCTTTGCAACTATCCAATTGCTTCTGCTTGTTTCTTTTATCCTTGACATTACCAACATCTCCATAAGTAATCTTAATATCTGTATTTATGTTGGTATCAAGAGACTCGACAGTCTTACCGATAATATCATTCTTGTTTATCAGTTTTCTGTTATAAGCATTGATTTTTTGTACTTTCTCAAGACTGTTTTGTGTATCAGTTAATAAGTCATCTATTTCTGTAGGAGTTAATCCGCTATTAGCCTTAACCCCCTCATTAAGATAAACAGAATACTTATCATTACTAGGATCGTATGTGCTTAAAGCAATACGCATTTTTTCTTTTCCTATTTCTTCTGCGGAGGTGACTATTATAGTACCATCGCTTGTTTGAGATGTAAAACTTATATCAAAATCATTAGTTTCATTCGGCACTTACATATCACCGCCTTTCTAAAAATCTATACTTGAACTGAATAATCTTGCTTTTGAGAAGTCTGCTTTAGGAGTAGTAGATAATAAATCCAATTCCAGCTTATCTATAAAATAAGAGCCGTAAGAGCAACTTGTGTATCTATCTTTCCTTTTAGCCCCTTGTTCATATATCTTAATAATTCCTGTCTGTGGCATCTTCTCATATTGCAATTCTGCACATTCATTTATCATAAATTGAGTTTCCAAAAAAGGAAGCTCAAATTCTGCTTGTAAATCAACATTATCTTTTAAACTATCCACATAATCTTTATTTTGCAACAAAATTTCGTCTTTTGCTGTATTGTAGCTTACCAAAAAGTCAATCTTGTTTTCTATAAGGTTTTTTCTAAAAGCAATTGCAATATTGCTATTCAAGTTTTGGGTTGCGTTAATTACATAAATACAAGGTTTTGCATTTCTGTCTTGGCAAACTTTTGCATATTCGTCATTGTTCATTACTTTTAAAGGAGCATATTCAACTCCTCTTTCATCATCATACAACACTTTCTGAAGAGAATAAGCAATTTGCAAACCACCATTTCTAGCATCAAGTACAATGTAATCAGCCTCAAAATCTTCATATAATTGCCTAATTCTTATTGCCTGTAAAGTGGTATCACCGATTTGGTTAGATTCAATATACGGATATTCCCGTCTATATCCTTGTTTTATTTCAACTTTATCGGTTTCAGTATCATAAACTATTGATTCAGGAATTGCACGAATACAAGAATATACCGAATTATCATTCTGACTACCTGCAACAAATGCAATATCATTTGAGATAACTCTAATTTCGTTGTCTAACTTAGGTATCGCATATTTGTTCTTTTTGTTACTCTTGAAATCAAGAGTAGAGCGAGGATAGAAAACATATTTTGAAATTTGCCTATTAATCAACATTTTATATGTAAAATATGAAGAAACAGAATCCCTTAATTTCAAATTCAAAAACTCTATTTTCCAAGTAGCTGGGTCTTGCTTTTTTCTTTCCTTTATAAGCTGTTCTTTTGTCTTTAATTCATGCTTTAAAGCTATACTTTCATCAAAAGCAAGCATCAATCCACCATTATGTTTCTTCATTTCAGTTAAAGCCTGTTTAGAAATATCCCACATCCAGTTTCCATCATCATACCAACTTGAACTAATATAAATATCTACAGGCTGTTCCTTTAAGTCTTTGTTTTTGGCATATTCGGATTTAAATAAATACTGTGGCTTTCTCGGCATTTGGAAAGGAGAAATTACGGAATCTTCAACTTTTTTCTTTATCTGTCTTGTTTCCTCACGACAAATACCGTTACTACGGAGTCCTCTTGCATTTTCATTAGCAACGAATACTGATATTTTTGAGCCGTTCCTAAACTTAACGAAAATGTCACTATTCCTTGTAGAAAAATCCTCAATTTCTTTTCGCAATATAGGAGACCATTCACACAACTCGTCAATTATTTTTTCTGATACAATTAGTTTTGCTTGCTTTTCTGTAGCTGAACCGATTCTAAACTTAGTTCCTTTATATAAAAGGCATCTCGCCACTGCATAAACCGCCACTATAAACGACTTTGCATCATTTCTGCTAGCAATTATGCAAATTAAGTTAGAAATACCCATTTCATATATAGCAAGTGCTTGATATTCAAATAAAGGGATTTTTAAATAGTCGATGACAAATCTATGTAAATTTCTTTTAAAAAACGTACTCCAAGCCAAAACATGCAACACATTATCTTGATTGCTTAAATAATGAGTGGAAGGGAATTTCTTGTACAATTCAAGTTGGTTTTCGTCGGCATACTGTATCAAATCATTCTTCATAATCATCACCATCCGGTACGAAGTATTCTTTATCCCTTGTTTCACTACCTGTTTCTAAGTTAATCATAGGTCTCGTTATATGTCTGTCTATATATTCGCCTATATTGTCCCAATCCGCATACAGCTTCTTATCTTTATAAAATTCTTCGGGAGTATAATCAGAAATAAATCCAAGCGTCATACAGAACGTTTCATCATTACTAGAATCTTTTTCTTCAACGGTTCTTAGCCCAGCTTGTTTAAAAGTTTTAGCATATTGATCTGTCAATTTAACGTATTTATCCGAATCTCCATCTTTAAGAGCCTTTATCATAAGCATATTTAAATTACAAAGCGATTTTATAAAAATTTCTTGGTTATTGTCGCAGTTGGGATTATTTTTCTTTAGCATCCTATAATGTTCATCAAGATTTTTGTAATCTGATTCGGTGAATCCTGCTCCCCATCTATCTACAGCAGATGCACTTACAGTAGATTGATCCGATTTTGCTTGTTCTTTGCTTTCTATAACCTGTCCAAGGCTATTTTGATATTCATATTTCATCGAATCAAAGTAGGTTGATCCAATAGAAGCGGTCTGCCCCAAATTCTTTTTTGCAAGATAATGAGATATTCTTGACCTATCAGCTGAAATTTGCCTAGCAGCCGTTAAAGCATCTATATGATATACCCATCCAAATTCTAAACACATATGACGAATTGCGTGTTCCTCATTACCTGAATATAAGTCTACGAGTTTTTTATAATAAAGGTCTCGGCAATCGTTACAGATGTCAATATATCCGTCATTTGCTTGATATTTAGGATGTGCCGATTTAGAAAAATGTGTCTTTTGGTTATCCCAAGACTTCCCGCACATTGTACATTTGTATTTTTTGTCTGAACCCAAATTATTAGATAAAGGAAACCTCATCTCAACTGTTAAATCTATTTTTTGTGGAGCTGTCATAGACTCCTTTATTTTATCGTTTCTTGATTGTATATTAGCCATAGCTCCACCCCCTTAATATTAAATATCAGACAGAGATTTTTTCTCCACCGTTTTAATTCCATCTTCATCGAAATATTTTCCTAATTTAGCATCTGCGGATGTATCGCAATATAACCTACACATATCGGCACTTTCCCAACCGATAATATCTTGAATAACACTATCGGGTATGTTTGATTCGGACAGTCTAGTAGTAAATAGATGTCTAAGGCAGTGCCAATAAAAGGGAACACCTAAGAAATTAGAAAAACTTTCAGCCCAACTATCCATTGTTGTTATAGGAACTTGCTCATCAACATAAACCCCATTTTCTTTCTTAGGAATAAGCCATTGTGATGTAATGTTATTTTGTTTTCTATAATTAAGCCATAGATCAAGATATTTCTGAAAACCATTTTTAAGGGTATAAATCGTAAGTTGCTTACCCCTTGAACCCCTACCTTTGGTAGTAACTGTTTCTGGTGTTCTGTATAAAGATCCATAAATTATATTATCTTCTGTAAAATAAGAAAGTTTCATTCTTGGTAATTCAGACTTTCTCCTGCCATTGTGCATTGCCATTGCCAAAATACAAGCCTTGTCTAATTCATTTTTCTCTATTAAATGATTTAGCAATTTTTCAAGTTGTTCATCCTCAAGAACGGTTTTCTCCCTAACCGTACAAGAAGGTGGATTTTCTATTTTTCTCACTATTGGTCTATAACCCTCAAATTCATCATCAAGCATATTTTCAATATAGTTTGATAACGATGAAATAGTAGATTTAACTCTTCTCATTCGTGCAGGACTCCAACCCAAAGTGTTCAAACAATAATTTTGAATCTTAACTATATCCCTTTTAGATAAATCAACAAAAAATTTGTTGTTTAATAGTTCCAAACATAAAACCCAAATTATTTTCAAATCATGCCCATAGCTTTTTACTGTAGTTTTTGCACGATCAACAGATGTGAGATATTCAAGGAAATCCTTTCCCAACTGAATATTCTCTGGATTCACCTGTGCTAGTTTTTCAGATGAACAAATATTGTTATAAACTGTTTTTCTTGTATTTCCCATTAATCTCACTCCCTCTCTTACATATAAAAATAGAGAAGTGGTAGTTAGCCACTTCTCTAAAAATCATTATATAATGTCTATATTCCCATATTTCTTAAGTTCTTCAGTAATATCTACTTTATTTTCCCTGCACATAGTAACAATTGTACTTGCAGCTTTTTCTATTTCGCTTTCATCAAGAAAATCTAATGTCTTTGGTTTAGTCCTTTTTCCGCTTGTGTTAAGGTAATGTGTTATTCTTGAGTTCAAATTGATACCATACTTATATAAAATTTCTCTCTTAAAAGCAACCCAACCTTTAGCATAATCGTTGTGAACATTTCTCCCATATTTTCTAACAGTAGCATTTATGAAGTCTTTCCCTGCCCATTTTGAATTTTCTTGAGCAAGAACATCATTTTCCTTTTTTAATACACTATTTTCGTTTTGAACAGCCACTATATTTGTCAATAAGCCCTTGATAACAACTTTTTGTTCATCTGGTAAATTTGAAAAGTATGTATTGACCATCAAATCAGCATTACTAATATATCCACCATTCTTCCGTATCGAGGGCAGAACTTCATCAAATACCCATCTTTCAAACCGTTCTGCACTGGGGAGTTTGCTATGTGCGATAAGTCGGTAAACATTACCCTCTGTAATGAACTTTGCCTGTTGGGCTCTTCCCATGCTGTCTATGACTGGGCAAATCACCCACCCATCTTCCTTGCAGTGCTGTTTTATTGCCTTTGCTGTGTCTGCGTAGCCGAGTGCCCTTGCAATATCCGAGCCACAAAACAGCACCGAGCTGTTCTTTTCAATCGTGCGTACCTCACCAAATTCTTCATTTTTAAAAATTTCAATTTCGTTCATATTTTACAATTCCTTTTCTGTATAGTTTTTAAAAGTTTATTCCATATGCTTTTGCATATTTCTTTACAATTTCAGCATCGGTACTGTAGCAACTAAAATGATAGCTACAACCATCATCGCTTGTATCGTCACAAACAAATCCGACAACATCTCCGCTGCCGTTATGCTTAATCTGCACTTTTGCCTTATTTACGTTGTTCCCCTTTGAATTACCATCAAGATCAAAATAGATTATCTTGCACTCATCATCCTCGTTAAATTCCGCTATTTTTTGAGGGCAATCATCTATGTAGATTAAAACAGTAGAAGCATCATGTGCGATTATAACGCCATTAGAGTTAATAGCCGGTTCAATGCTGACATTACACTCATTATCTATCATCATAAGATAAACCCTATCCTTAACTAAATCGTCAAGACCATCAAAATCAGCATAAGAAAAACCATATCCATCTTGTATCAATTCAATGAACAAATCGTTAGCGAAATCTCTCTTGGCATAAACTGCCACGCAACCGCCATTTTCTCTTAATGATTCAAGTTCAGTGCCGATGAGATTGGTAACATCTGTGACATCATCAAGAGAAACATTTGTACTCTTTTTATTAGTCAATCAAAACACCACCTTAGAGTGCCTTATAAGACTTGCTAAGCGTAACCTTTATCTCATCGTGAGCAGGAGAACTCCACTCCTTTGTTTCTCCTCTGAGTGTGCTTACACCGCTCTTAGCAGGTATAGTTACCTTTGATATGTTCATAAAACCTATCATACTTATCTTTTCACCACTTGCCACAGTTTCCTTTATTACTTCTTGATAATTTTTAAGAACTGTTGTAATGTCCTTCATTGTAATTCCTGTGTTGTTTGCAATTGTTCTTACTAATTCCTTTGTTGTCATATTATAATTTCCTTTCTATTTAGAGGCTTTTAGCCGTTATTTTTGCTTATTGAATATTTTTTTGTTTTTGTTGCAGTTTTGTTAAATAACCCCGTTTTTATAAAAAATTACGAAGTGGAAGAGAATAACAGCAATATAGCTTAATTTCCATTTAATCATGCTCCTTTTATCGGGGTATATAATATATCACACAATCCGTCAGATTTATCGAATATGAAAGTTTTGCATTGCCTCTTACTTCCAAATCCTTTATCTACAGCCCAATTCGATTTTGCCGAAATGGTTGGAAGTCTCTGAATACGCATATTATATTCCTCAGTCAAAACTTGCTCAGTATGCAAATGTTGTAAGAATACTTCTGTAGTATCAATTTCGCTCCAATATTCCCTTGCTTCGTCAGCAATCAGCCTTGGTAGAGTTTTAACGTTTCCATCGTGTGCAAATACAAAAAGAGTTCTCCCAAACTTAACATATTTTCTTGGAAGAGGTGAATAATCTACTGAAACTCTACTATCCATCCTAAACCATGCTTCTATGTATTTTGTTAATTTATAGCCGGATAATTTATCATGATTTCCGCTCACATACACCACTTGCACAGGAGCTTTTTCTTTTAAAATGTCGATGGCTTTAATAGTCATAGAATATAACCTTTCAACCGCATCAAAATATAATAAATCGCTATCCTGCTGAGTACCTTTTGTAGTTGCTCCTGATAAATTATCTCCGTTTAACATATCCCCACCAACACAAAAAATAATACTATTAAATTGATATTTGGAGGTTCTTGAAATTACGTCATTAATAACATAGAAAAACATTTTTTCTGCAATGTCACAATTATACTCATTTCCTGTAGAAAACATTGTTGCTTGCAAATTCAAATGTAAATCAGCAATGTCAATCAACAGACATTTATCTCCCTTTAAATAATCATCAGACGTTTCTATATTTGGCAGGAGATATTTTCTATCTAGTCTATCAAACCATTCGTTGATTTTATTATAATCCAATTCTTCAGTTCTCGGCTTTATAACTATCTTGCTTGAATATAATTCCTTAATTCCGTCTTTTTTGCTATATACATTCCAAGCATTATTTTTAGCGGAAACAAGTTCCCACTCTTTTATATCAAAACCATGTGCTTTCAAAAGACTATCAGGGTTCTTTAAATCATCCTCACTTAATACCACTAACTTGTTACTCAAGTATGAGCCATCTTTATTTATTGATATTTCAGTCCTGTAATTTGTTTCAAGACTTTCTTTGTTGACTTTATTCTTTTCTTTTTCTCTGAAATAGTCCAATACAAAAACGTTGCCGAATATTTCTTGCGAAGATGCCTTCCTAACTGTGTCTTTTGACATCGGCAAATTGTATTTTATTACTATGTCAGCCCAATCTTGATCTTCAACTCCTAACACCTTATCATGAATATCCTGTAGACATTGCTCATATTTTTCAGGTGTCAACCCGTACTTGCGTAGTTGTTCTTCATATTTGTTAATTTAATATCAATCCTTTCGTTGTGAATTGGGCTTTTATTATTCACCCCTACATTCGCTAAGTAATTTTAAACACTTCTTTGTTTCTGTTACAAAGTAATTCTTTCTATGGTGTGACTTTGTTTTTGCAAGACCATTCTCGCCAAACTTAACACCATTCTTTAAGAGATACTGCATCTCAAACTTAGTGATTCTAATTATGTGTTTTCACTTCTTTCATATAATATTTTTTGTTTTTTTAATCACTCCCAACGGTTGCAATATCGCCGTTAGAGAAATATCGCAACCGCCAGAACGTGACCGTAAGTTATAACTTTACGATTTCAGTACCGCCCATATTTTATACCGCATCGGAAATAGCGGTGAAGCCTACTTGATGAACGCTCATCGTTCCCCCTCCATAATACATATTTTATAAATTTTTATGAACGTGGGTGAAACCCACGATAGTTGAATGTGAACGCAAAATCATTCTGCAATTTTTTTGCATTTTTGACAGTTTTACTGTGGTTTGAAGTTAATTAAGAACCTTTCTTTGTCTAATTTGTACAAGAAGTTGAGTATTCTTTTTGTAGGTTTATTATAGGCATCTAATAACCTCTTGCTTGCTCCAATTCCATTTGCTAAACCCAATGAAGTTTCTATAAGACGGTTTATCGTAACTATGTTGCCTATTTTGATTTTTCTCAGTTTTTCTAACAACGTATTAGATTCTTGAATGAGCTTTTCCGCTACAATCTTTTCGTCTTTTTCTGTTGCAAAAAGATACTTAGCAAAAGTATCATAATCTTCTACAAGAACTCTTACTTTTGACATCTGTCTTGAGTTAGCCTTGCCGTTCATCTTAATAAAGAAGTCGGTAGTAGGGGTTGTTTCCGATGTTGATGCACCTTGTATTTTGTCTAACCATTCTTCTAACCAATTCATAGGACAGTTTAAATCTTCATTTATACGGTTTCTGAGTTTGGTTTTTGTTTCGTTTATTTCAGCAAACGGTAATTCCTTACCGTCTTTTGTGTACTTAATTTCTTTAGTATATCTCATAAATTCCGGGTAATCGCACTTAACGGTTTTAATGTCACCACTATCATCCATCATTTTTCTGTTCATTGTCATACAAGGCATTTTACTTATGCGTTTTATTTCTTCTTCCCCATCTATCTCGTAAAGTCTTTTACAACTATCAATGATGATCTGAGCTATAACAGAAAGGATTACAAAATTATCATATAATTCTTTTGCTTTTTCATCGTCAGGATATTCTTTGGATATTTCAGTCCAATAATAAGTCATAGCCAATTGTGCAAGATTACTAGACCAACCTATACCCATTTTTGAACTTGCAAATCTGTTGTCCATTACAGCATAATCACTTTTGGTGTTGTTATATGTAATTCCACTTTCTCTTAAAGAATTAACTATAGTAGGATATTTTTCGTAACACCTTTTCGCACATTCTACAATTTCCTTTTGGTTTGTAACTAAGAAAAAATCGGAATCAAAATCGCACCCATTCATTCTGTCTTGTATATCTGTTTCTATACAATTTACCGCCATTATGTTGTTGCTAAAATCAAAATATCTTGTAAATTTTTCACTGTGCTTGTTATGCAGATAGCAGATATTATTTGGGGAATTGTGTGGGTTGCGAAAGGCAGCTAAATATTCCCCATCATTAAAACGATTAGTATAACATTGTATACACCCTCGTTCTTTTAAAAGGGTAGGGTCATTAGTCCAGTCTTCCCCCACAGTATATAATAGTAACCCATAAGGATTCCCAAATATCGTCAAATTATCCCCCTTGACTTGTATCTTACCCTTGCGTAGATAATGAACATAATTTGAGATAATCTTTTTCTTTTCTTCTCTAAACCATTTTGAATTGCCAAATTCATTATTATGTCTGTATAAATCGGCAAGCATCTCATAGTGATTTATCTCATTAGCATTTTTACGCAAAAACTTCTCAAATTCTTCATTGTCCTGCTTAAGTAATTCTACATAATCAATACTGTTCTGAGCGATAGCTTTTACTTCGTCTTTTGTGCAGGGGAGGGTATTTATCATTTGATAACTCAACTGTTGATACTCCCCCAATTTGCTTGGATGATCTGTTTTAACAATACCGAAGATGTCGCCATCCAAACTAACTCGATTACACCAATAAGAATAAGCTGCTTCTGGTGTGCCACCCATTATGTCAATAAACTTACGCCATTTAACAGCATTGTCAGTGGTTATAACTTTTATATCCTTTAGATAGTGCCAATTGCCAAACATATCTTGTACTTGATGAGTAGAGTAGTCATAGCCATTCTCATTACACCAATCTTTAAAAAATAGTTGTAAATGCCCTCGCAAGCCACACATCTTAAAGAAATGATTGCGGAGAAGAGCCATACCGTTTACCCAATTAGGCAACAAATCTGATTCTATAATCCCCATACCATCCCAAATAGTGTTCTTGACTTCTGTTTCCTTGCATTCAACAACACACTTCTTTTTGGCGTTGCCTTTTTTGTCAGTATAGGTATCAGCTTTGACTACATTTGCCATAGTCTTAAAATAACTGTCTTGATCCTTTAGAATGAGAATGTCGTTTACCGGGATATGTAGCGTTCCTACAATTGTACTCGTTGTTAAAGGAGAATAAGCAGACATTTCAACTATCTTTGCATTATCTTTAGCCATCTTATTGCCTAAGCCCATTGTCAGCCAATCAAATGCTTTCTTGTAAAGTTTTTGATTTATGAATATGACTTGTCCGAGTTTTGCTTTGGCACTTGTGCGAAATAGCATATTATAATGAATCGTCTGTTCACTCTTGATATTTCCTTCCTTATCTCGTATCTTATAGGTAATATCAACCCCTTCATTGTAGAATTTATCACGGATTTCTCCACGTTTCTTCTCAGAATACAATGATTTGTTCTGTTTTACTCGCTCAATAGCGGTATTTATTCTTTCTTTTGATTCAGTAGTTATGTCCGTCTTTAATAGCCCCTCAAGCCTTTTTAATTCGGCATCATACGATCTGCTACCAAAATCAAAATCTAAACATACTATATCACGAGTGCTTTCGTTTCCATTTTGCTTGTTCTTGTGAACATCTAAACCGTTTGCTTTTAGAAAGTAACTGAACAGGCTGTTGTTGAGCATTGCTTCAGTATAAGTGAAGTAATCTCTTATCCCCAAATTTACATCATAAAGCATACCAGCACTTATGTTCTTAATTTTTATTCCGTATTCGCTAATATAAAATTCCCCCTTGTCATATTTAGTAATTTTTCTTTTGCCCAAGCGATTACATTCTTGTCAACGCTATGTTTGTATGGACGGTTAGCAGTTCTATTAATATCCTCATAAACTTTATCCAAATTGCTATTAACGTTTATGATTTTCTTATGTTTGTTTCTTAAAAGACACAGTATTTTCTTCAATCCATTTACTCAACAGCCCTCTCATTCTTGAACTTGGTATATATATCCAAATTTCATTTCCTTCTCGTATAGCGGATCTCCAAATAAATTGCAACATTTCTGAAACAGCAAATCCGTCTTCATCAACATCGACATTATGCGATACAAAAAAATTTTTGATACCTGTGTTCATATATCTGTTTACTGGATAAGCAATAGAAGTTTTGTGCTTATAGTTATTGCTCGCTCTCATATTTAAAGCAACAAATCCCCTTCCATAACCTTTAGAAGATAATTTTTTCTTAAAGTCTGAAAACGTAGTCCACATATTAAATTCTGTTTTAGTCTTTCTTTTGTTTCTAAAAAAGTTTTCTATATTGTTTTTGAGTTTCTTGATAACGATATTATTTTGATTTCTGATGTACCAATTTTTTGATAAATCAAACTCCATATCCCCAATCAAATTCATTTTTTCATCTTCTAGTATGTGAATCAAAGATTTAAAATCATAGTCGACCTGTTCTTTCTTTTTACAATTGGTAGTGAAATGGTAATTAGCTTGACTTGTTCCTCCAACATAAAGAAATGTGTATGGTAAATTGTAGTAGTCATAATAATATCTTTGTATTTGTGAATTGAACATATACGTCAAAATATAAACATCTTTAAAAGCATTAAAAGACTCTATCGGCAATAACCACATCATTACTGAATCACTGTAATAAGCTAAACAACCTAATTCACATAGTCTTTTTTCTTCAGAAAACTTACCTTCATAATTATCATCAGGATTTCTCCATTTTAACAGCCCGCTTGATTCATCATAATCTACAAAATTATCTTGTAGTATTTTAAAATCTTCCTTAGATATTTCATATTTTTCTATAACATCTGTGACTTCATCCATAATTAATGTATAATTTTGGTTGCGACACAAGTCAATAGCCTCACTGTCGAATCTACGGAAAAGAGCGTGTGTTGAAATTATGTTTTCGCCTTTAGATAAAAGATATTTTATTCCGTTAAGTTTGCTCCCCATTTTTAGAGGTTCTTTGAAATTTTTAGTAGGGCAACTTTTTGTTATTCTCTCTATCTCTTTTATATAAGGGGTTATAAATAAAAATTTTTCATCCGGTTTTGCCTGATTGATATAGTTGATTGCGGCAGAAGTCTTTCCAGCTCCCATAATCATATCAACAACTTTAACATTACAATTGAATTTCAATAGCATCATCCTTTCTAAAAAAAACTATCGCCATTTTTTGCAGGAATCACTGCCGTTTGGCTTTATATTGCGGTTTATCACCGAAGGTTCTTGAAAAAGTGTTAAATATAACTGAATAGTAGAGGTTTTATCAATATATCTTCTTTTATCAGCACAGAAAACAAATTCACAAAAGGTGATAATTACAAAAACTTTCGTGGGAATTTCCCACATAAGTTGGACATTAGCCTTTAAGGACAAGAAATAAAAGTGATTATTTTTTTGTTCTCAACTTCTTATGTAATCTTTGATAACCTGAAGTCTCCATCTCTCAAGTGAACCTATTGTTTCTTTCTTTGGTATTTCATTCTTTTGGATTCTGATACCAAAATCTCTTAACATCTGATAGGTTTCTTCAAAACTTTCATTTGTAGGTTTAGACCTGAGATATTTTTCATGTTCTCTCATTTCTCTTAAATCTTCAGGGGATCTCTTGGCTTCAATTCTTGTAAATGTGTACATTTCTTTTTCCTCCATAAATCTTAGAACTAGGTTCTTTGGTGATCTTAAGGTCTAATTTAACTCATAGCAGATAATTTTTTATTTTATCCACTATGAGTAAATAGCTATTTGATTTTTTGCCTTTAAAGGCAAAGAGTATTGTAGACTTCTCTCTTGTCATCTTCCTCAAGTCCACAGTATCTTATTGTTGTTTCCTGTTTAGAATGATTTAACATTCTCTGAAGAAGTGTAAGGATGTAGACATACTTGTCTTTATTCTTCATAAGAGATTGATAAACAAAAGTTTTTCTTGTAGAATGACAAGATAATGTGTAGTCTAAATCAAGAGCATTCTTTATCTCATTTAAGATATTCCAAAATGCTTGTCTGCTCATTGGCTTATCACTTTTTCCTCTAGGAGAGAAAAGATAATCTTCTCTTGAGTAAACTCCTAAACTTCTCAGGTAATTAGGGATTACACCTTTAATAGAGTCATTCAGATAGATTATATTGGTCTTTCCTGTCTTTTTCTCGGTAAGAGTAATCTTATCCTTTAAAGAACCGTCCGTATGAAGTAAATCACCTATTCTGATTTGACTTAAATCGCTTATTCTTAGGACATTGTTAATAGCCATTACAAAATAAGTATAATACTTTATGTTAGTTCCTTTGTATCTCTCTGGTCTGTTTAAGAGATACTCTTTTATTTCATCTATCTCTTCAAGACTTCTTATAGGAGAAGCTGCTGTATGGCTCTTATTAGGATTAGTCAGTTCTTTCTTGTGTTTGCTCTTTATAAGAGTATTCTGTGGTTCACTCTTAACACCTAATTCACTGAGCTGTTTGTGTAAACCATCTGTGTCAATCTTAACTACCGTATCGGTACTCTCTATAGGCTTATCACAAGTAATCATATCCAGCGTTCCTTGATACATTTTGTTTTTCCCCTTTGCTATAAATCTTATAATCGGTTTCTTTAAGCCTATTATACCACTTCTGCTATAGGTTGTCAACAGAAAAGATATAATCTTTTTTCGATTTCTATAGTTTATTTTGTACAAATTTTGTGTGATTATTTTGGTTACTTTTTCATTTAGATGTTGTTCTGATTTTCGGACGAGATAATTTCATCGCTACGAAATGCTTAGTGTAATCCACTATAAAAAGAGATTATGCCTTGTTTATAAGTATAAAAAAAGAGCCTGTTTTTAGGCTCGAAGTGATAATATCGGTATTCTGTTGGACATAAGCCAATAAAGATTAACTTTTTATAGGCTTGAAAGAATGATTTTTGTTGATTTTCTTCTTTTTTAGAGGTTAAGTTTTATTGAGTAAATTCAATGCTTTATCGAAAAATAGTCCGAAGTGGGTTTAGATATTTCAGATTTGAGTTAAGTTAAGTTTTGTAGGGCAGAACCCTTGTTAAATGAAGATTGTTGTTTAGATGTGAATTGATTTGCTTTGAGCAGAATTTTAGAGTAGTGTAAAAGTGGATTTAGTGTGGGTGAAAACCTATATAATGAGATGTAAATTTAAACCTGATGTGTTGAATGAACAGATAAGAGCAGTTTGCCATCTCCGATAGCATACAGAAATGAAAACCTGCCCCCGTCAACGTGACATAATGCCGAAAATGTCAAGTTGACAACGGTATAAAACCGGGGCGACCGGTGCAATTTGAGCAG